AGTACGCGTACGAGTCCTCGTATGAGAAACCGTACCCGTTGCTGTCAAAGTATGCGGATCTGTATACGTTACAGTCGGTGTATGCGAAGCGGACAACGTTGGGGTATCGGAAGCAGATAGCGTAGGCGTATGAGAAATCGTAGATGTAACAGTACGTGTAGGAGTGTGAGAAATCGTACCAGTTACTGTATGACTTACTGTCGGAGTATGAGAAACAGTTTCTGTGTCGGTATGAGAAACTGTTCCAGTAGCAGTTTCCGTTGCCGTCGCCGAATGAGTTAACGTGGGCGTATGAGACACCGTATAGGTCGGTGTATGTGAAATCGTAGGCGTATAAGACGCCGTTGATGTTAATGTGCCAGATACAGTTGCTGTAACTGTTCGAGTTACAGTTAAAGTATGAGACACAGTTGGTGTATGCGATACCGTAGGTGTATCTGATACAGTATGAGTAGGCGTATGTGATACGGTATAGGTCGGAGTATGAGATATTGTAGGCGTATCAGATATAGTATAAGTCGGCGTATGCGATATAGTTTCAGTACCAGAACGAGTAACTGTTGGGGTACGTGTTAAAGTAGGCGTATGAGAAACCGTAGGAGTAAAGGTAACGGTTAATGTCGGCGTGTGAGATACCGTATAAGTTGGTGTATGACTTGCAGTAACTGTATGGGAAGCTGTAACGGTTGGCGTATCTGATACAGTTTCAGTAGCAGAACGAGTAACCGTAGGAGTATGCGTCAAGGTGGGCGTGTGTGAAACTGTTCCAGTAAGAGTATGACTTATAGTTGGAGTGTGAGATACGGTATGAGTTAGTGTACGCGTAGATGTTTTTGTCGCTGTCCCAGTAAATGTAGATGTAGCTGACACAGTAGCCGAAGCCGTACGAGTCATCGTTGCTGTATATGAACCCGTATATGTTGGCGTGTGACTTACGGTAGATGTATGTGAACCTGTAAACGTAGGCGTATGACTTAATGTAGACGTATGCGAACTGGTTGCAGTTGCCGTTCTAGTCATAGTGGGCGTATGAGAAACGCTACCTGTAGCAGTATGCGTTCCTGTAGAAGTGTGAGTCCGAGTGCGTGTATGACTTATAGTAGGCGTATGAGAAACGCTAGACGTATGAGAAGCGGTATACGTTGGCGTATGACTTATAGTCGGTGTGTGAGATGCCGTACTCGTTGTAGTATGCGTAGGACTATAACTTAATGTAGCTGAATGAGTCGGCGTATCAGAAAGGGTAGCGGTTGTGGTATGAGTCAAAGTAGGGGTAAATGAAACCGTTGCTGTTTCTGTTCTGGTCGAAGTTGCTGTACGAGATCCAGTTAACGTCGGTGTATGCGAAACCGTGGGGGTATGCGATACCGTACCAGTTACCGTTGAACTGAGGGGGTGCGTAAATGTTAAAGTGGGCGTATGCGAAACAGTGTGAGTTGCCGTATCAGAAAGAGTAACGGTTGCAGTATGAGTCAAAGTAGGACTAGATGAAACCGTTGGTGTAGACGATATACTGGGGGTTGCGCTTACTGTACTGGTAGAAGTAGACGTAACAGTCGGGCTATAACTTATAGTGGGCGTCGGTGTAGACGTAATTGAGTCCGTATGGGTCGCTGAAACCGTAAGGGTAGCGGTTGCGGAAACAGTAGGAGTATGTGATGCTGTAAACGTAGGAGTATCCGAAGAAGTACTTGTTGCTGTATGCGTATGGGTAAGAGTAGCAGACTCTGTAACCGTAGGCGTTTCAGAAGCGCTAACGGAAGAAGAAAAGGTAGCCGTGGCGCTTGGAGTTTTAGTAGCAGTAGCGGTATGAGTAAGCCCAAAACAAAGCGTACAACTATTGTATTCTTGAGGACTTACAATACTATTAAAATTACCATATACAGTTGTACCCCTACAATTATTTAGCTGATCCCAAGCGTCCTGATCATGATCTAATAAACCCAATCCCAAATTACCCCGAGACCTTAAAGCCCTTCTATTTGGAGGACCATCATAATATTGCGGGGCGCCATTAACGAGACAGACCAACGGGGGTTTATTTCCTATTCTCTGTGATGAAGGTGGTTGCTGAAAACAACCGTCGTCAGCAATTCCGTCTCGACTAAATTTATAAGTTTTCCCTTGAAAAAGAGTACTCCAAGACCTTGAGGCATTACTGGAGTCCAACAACATAGAAAATAAATTACCTTGGGACGCAGTATTTCCTGCGCAACCAGTCAAATGAATCAAAGCAAAGCAACTGCTATCCGCAGTAGGCGTGGCGGTCGCGCTCGGAGTTATACCAATACAACTTAAACAATCACCAAAGGTAGTATAAGATGCGGAATTAGTCAGGTTATTAAATATTGTATGGCCCCTATTATAATTTAAAGCTTTCCAAAAATCATCATGAGCAGGAATTAGACCGACCCCCTGTTGGCCTCTTCTTCGTAGTAATCTGTTATTGTCAGGATGATCCAAGTATTGAGGATCTGTTCCATTTATATCAAAAGAAATAATAGGATTATCAAACTTGTGCGGGTTATGTCCCGGATTATTTGAATCAAAGCACTCCGCGTCTGCGCCGGGAAACTTATAACTTTCTATAGAATTATTAGAGTCCAAAGGAGCAGCGCCAATCAGTGCTCTACAGTCTCCTCCGACATTTCCTGTTTTTAATAAGCGGGCAAAATATCCCGTATAAGGAGTGCGGTCCCACGGGTTTGGAGCATTACGATTTAGTGCGCAAGGATTCAAGCCGAACAAAACCGCATTTAATCTACTTGGCGCAGTTTCCGTAACGGTAAACGTCGCGGTCGCTGTTTCGGTCAGAGTGGGGGTATACGTAACTGTAGGTGTCGGTGTTTCTGACACGGTGGCAGAGGGCGTATAACTTACTGTACAAGTAGGGTAGGGAGTAGGCGTCCGTAAGTTACAGTCCACATTTACGCAGTCACAGTAATCGTAACTTATGTAACACCTACCCCCCGACCCTAAAATCTGAGACCCATCAAAAGTCCCCAAAGGATCAAAACCCACGAGGTAATTCTTAAATCCCCGTAAACCATCGTCATCTATAAAATTGGGCGCATCAAATGGATCGCTTAAAAATCTATCTATATGATAAATGTTAGCAAAATTATTTTTAGAATTATCGTTTGGATATTTTCCATCGAACCTTAACTTAAAAATATTATTATCTGCATCTACTTTATCTAATGAAGCGGATAGAAAACCGCTTTTTAAATATCCCGCTTTAGATTCTGCCCCACAAAAATCACAATTTTTATTAAGGGAATGGTTTCGCTCATAATAAACCGGATAATTACAACCAGTATATTCAAAATAGCACTTACCGTTTGCGGGATCAGAAAGGGCTTCGTTTTTTACTAACTCGAAGTTTCTATTGACATGAATAAAATTTTGATCATACAATCTCCAGCCCACTTTACCTTCTGTACAATCTCCTTTATATATTTTAACATCAGTGAACTCTACATATATTTTTTCTAGACTACAAAACGGATCGATTCCATTTCTTATAACTTCTACGTCTATATTTTCGTCTTTTCTTCCGGGGATATTTACGTTAGCCATATGCGGCGACCCTATAGAAAATCCGCCCTTAGTGTCTTGAACCCAAATATCAAATTTATACTTACCCTCAGGAGTAGTTTCATTTATTTGTATTTCCCCATCAGCCTGATTAATTCTCCAATTACTAGAGTTGGGTAAATCGGCGCCGTAATAATACGGGCCGTTACCTGTAACTGTATAATTATATATAGTCTTCCAACTCATTTTAGTTCATAGCGACATAAGTCCTCAAAGAGATCCTTGTGCCATTCATAGAATTTGTCCCGGGTGGCCTAGTATTAGCATAATTCCAGCGCCACCAGCCATTTTGACCTTTTAACAATCCATAAATCCTCGGAGGAGTACCATTAGGATTAAAGAAAGGGTTATACCAAGGCCACCACCAACGCCACCACCAAGTTTGGGCCGGTTTATTAAACACTCCAGAGAGCTTATTATTTATTGGGCTAATAATTATTGGTGAATCTTCTATAACAATTTCTACATCATGCGAAGCACAGTCTCCAGCATGAACACTATTTTTGTCCGAAGGATTATTGCATACTTCTAATTTTAAATTATTAACACCCTTTTGAAATACGTTAGAAGCGATAGAGTTCCAAGCTTTTTTTCCGTCGATAGTTAAAGTTGCGCTTCTCTTCCCGAATGTCGTAGAGAACCCAAGGGTTATTCCATGGTCGTTGTAAATTACTAAACAGGGATAGTTTAAAAGCCCGCACTTTGAACCACCCGGCATATGATTCCACCCAGATAAAACAGTCCCATTAAGACTAATACGCCAGAACATACAACCACTCGTCGTAGGCTTTAGTAAAAAGGACATATTTTCTGAAGAGGGAGACCAATAATCGCTATACTGCTTAGTCACGCCCGTTCGCAGATTACTTGCGTTATACGTAAATACGTGTAAAAAACGATAAAGAGAAAGTCTTGTTGACTTCCGTTTCGATCCCCAGTACCACCTGCTAGGATATATAGCCTGAATAATTGGCTTGGGCTCTTGAAATACTTTGAAATTTACTTTTTTAGTAATAATATCACACTCATTAATAAAATCTAACTCTACCCACGACCCATCGTCTTGACTATATAAATCTTTTGTAATTATAAGTTTGTCTGCCTCAGGCCCCCAACAATCATGCGCTGCATTATATTCTTCTATTTTGAAAGTGGCCGGATTTTGGGAGGCATTAGGTCCCCCTTGCCTTGATTTAATACCAGCGCCACCAACTCCTTGCCCATCGTCATAGGTGTATCCCCCTCCCTGTAAAGTGGTTCCTCCGAATGATCTCGAGCAATTAGGATTACCGTATTGTAAATGATTAAAGCTTGCGTTATTTCTATTAAAAAACCCATACAAACATATTTCTGTATCCTCAGAGCAAGCGTATACATTTACGGTTATTTCGTCCTTGCCTGAGTTAGCCTTTTTCCAGTTAGAAGAAGAAGTACTCATGCTTATTTGATGCCCGCTAGATATTCCTTCCCACTCGACAGAAGGACCCTTACAATCTGGAAAATTTATATAAAAATAACAAGTCGCCCATGCTTCCTGCCTAACTCCCGACGGATCGTTACCGGGATAGTTATTATATCCCACTCTGCATTTGTACCATACATTTGTATTCTCAGAAACGGTAACGTTTTTAGTGCTTAAACCATTAACCCACTGATTTCCTTGCCACCATTCATATCTTAATCCTCCAGTGAGTAAATCTGGAATATTAGGGTCATTAGCTATAATTTCAAGTTTTATATCTATACTGGTTTGATCAGGTTTAACATCGATATCTCTTCTCCATTCGCAGCTTTGATTCGTTTGTTTAACCTGACTTATTACGCCAACAGGATCAACGGTATATTCATTTGTTTTGTGGTCGTTGGGTAATAAATCAATAATCGTCGGGCACTGCAAGGGGGGGTAATCAATAAATGCGCCGCACTGTGCTTCCCATTTTTTTCCATCAGCATCTACAGCAGTAACTTTAAATCTAGTATTTTTTCTTAAATTCGGAATCGTGAGACAAGATTTAGCATCAGTTTGTCCCGCGTGTATATTTCCAGCAGTACCCCAAGTCCAAGTAATCGGGCCAGTATAGTTGTCTGCCTTTAAATTATTCATGTGAGCACACACTGTAGCGTCTGTTCCTATCGCCCACTTTTTAAAACAGTCAGTTGTAGTTATCCATGGCGGCTTCGTAGGTACGACATCAATCCACAATATTTCGACATTACCCAAGGGAGGATAACAGGTGGTCGCCGGATGATACAAATTGGCTGACCGCGTATATACCCCCGGCCCATTATATAATTGCTGTGATGAAATACAACCGCATGTAAAAGCTATCTCTTTGGTTCCATAGTGATTAGGCGCTCCGGGTGTGGTTTTATAAACCCCCTTCGATTCAATTACATTAACCGGCCTATTCGGATCGCCGAAAATAACCTTGCAGCTATAAATACCCCTTTCATTATAAGTAAGCGGATCTATAATTAAATTACATAAACCTCCCTCATTAAATGTGTAGTGCCCCTGTCCATATTGCCTTCGCCGACCAATACCCCACTCGGTAGAAGCAACTAGTTTTCTTGGCCTAGGCAACTGAGTGCTAATGCCACCTCCCGGAGGACCAACAGATTCTTTTTGGTGATACCATCTGACTATATAAGGAAGTGGTCGATGCATACTATATCTAGGATCAATAGGAGCTTTGACTTGTATAAAAAATTCTATTTTACCAACGAATTGGTCCCGGAATCCACCGATAGTTGAGCAGGGCATATACTGATGAGGTCGGGTTAATCTTTGCCTCATCAAGTCTACTTGATTAAATGTTTCGCAGGGCTTCGTTGTGCCGGGGCCCGTGCCAGCCTTACATCGTCCCACTCGATGATCATCGAAGCCAAGATATATACCGCTAACTTCTGGATATGGACCCGGGACAACTGGCCCATCATAAATCCACGTTTTCCAGACCTTAATTTCATCCATCCAGCCCGTAAAGAAGTTTGTACCACTTATAGTTGAACCAAAAGTTCTAATATTATAATATGGATGAGCAGAGTTGCCCGTAATAAGATATTTATTATCCGGCCACAATAGTCTTTTATCACGAAGTGGCTCTTCTAAGATTTTAAACATCGGTCCCGGCGATCCATCATTCTCTTGGGGGCCAATAAAAAGTTGAATATAGTCATCTCTTTTTTGTATAGCATAATGACTAAATCGATTAGTTAAGCTCGGCTTAGTAAGGTCTGGCTCATGTATAAAACCCGGGTCATAATAGTCAAAATATTTTTCTGCAGAATCTGGAGCTTCTATACTAAGCATTCCACTTAAACAACTAAATTTAATATTACCAAAATCGAACAAATACGAAGGGTCGGGTGCATCTGGCACCCCGCTGAATTGAGCCCAAAATTCTATACAGAAATCATTCTTTAAGTCAAACTCGGAAGCGGAATCTAACTCGGGGCCAGTAGTATATACTCCTGTTCCACTTACGGGAATAGATTGACCACTCATCATATCACCGTTTTCATGAAGCGCTTCCCCAGAAAAGAAAACCGATGCCACATTAGTTTTATGGAGAGAAATTAAAGAATGAGTTTTGTGATTTATATCAAACCCCGGTAAGGGCACAAAATGATTATCTGGAAGAATATTTTGATTTAAACCAGAAGGCTCAATAACCTCTTGATAATAATAACTTAGATCTTGCCAGTTTAATTCGCTTTTGAGATATAAAATAAGATCATCATATACCCTGTACAAAGCAGAGTTTCTCCTAAACGGCTGTACTGTAGATCTCATTTTGTATTAACCTCAATATTAAACGGAATTAATATGCTGTATTTATTCCAGTTTTAATATCAACGGCTAAAGTACAAAAATAAAAATCATTAATTTTTGTCGCAACGATTACGTCTTTAGCTCCAGAGGTTAAAGTTAGCTGATTATAACCTCCGTCGAATTCATAAGCTGGATCCATATTCAATTCATTAAGTCCCTGTGTGGCTAAGTGCTGTCTAACGACAACGCTTATGGTCCTTCCATTTTTCATGTTTACGGGAGTGCCTAAAACACAATTGCCACTTATGGTCAAATCAAATATATTATGATCCAAAGCGTCAGGATAATAAGTTTGTTCTAATATAGTATCAGTTTGCACGAGAGGCGCATACTGATTAGATCCGTGATACCAGCCTGAAGCATCTACGTAGGACGGCGGATCAGAATTTCTTCCAGCTAAGATATCATCCAAAGTAGCTGGACTAAAATTGCCTATATCTCCCGTAGAGCCCTTAGGTCCTTCTGGCCCCGTAGGGCCCGTGCTTCCTATGACTTCGGGAAGATCGCAAATGGCATCCCTTACGTTATCGGGAAAAGATTTTCCGTATTTAAAGTAAGAATTGCAAGATGCAGCATCTGATTCTTTATGTGACATATGTGGACTATCCCAATAATATTATCTTGAAAAATGACCTTTTTTGTAATATATTTTTTTAGGAAATATTTTAATGAAATTACATGTTTTAGCTATTCCCCACACAATTACCTCTAAAGAATACCTATCATGCGCTTTTACTCAAAAAGTACTTAAATTTTGTAAGATGATGAGCCCTTTTTATCAAATAATACATTATGGGCATGAAAAATCAGAGGTTATTTGTCACGAACATGTTGCTGTTACAGACGATTTAGCATTAAATACCGCATATGGAGAATATGATTGGAAAAAAGAGTTTTTCAGACACGGTACGGATGATTATGCTCACCAAACGTTTTATCGAAGAGCGGAAGAGGCATTAAACAGTAGGGTAGAAGAGGGTGATGCAATATTATGTTTTTGGGGTAACGGCCATCAAGCGGTCGCAGACAAATTCGGACATAAATGTTTCATAATTGAACCCGGAATAGGTTATAACGCGGGGGCGACTTTTGCTCCTCACAAAGTTTTTGAATCTTATGCAGTCATGCATGCGATATACGGAGAGAATAAAGTAGCCCACCCAGCTTGGTTTGACGCGGTAATTCCAAATTATTTTGATCTCGAAGACTTTGAGTATAAAGAAAATAAAGAAGATTATGTTTTATATCTCGGCAGGATAGCGGAAATTAAAGGGGTAAATATAGCCATTCAGGCTACAGAAAAAACTGGAGACAAGTTAGTCCTTGCTGGGCAGGGAAATCTGGAGGATATGGGATACGACAGGACACCCAGTCATGTAGAATATGTTGGGTATGCTGATGTAGAAAAAAGAAAAGAATTAATGAAGAACGCGAAGGCGCTTATTTTACCCACGCATTATATAGAACCTTTTGGGGGAGTGACTATAGAGGCTATGCTTTGTGGTACACCTATTATTACTAGCGACTGGGGATGCTTTGCAGAGAATAATCTTCATGGGGTTACTGGGTATCGCTGTAGAAATATGAATGATTTTTATTGGGCCATTAAAAATATACAAGATATAAAGCCCAAAGATTGTAGGTATTGGTCAAAAAATAACTTCTCCCTAGGAGCTATAAGTAAAATGTATAGTTCATATTTTAATAATATTAATAATTTAAAAGAAGACGGCTTTTATCAAATAGCCGACTCAAATTTAGAGTGGCTTAATAAAAAATACCCTAAATGTTAAATTCTCCCAAGTCCTTAGCTAAGTATATACTATTAGATGTAGCGTGATATATTTTAATAAATTGATATAGTTTACTATAACCCGTAAAGCTCGGGGAGTATGGAATTGTGTCGTTTTCCCAATATATAGATCCATCACTAGGATTCGACCAAGAAAGATCCGCCATAACATTTGCATAGGAAACCAAAATGTAAATAACTTGACCAGAACCCGCATTATTAAGCTTAAGCGTCGAGGTCGATGTTAGATCGCACCTGAAAAGCTCTGTAGCTCCGCAATCTAAAATTGTTGTTCCTCCCGCTAAACTAATTACAGCATTTGTGGCTCCTCTAGAAGAAGGCGGAGAGGCTGCGCCAACTGGCCCTGTGGGTCCAGCGATGCCAATCGGCCCAGTCGCTCCCGGTGGTCCGCTAGGACCCGGTACCGCGCTTGGGTTAATATTCCAAAGAGCAGCAGCTTGAGTTCCAGAGCGATATTTTACTTCGAAACAAAGCGATGTGCCCGAATAAGAAGTGACACACCCTACTAAAAAGTTAGAGGTATCAGCCGGTAAAGTTAGTATTATATATTCGCCGTTCCCCCAAGCCCTATCTTGATTAGTAGTAACACAAACTGTTTGTCCCACAGCGGTTGACGCATGAGAAAGATCTATACTGTCGGTCGTATTACCGTGACTAAGAAGCGCAATTCCACTGGGACCGGTAGGACCAGAGGGGCCCGTCGGGCCCGTGGGTCCCCCCGCAGGTCCTGTGGCTCCGCTCGGCCCCGAAGGCCCGGTTGGTCCCGAAGGCCCCGTGGGCCCTGTCGCTCCCAAGATATTACCTAAATATGTATGTGTTACGGGCATTATTGTTGTGTTACAAAATCTAAATGACTTATTCTAGCTTTATGATATACAGTTTCTTCTCCAGATAATAAACTCATTCTATAATATTGATACTGATCTCCGTTAGCGAAATTATAATTAAATTTTCCTATTATAAAATTTTGATTTGCTCTTGTATCCAAAGTGGTCCAAATAGTATCATCGTTTGAGGCTTCAATATGCCAATACTTCGGCGCATATTTTACATCTTCATCACTACCTAAATGAAGATAATATTTATTAATTATTGTTCTATTTCCTTGGTAATTTATTTTTAAGACAGGATTAAGGCTGACCCCGTTATCTCCAGAAAAAGAAACAGCGAAAGCCGTACTTGAGGTGTCATCAATAGCGTTAAAATCGTTCCCACTGATACCGCAAGTTCCAGTCCAGAGATATCCACCCGCTATATCATCCGAAAAATAATTGATTGTGTCTGCATCAACAGCTATAGCTACTCCCACGGGCCCAGTTGCGCCTACGGGACCACTAAGATTAATAAGCCAAGAGTTGTGATTGACTATTCCCTGTCGATATACGATGTCAAGCGTAAGAGTATAATTTATATAAGAAACTATGGATCCCACCAAAAATTGACTATTATCAGCATTAGACGTAATCATAACGTGTTGGCCGACTGTCCAACATTTGTCTAATTGGGTCGTTAGACTAACAGTAGATCCAACTGATGTTGTGTCACTTAGTAGATCAAGATAATCCACAGATGTTCCATTACATAAAGGCGCTGCTGGCCCGCTCGGTCCTGTGGCTCCAGTGGCCCCAGAAGGCCCTGTGGCGCCTCCGGGAGAGCCCGCTGGGCCCGTAGCCCCCGTGACCCCGGAAGGCCCTACAGGGCCGCTTGGGCCCGTAGGACCGGTGGCTCCGAGAATGTTACCTAGATATAAATTAGCCATATTAAGTTGGTAAATTGTGTGGGTATGAGAGAGTTAATATATTAGGGATAACCGTTCCATGAGGGGCGCCAGTTATGTGAACTTCGATGCCGGACTCTCCCACGAACCACTCTCTATAGCCCGTCGCCATCCACCTCCCCATTCCAGTAAAAGTCTCTAAATATAAATATTGGGTATTATAGCATATTTGATTTATACACCCATAATTAGCCGCGACATACTTATTGAACGGAGGCATGGCTGCCCGGCTAGTCGGAACAACAAAAGTATTTGACGTAGTGAATCGATCTTTATCTTCGTAACGAGGAACACCCTTAGTTATTCTTACTTCTTCTACGTACCCTTTAAAATAATCAGTTGGTTGATCTAAGTTGTATTCATTTTTGCCTACGTAAAGGGGCCTTGTGCTATTATATACTGTATTAGTTTTCGCCCAAGCGGCCTCTTCAGAACCATTAACGTATAGCTTCATCTGATTAGGCGTAGCGTCCTCCCTTACTATAGCAATATGATGCCACGTGTCCAGAGCAAGGGTGTTCGTTGATACCGCGGCCAACCCGCTATTGGCCTGATTTAATCCATGAACGTGAATTTTTTCGCCAGAGCCGTAGAATACACTAAAGTCTTCATAAAGATCTGTACCCACTGATCCCTTTGATAAAATTGTCCCAGAAGAAGGTAATAACGTAATAGGATCAATATAATTGTGCCCAGTGGTATAAAACCAAAATTCGATTGCGAATGGATTAGCGTCAAGGTCTAAAGAACCCGCAGAGTCTTCGCCGATAGTTAAATAGTCTCCATTCCCATCGAAGTAGATAGAATGTCCAAATTTACTTTGTACATTTGATTGATGTACGTCTCCAAAACCTGTTACTAAATGAAGAACTGGAGACGAATCACAGAACTTAATAGATCCATGAGCTCCGGTAGACTGTAAAATTAACACAGTCTTATCCCAATAGGGGTCTGCGTTTGAATACCAAGGATCAAGATGCCCATCAAGATTAAGCAGGCAGCTATCTTTTGCTACCGTAGTGCTTGTCCTAGGAAATACGTTTGCTATTTTCGTTCCCGTTGGATAATCATTTTGTAATTTATCTTCTAAAAGTAGCGTGGGTTGAACCAAGCATATGCATCCGCTGTCTAAAGCATTTTCTTGTAAGACCGGAGCAAAATCTAAAGTTCTAATTCCTTCTGTTACGCTCGACCCAGTTTGAGTAATAGTATATACCGTTTCTGAGCCTGAAATTTTTACGTGATCTCCTTTAATAAAATTATAACCGCCACTTATGGTATCGGTATGCAATATGCCGTCGTTTCCGGCGTTATAGTATCCACTAACCTGAGAGTTACAACAGCCTGTGGGCCAATAATAAGTTGAATCTATAACTGTATGCTCTTCTTGAGGAATGCCGTCTCCATATAATCCTCCGGGGTTAATTATAATGTGTTCTCCAATTGGAAATGAACTGGGATCTTCTACGAAAACTAAATTGTGTCCTGAAGCTAGGCCAGTAAACCCAAAAGTAACAGGCCATGTAGATTGATCTTCTGACACATCACACCAATATGGTACGTGTCCGTTAGCGGGAAGAGCTTCTTGCCCGGGGCCGCAACCGGTTAGCCTCAAACCCGTAGCGGTCATAACTGGGAGCCTACTCGGCACATTTATCGGGGGTCCTCCGAATCTAAAAGCGTAAACTAAGTCTTGATTTTGTTCAAAATTATCTGCGTGGAGAGTTCCGAAATATCCAGTAGCTCCGCTTACATATGTCTGAGCGTGTACATATCCCCCGCTAGCTATTACATTACCATCAACGACAAAATTACCAGTTATCCCGCATATTTCATCGGCTTTTATTTTTTCTGCTCTGAATATTTTTTTTGCCATTACAGTATAATATGCCTAACGGTTAATTTGCCCATGGGTAAAGATTGTTGATCAAGAAAAGTTATCGTTGACCCATTAACACTATATTCAGTAGGAGAACGAGGGGTTCCAGCGTAACTATCCCATATGATGAGCCACTCCGGACCTTTGCAGGCCGTAGACAAAATAAATTCACTGATCATTCCATCTCCCGTAAATTCTTCATATTCTATTTTGGGTACAATACATTTAATCGATACGCCAGTGTTGTCCGGATCTGTAACCAAGTAACCAGAAGTAGCCGTGTTATGTTGAGCAACAGCCAAGTCATCGACAATTAATTCTCCTAGTCCAGAAACATATAAGTTTCCAGTAATATTTACGTTTCCTCTGAATTTTGAATTACCACTTACATCTAAAATACATTCTGGAGATAAATGACCTAGCGCAAAATATTCATTACTCTTATCATATACTCCTCCCGCATAACTTAACGAGCCATTATCATTATATGTTAATTGTTTATCATAATTTGTATTGAGTATTCTTCCATCGGGCCCGGTCGCCCCTTCAGGGCCCGTCGCTCCCACTTCTCCCGCTAGGTTAACATTCCACTGCGCGTCTGCGCACGTGCCCTTTATATAATCTATATAAAGAGTAATGTTTTCAGATGCGGGCGTATAAGAAAGTACCTTTCCTTCAAAAAAGCAGTCAGAAGAATTCTCGCTTGAGAATCTTATCCTCGTGCCCGCTTGGTACGCTAATCCTGACTCTATGTTTTTTGTTATTGATGTACCAAGGGAAGCGGCATCAAGGTCTATGGAGTCGCTGGAAGAAGTAACGAATCCATAACCCGAAACGCCTCGAACGCCTGTCGGACCAATAGGTCCCGTGGCCCCGGTCGGCCCGGTAGGGCCCGTGGGACCTCCCGCAGGTCCCGTGGCTCCGCTCGGCCCCGAGGGCCCGGTCGGCCCCGAAGGCCCTGTGGGTCCCGTAGCGCCGAGAATGTTACCTAAAAATAAATTTTTTCTATGTGCCATCTTCGTCTCTTGTCTTCTTGGTGGTGAATCCGTCTCGTTTAATTAATTTAGATAATGGATCTTCTTCTTTTTTAGTAAATTTTGACTTTACAGTACTCCAAAATGAGTTAACTGAGTTTTTGATATTATTAATTAATTTAGAGTTATTTTTTTTCCTTTTTTTCTTGTAAAAGATGATCGCCCTATACTCCTCTGCTGGCAAATCATTTTCTACTATTTCTGTTGCTGTTTCCGTGGCTCTTTCTATCAAAATATGGGTAACTTCAGCCATGGTAATATTATTTATAATATAGTTGGCTATTTCCTCTATTTTCTTCTTTTTGTTCCATGTTCTTTCGTCAGCCATACACGTAAAATACCTCAGTTATTATATTTTTAAATGGTAAGAAATGTAAATATAAAAAAACCCCCCGTTCCGAAAACGGGGGGTAAGGAGGCTTTTATTCCCAATATTTTAGTAGATTGCTCCCCCCTCAACGAAGGCTTTAATGTAATAACTATCTCCATCTACCGGACAAGAGAAATCAACATTAAACCCAGTAGTATTTACTGTCGTTACCAACATAGCCATTAAGTCAGGCTCTCTGCTGGGCTCCAGTTCGGTAGTGGTATTTTGCAAAGAAACGACCACATTTGGAACGGCAGTGAAAGTATAGCCAAATAGGACGCTTTCTCGAGTAAGGCCAGATTTGACTATCTTTGAATATGTCCGCATGGTTTTTGCGGTATGGATCATCTGCTCGGATCCCTTGAAGCCAGCTTTCCAGACATCTCCGCCAGCGGAGGCTAAAGTGTCGTCATCAAAGATAAGTGAAGCGTCTCCGCCTGCAGCATTATCGCGATAAACTTCTATGCCCGCGTCGGGCGGATCATTACCTACAAAATCAGAATTAAGTACGATAATATTATCGCCGATGTTAACTTGATTTTGCTCTGTAATTACAGTTTGCCCTCTTACCGTTAGGTCTCCTGCAATCGTAATGCCTGAGCTAAGCAGAAGTGAATTAGTAAAGGTATAATTACCTTCTAAAGTCTGAGTCACGTCCGAGTCAGTTCTTACGACATTAGTATCGACATTAATATCATTAGCGTTAACGAGGATACCCGTTCCTGCCACGATATCTAATGTGTCAACATTACCAGCGGTAGATAAAACTAAACCGTTACCGTCGGAGAAGTTCGTTTTAGCCATCGGAATACTACCAGCAAGTTTTGCTGATGTGACTGCAAGATCTACAATTTTTGCTGTAGTAACTCCCGTGTTATTTAAATGAACTTCTCCGCCTTCAACGTGAATACCGGAACCAGCGCCGACGTAAATATCTGTATTATTTCCGCCATTAAGGCCTACTCCGAGAAGGTTCGACGAAGAAAGGTGTACTGATTTAATACTACCTGCTTTAACTTCAAGTCCGTTATCATCAGAAATACTTTGAGAGGCTCCATCCTTATCGTGGAGTTCGACTGAGGAACCAGCGACTTTATTTGCGGTAACAATTTGATTAAGCTTATTGTCTTGAATGCTACCGGCGAGCATATCATTAGTTACGCCACCTACATTAATGTTTACTGTGTCCGCGCCTGCTTGAACATAAAGACCGGATCCCGCACCGACAGAAAGCGCCGTATCATTTCCTCCGGCTAAACCGTCACCGGCAACGTCGGTCGTCAAGTGAAGTTTGCCAATTTTATTTGCTGCTACTTTTAGTCCCGAATCATCCGCAATAGTCCCGCCCGCATTTAACTGAACTGCCGAACCAGCCACTTTACCCCCAGCGGTAATAGTAGCGAGCTTACCGTCAGAAATGCTGCCGGCGAGCATGTCGTCAGTAACGCCACCTACATCAATATCAACATGATTGTCTTGAGCAGAAAGACCAGAGCCGGGACCGATGTTAACAACATTACCTCCTCCACCTTCGAGGCCTAATCCCCAAATATTGGTGGACAACATGTCCTTATTAATACCCTGATCTACGACGTAAAGTTGATCATTTCCGTCAATTCCAAGTGCGCCCACACCATTATTCGTGCCTACTGGATCTGGGAGATCAACATCGATAGTAACATCAAGACTTAAATCAGACCAAGCTGTACCTTGCGCACCTTGAATCTTAAGGGCGTTACCGGCATAGATCTTTCTAGCTAATGGTACGGCAGAGCTTCCTACCGCAAGCTGTTGTCCGTCGATAAATAGGCCCTCAGCACTACCCGTAAGCAACCTATCGTTAAGTCTTAATTGTTCTACTGAAAATGTTTTTGATGGCATGGTCCTATAAAGCTCCTATCTATTAAATACACCAGATAAAAAAGAAATAGACTAGAAAAGCGGATTCCTCGGTCCCACGTGACAATTCAAAATATAACCATTTCCGCTGATTTTATTACTAAAGAACACGTTACAGCCAGTTCTTTCTACATTATGTACTGACGTAAAATAAATTTCATTTTTTCCCTGTGGAGGCTCCAAATCGCATAGGACTTGTGGGTCATAATTAAGAGTTTTTCCGTAATCTATTTCTAAACTAGCCGCCTTATCTGGGACGTCAAAAGACAAATAGGCTCCACCGTCTCTCAATCCAGTATACGGTACGCCAGTAATTAGAGATCCATCAGCATGCACGCCTTCATTTGTCACCTGAAAAAGTACTTTTTGTGTACCATCGTCCTCTTGGGTAGTAAACGCAAATCCATCTGAACTGGCAGAAATTTTCGATTGAGAATTCACAAAATGAATAGAATCCCCCTCAATATATAATTCTTTAAAAGGCCTAGTGGGCGAGCCCAAGTTATAAATACCGCTTTCTGTTGGGACTATATTACCCCCTAAAACTATATCCCCATCGACCCTTAAGTTACCTCCTGCGACATGGAGTCTCTCTCGAGCGACCCCAGTTCCTATTCCTACATAATATTCATTAGCCGTAGTTGTATCTGATATAGAGATTCTTTTATTAGTTGTATCTATTTTAAATAAATTTTTATCATTTCCGGGATCCCTTAATAAAAAGGCTCCAGTGTCTACAGCTAGACCAGTTATTTGAAACTTACCCCCTCTTGAAGACAACAATCCCCCGCTTAAATATAAATTATTTGCTTCAGGATAAAAGAAAAAATTTGATACGCCAGATATATAACCCAGCCTATTATATTGTATTTGACCGTGATCCCCCTTGGCGAATACCATTTCTCCCGGGGGGCCTTGTACGCCCACAAATCCTACAGTCGGGTGTGCGGTTGGTGTGGTTGATAAAACCGAGGCACTCGTCGCGCCTTGTTGAACAGAGGTACTCGATGCTCCTCCCACGGAGACGTTAACTGAGGGTGGTCCACCAACGACTACGCTGGTTTGTTGTGCACCAGAGAGTACGACGTCAACTTTGTAATTCTGATCTGACATTCACCTTTATCTCGTAACTTCAGGATGTACGGTAACCCTTCCATCTAGTAATTTTCTTACTTCTGTAAAATTCGCGTTGTACATCTCAACGTCATATACGGCCATAGTAACAGGAAGAGTGGAGGTTTGGGCATGAGTTAAACTTATATCTACCACACCGCTGGCGGCAGTATTTGTTTGACCAAGAGAATTAGCGCCGAGATTTATGGTTGGAGAAAGATCGACCAAGCTAGCTCCCGTACCGTAATTATATTTCATTACGCCGCTAAGTGAGTATCCATTTAAGTCGACAGCTGTACCGTCAGAATTTTTTGCGAAAAGCTGAGCAGAAAAACTAGAACCTTGGGTTATATCTAAATTATAATTTACAGGCATAATATCTAACTAATATTACACCTGTATTTGAGATATTATTGTAACTATCTACCTTCCTTAAGGATTTTATTTATTTCCGGGCTTACCTTATGAGCTTGTTGGGGATTTTCCACCGGCTTACGATAAGAACTAATATGGACATTAAACTGCCTAAGTAATCTTTCTTTCAGCATTTCTGCATTATCCACAGGCAAAAGACCTACTCTTATAGCCTCTTCCTTAAGGTCCGCTAAAGGCATATTTTCAACTTTGCTCTCGTATTCGGCCGCGTCCATCGTTTGATATTTCGACAGTCCATCATCGCCCCATACTTGATCCAAGGTCGTGGGCTCATACTTTTTCCCTTCAACCATTCCGTGAGTTTGAGACATCTCTTTTACTTTGAGTTTCTTCTCAGAGGCCTTGGTCTTTTTCGTTGTTTTCTTGGTACTCATGTTTAGCCGACACAAAATTGAGTATACTGGGCTAATGTCTGCATAGACACTAGTTAGTACGCTGCACTCATCTCGTAGTCCAAGTTGTTATCGACGCTTTTTTAATTACGACTTCTACATGTCGCCATGCAGTTCGGACTATATCTTCACCTTTACGGTGTTGGGCGCTCGTGGAGGGGTTATTGTTGGGACTCACCCTCTAGTCTCTACACCTTCCGGAAGCACTAAGCCCACTTCCGGCTTGGCTCGGTATTGTCTACGAGAGAGTTCTACCGAGTTCACCCAATACGGCCAATCTAATTTATTATAACACATATTAAAATGTTATGCAAAAAGTTTTTTATTTAAATACTCGCCACTTTACCGTCGCAAGTTCCCTTTAGTATCATTAATCCTCCCATTCCAGATTGATTAGGAGAATAATAAAATAGATATTCGTCTTTACCCCCGCTTAAGGTGATCCTTACTATTTGCCCCGGCTTATCACCCAAAGCTGTAGGAGGATCAGTTACGTTTACTACGCCGCCATAATACGCAGCATATCTATTTTGATAAAAGAAGGTGTCTGGACAGTCCCAGTCCAAACTAATTGTATAAATTCCTGCGCCGATACCGGTTGCCCAAATCCCGCCGCCAAGTTCGTTTTCAGATTCATTTCCCCACTCGCCCGATACAAGGCTATTAGTGAAGTATAACGCGCTACGATCATAGTCCCCTCCAGCGTTTTGTGAATTGCCATCCGTTCCTCGCTCAGACACGTTAGAGGATCCAGTTAGATTGAAAACATAGGTCCAACCCCTATATAAATTTAATGGTCCAGACTGTTGGCTTTCACCACTTATAACAAATCCAGAAACGCTACCTGAATTATACCAAGGATGCCCGGTATTTGGATCACCGTCTTTAACTGCAGAGGATACGTAATAGGTGTGTGTGCCCGGTTTTTCGTATGCTCTTCTAATAAACGCGTCACCGGCTACGCCGTCATCCAATTTGTCGAAACCATTCCAAGTGCCATCCCTTCCAGTGCTAAAGTGTAAATCTATTCCTGAGTGTGCTCCTCCGACCCCTGTGGGCCACACATTAGAGGTAGCCCATGGAGTAGCGCCACTTTGTAAATTAAATGTATAAGAATGACCACTGTTAGCTAGCACTAAGGGCATATGCGCGCCGCCTTCAATAATAAAAGCGAGTTTATTATCGCCATAATAATCATAAGCAACTGCGCTTAAGTTTTGATCCATGCATGAATAGGCTTCTGGTTGAGAATAGTAAGGGGTGCCAACGCCATATTCGGCCCATGTCGGTATTCCCGCCTCTAAAACCGGGACCGTACCTACATTATGTTTCGCGGTAATAATTTCATTTGTCGTAAAAGATATATAAGGGTGAGGGTGATCCCATTCGCCTTTCGTATCCTTTTTGGGTTGTTTTATCTTATCTGGATTATTATCCCAATAAGATTTGTAAAAAGACTGAAAAGCATCATTATTTTTTACATCAATATTATATTTATTCTCGCTCGCTATATCTCCCTGTACAAATCCATATGGATAAGATGTTTTAATTTGATCATAATGCTCTAGGACCTCTTTATTAGTAAGGGTATCATCTTTTTTATATCCCCAAAATTTATGCCCTCGTTTTACATAGTCATTAGCTTTCGCTCCGCTGTAGTTAAAAGCTACTTTTTCTAGATGAGTAAGGTTCGAAGGTTTTAAATAAAATCTAGGAGTAGTATCTCCAGACCTATTCCAAGAGCTACTATTAAAATATAAATTTGTTGTTAAAACAAAATTTCTGTTAACTCTATTTGTTTTAAAGCTCATTAATAACTTCCTCCCATGTCTCCAGCGTTCGTCTTGGATGAGGTAGATTGCGACGTGCTTGATGGATTCAAGCCTAAATAACTTCTTTGTGATTTTGTTCGTGAGTAATCATAGTCTGCCTCTTCCTTACTTCCTCCATACATTTTGGCTGTGCCGTCGTAATATATCGGTCCATCTAAGGGGTTACTTTCTAAGCCTTGTATTTTTGCTATATTTTCATTTCTCACAAAAGATAATCCATCGTATACATTTTGAGCTACTCTTTCCAGCATCTTATCATACCTCTTAAGGTTTGAAGATTTTTTCTTTAGGCCTTTAGAGACCAAGTGTTTGTTCAATTTTTTATAAAAAACATTTTTGGCCTTTTGTACCGCCTTTCTCACTGAAGCTTGATAATTTAAATCCGACGCTGTAGCGCTTATATTGTAAGACAAATCAATATCCTCGACTAAAGTGGTATCTACAGGCTTAACAGTAATTTCTCCATTAAAGCCAACGAACTGAGGGTTTGTAGACCAAGTTTGCAATTCAATATATGAACCCGAAGGAACGACTCCATCCCAAGTCCCAGTTAATACCCTTTGAGCCCAATCCCACTCTGAATATATACCATTAAAAAATTGTTTTTCAATCCCCACCCCCTGACGAGTGTCAAGAAATAATTGTGTTTCGTCTCTTGGGATTTCTTCATATGGAAATTCAGTCTTAATCTGAGTGTCTTTTGGAATTTTTATAAACCGAGAAGATAAACCGTAAGATTCCCTATTGTTTCCTACTCCATAACTTACATTCAAAAAAGTTTCTCCTGAATACACACCGCTGTTAGTTGTGTTATAGGTCCATACTTCACCGCTTGAATAATAATTTGCCTCTCCGGAATAATTTAAAATTTCGTGGGGAGATACCCAAACAATTTTTCCTGCGCGAGCTACCGTGTTCATCTTTTTTGTTTTCGAGTCATAAAGCTGGCCCCAATCCCCTGTTTTAATAACTATTAAGTCATTAATCATTTCTATATCTTTGGTAACGGTTAGGGTGGTGTCGCAGCTATACGGTCCTAGAGTAACGCTATCAACGTAAGTTTTGTTCCATTCGCTACTTAGTCTTTTTTCGGTCCAAAGAAATTGATTTTTCTTTAGTAGGATCTTGTCTATCTCTTTTTTGAGTGACTTCTTAGATGTTTTGTATCTATCTAAATTTTTAACAATAAACTTTCTTACGTCATTTTTAAAAACAGCCAAAGCCCCTTTGATAGAAAAGGTTTTATTAATAGTAGTACAATAAACTTTATCTACGTTTTTAGGGATATATTTTACCTTAGTATTGGCATCTAAGTTATTTGAAAAATAAACATAATTATTCTTTTTATCCAATTCGTAGCTTAGCCCGTCCGCAGTTCGCTCTTCTATATTTTCAACCAATACGGACCCATCGTTATAAACCATCAGTTTTTTGTTTTCGTCCATGCTATCCGGACCGAAAGATTTATAATCTAAATCCTGTATTGGCGGGGTTTGCGGGCTATAGGTGTTATCTGCCATTATAAATACTAATAAAAAGTTACACAATATTATAGCACGGGCGCTATATAAAAACAAAAAAAAACTCGGGGGAAACCCCCCGAGTCCGGTAATAAAACCGTAGATTAGACGATCATACCAACAATCGCCCGTGAATCGATACAAACACGACCCTCTTCTAGGAAACCGTAGAAGCCGGTCTTGTCAGCGCGAGACGCGAACTGATCATCAGGAAGTGTCACAAATGAGCCACCGCTATCATGCTGCTGTGCAACAGGACGGATGAACGCTTCACGAGAAGCGTCTACACCGACGATAAGATCGTCAACTGTAGCGCTCATAGCGCTACTTTGCGCGCCCGAATCCGTATTGCTCGTATGAGCCACGGTAGGAGTGCCAGTAGATGCTTGATTGAACTCTCTGAACAGCTTGGTATACTTTTGTCCGTCACCCAATTCGATCAAGTCAGTGATTCTCACACCGTAGATCTCGTTGGTTCCAGCTGCACGGAAGACATCTTCACGAACGCTGTCCGGCAAAGCAATACCGCCACCACCAGTGGTGTAAGTATTCATCGGCTGATAAGCAAAACCGCGAACTTCTTGCTTGACTTCGGGGCTTACGAACAAGTCCGTAAGACCATAGGTGTCTGCGCCAGCCGGAGTACCGGAAGCAAAAGACCCACTAAGTCTACGCATTAAGGTCATCAGTCTGCTAAGATCATGGACCTTAAACTGATTCGCAGCCATAGAAGCGAACACGTGTCCGTCGGACGTGGCGGTAGACACTGTGGATCTGGCGTCAGCCAGAGCCTTCATGATTACCGACCAAGCATTTCTTTCCTGCTTGACCAAGACCTCTTGCGCCATGCGCTCGAGAGCCTTACTGATGACATCCAAGCGGCTCTTACGAGCATACTTTTTGAGGAAGCTAACTGCGCTATCGAGGCGATAGGTGGAGATTTTCATCTCTTTCACACCTTCGACTTGCGAGGTAGGCATACCACCAGCAATTGTTTGTGACCAAGTGTTGATATAACCAACACCTTCGTTATAGTATAAATCCAGAGGATAAGATGGGCTATCATCTTCATCGTAAGAGCTATCAGAGAAAATCAGTCCGGCTGTACTAGCCTGAGCGATTACTTTCTGAATAACTGGACCGATGAAAGCGGCAAACGCAGTTGCTGCCTCTGTAGAAATGTTGTTATCTTTCGATCCCAACGCTCTAATAAGCTCAACTTGTTCTGGAGTATTTTTTAATTTCAATTTCATTATAATTCTTTCTCCTTAATAAGTTTAGAGTTCCAGTTTGATTAACACGTCACCGTGGTTACCGAGACTATTATAGGTGGCAGCCGTATTATCTACAGCAGGACCTAAAGCCTGACCGATTTTAACCAAATTTTCTTTCTCGGCAAGTGTATTAGTGATAATTGCTCCGTTGTCACCAGCATAAAGCGGTGTCCCCGCAGCGACAGTCTCTCCGTTGAATACGTCAATACCGTTCACAAGAACGATACCGCGAGTCAAGATCGGAACAGCTTGTCCACTAAGCGCAGTTTGCATTTCATGAGCTTTACGAGGATGCCACACGAGCTTCTCTCCATTCTCATCCACTTCCGCTACGTCATACATAAGCATGCCAAGCGGCGTATCTCCCGATGTGCAAGTTTGCACTCGGCTGTTTAATCCGTAACGATCAGAAACGGTATTGGTATAGTCGTTATTGATGGACTCCGTCAGGAATTCATCGTCAGCCATCCAACCGCGATCACTACGTAACTTGACGAGGTGCCCCCGCGTGATTGCCGTACCGGCATAATCAAACGCATAGAGGTTAACAACGTCGTTTTCACTAATTTGTCTAAATGGTCTTAATGTTGCCATAATATTTTCTCCTTAATTGTTAATAAATTATTGTTTAACTTTGATTTCGAATTGGTCAGGAGCGAAAGCTTTAGCGTATTTATCATACAGCGTGGGCTCTTCGGCTTCTGCGGCCTCTGGTACTTCCAGATTTTCGCCTTCGGCGTTCTCAACAGCCTGATCCAACACTTCGGTTGCTTCTTCGGTAGAGGCGTTTGCTTCTTCTTTAACCTCGGTTTCGGCTACTTCAACAGCAGCGTCTTCCACGGCCTTAGCTTCAGCTTCAGCTTTTTCTCGAAGAACTTCTTTGTTTTTCTCTTTCAAAAGAATACTTAGTTTCTCTTGATAGTTAGAAAATGTTTCTTCTTCCATGTCTTTAATGTCCTTAGCAAGAACCTCGCGATCTTCATCGCTTAATTCGTACGTGTCGTCCATAAGAGACATGCGTTGATTAAATCTTTCTTCGGCCGCTCTTTCGGCATTAGCTTTTTCAAGCTCAGCCAAATTAGACTTTACCTCCGCTAGCTCTTTATCAATCTTCTCTTGCTCAGTCTGGAGTGTCTCAGCCTTTTCGTTGGCGGCATTAAGGGCCTCCTCGGCTTCGGTCATTTCCTTCTTATATTGCTCGGAAGCTTTTTCGAGTTCACTTTGGATAAAGTCTGTGATGGACGAAGCAGATAATTCTTTCAACGACTCATCGTTGATATCTTTCATATTGTCAATCTTAATATTCATAACTTTATCTATTTTTACATTATTTTTGTTATTTTGAGAACTTTCAAGTTCTTCATTTTGAGGCCTTTCTTCCTCCCCTTTTGTTACTAGCCCTTTGACATCCGCGGCTGGTGATTCGGTGAGGCCGATCCCAAGGGGAACAACCTCAGCTATTACTTGGCGATAAACGCATCGGCCGTCTTCCAACGACCCGTCTCCACCAAAACTCCTAAGATGCTTTTCCATATCTTCAATTTCGGATGCATCTGTAATAAATTTTCCATTTTCTATGTTTTTCTGCCCTTCTGGTAGTAAAACTAAATTATAGTCTGAGAATCCTAACTCCCAGCTAGCAGAGATTTTTCTATAATTCTCGCTAGTAGGATCACCCGAATCCTCAATTAAATCCGTTAGGTCGCTATTAACCACCCGCCAAATAACACCGCCTAGGGTAATATTAAACGGACCCTTCTTCTCAGAAAGGTCTTCGGCTTTAATTACGTTGTCGGTTCCAAACTCACTAAACCCAGCGGTTAAGATAACACCAACTACTCTATCTCTATTATGTTCAATATTGATAGGTTTATTAATAAAATTCTCATATATTTTAGAGGCAACAGAGGTATCAATTACATCCCCATTCTTATTAACTCTATTAGCCACACAAGCGTTAAAGGCGATAGGTAATAGATCTACGTTCTTTTCTGTGTCCACGTCGGGTATAAACTCAGATATATTTACTAGACTCGCAAGAGAAAGATACTTGTCTTTCTCTTCTGAGACTAACGGTTTAATTGTTGAGCTAAAAATACTTGTATACTTATGGTCTTCCATTTCAAATTCTCCTTATATAATATAATAAGTTACAGTTAAGTTCCCCCCGAGGTTCGGCCCCTTCCAAAGAGATTTGTCTTCGCCCATAACTATGTCATAAGTAACTTGACCTTGATTGTCTACGCGGCACACTTTCCCCCCGTTTTGCCCCACGCTATTATCATTTCCCCAAACTAACCAACCTTGAGTGTCACTTAATACACTATGCACCACAATTCGCTTGTCCGTTCCCGGAGTGGGAATTAAAATGGATGCCGCTGCCCCACTCGAGTTTACGTATTGGAACGTTTCTGGTTGATATCTTTTGTTTCCTTGCATCTTAAAGTCCTTTTACTTTCTTATATAGTTCTTTGTAGCACGCTGATTTACTATTTTTAATCAGCTTGCCGCTTTTATCTCTATGCTCTCCCGGCTTACAGGCTCTCTTTTTTTTCTTTTTCACGGGCACTCCATCTTTACGGCGTTTTACATTTTTACCCGGATAATCTTTGGCTACGTTTTTCTTCCAGTAGCCTTCTATTTCAACACACTTGCCCTCTTTTTCTTCATATCCCTCTTTACAGTTAGGCGGGTACCCCGCTTTGTCATCAGCCCTTAACTGCTTAATTTGATCTGTAAAGTCTATTTCCATGTCAATACTCGAATTCTATTCTTTTGTATTCGTCCAAATATAAATCATCTATATCTTTAAATTCGTAATCTAACTCATATTTAACAATATCGACTTTAGCCTCTTCGAAATCTTTTTCGGAAGGATGCCAATTTGCTGTCGCATCTATATATTTATCTATACGATTAACAGATGAATCTTCCAAGACTAGTTCGGTAAGTTTTTCTTTTTTAGCGCTTTTTTTCTTACCTAAGATAATTTGTTTTTCGTTCTTCATCCTCATGTACATATTAACTCTAGCCATAGCGAATAGTCCCCTGTCTTCTTCTGCCGCTTTAGCTCCATGTGTATATACCCTTTTCAGTTGAATAATGTTAAAATTTGAATTAGTATTATTTAATTTAATTTTGTCTTCCAGCGCTTTGATGACCTTATTGGAAAAGTTTATATTCTCCCGTTGCTCTTCCTCTGGGGAAACAGAATCAGGCTGAGAACTGGAAACAGTCTCTTCGTTCACATCAAAATTTTCGAATTCTAAATTTTCCATACAGGTATATTATAAGCGCTATAATAAAATACACTTATTTTAGTCTGATTTAGACTTAAAACTAAAAAAAAATAACCCCCCATATAAAATGGGAGGCTTGCTAATTCTAAATATAGAATTTACTTACTTCTTCTTTCCGTCTCCTACCCTTAGGGATGGGGCCGGAATACCGACCTCTACGAGAGGAGCAACTACCGCTACACCATCCTTACTGACGCTAGCGCCAAGCAACTTATCGTGGTTAGCTTTAGGGCCAAGGGTGACCGACGGCAGATTTTGAGTTACGGCACAACCCACGGAATAAGCCGCGAGCAGTGCCCCGATACAGATAATTTTAATCATTTTCATACTATTTATCAATAAACCCCTTACTTAAGGGTGATTTAATAATAGCAGAGTACCAGACTAAAAGCAAGTAAAAAATTTCACTTACAGGCACAATTACAATCAACTGTAGAGCAATTACCAGACTCGCAGCAATCTACCCCACAAGAGCAGACACTCGAACCCCAATTGCAGCCCATGAATAGTACTGCGGCAAAAAGTGCTAATAATTTTTTCATAATTTTATTCTCCTTTCCATTTTAACAAGTATATGACGTCAATTACTGTTTTTTTCCCATAAAAATTTTTAACGTCATCCAGTGGATATACCAACCAGTGATACTGCTTGCTAAAAAATTTACCATGAATTAAAACAATTGCAATATCTTCATTTGAATCCAAAGAGTTTATATCGTCTATCTTTGTAACATCGAATCCATGCTTCCTTGCAAGCTTTTTAATTTCTGACGGCCAAGTAATGCCCACGGCTTCTTTATCGAAATAAGAAAGTAGCTCTTTTCTAAGCATTCCATAATCTTGGATCTGCTTGCTTAATTCTTCTCTGCTTACGCAATAAGCAATACCTCGTCTTTCATATTTCTTCGAGAAGGCCTTTTCCAAGGCTATGGGCCCACACGCCCAGAAGTGTCTTTCGTAATATCCTTCTGAATTTTTTTGGTGCCTGTCGAATAAAGCGCACCCCGGTATTGGTCCTAAAGCTAACATCAAAGCTAAAATCCAAGCTGGCTTTTTAATTAAATTCATTTTAATAAATAATAGATTACGTTTAAAGCAAAACTCACGCCGACTAGAGAAGCAAAAATAATCCACAACATAATTTCTAAAGACGCCCTGACAGAGGATTGGCGTATTTTCTTTTTTGACGGCATCTTCATCTTTTTGTTTTTATCAAGCCTCGTTTCCGCCATCTCAGACCCGGGGATTATCCACCAGTATCCGTCTTTATCCTGAACAGCCCAGTCTGTCTTTTTTTTATTCCAGTAGTGAACGTTGGTTTTATTGAGTATCCGAAGGTCTTTCATAGAGAATCCAATTCGCGTCGCTCCTGTCCTTGTTCGGGGCCTTAGGTAAAAGCCCGTTATCTCTGAGTCTTTTCATTAGCTCTTGAATGATTTGCCCTTGATAATGAATAATACTCTTTTGCTCATTAACTATACCTATCAGCCTATTGATTAAAGCTCCTTGTTCCTGTATGAGACCACTTTGGTCTTCAAGGCCCTCGTTTTGCTCAGTTATAACTACCGCTTGCTCTTCTATCAACCCCATCGCTTCAATATGATTTTTTTCTAAATCTAACAGTTGTTTTTCATAATCTACTTGAATCCTTAATGTATTTCCCAAGAAACATATAGATACAATTAATACGGCGCAAACAGTAATATAATGATTCAATACGCGACTCCATACGGAGCCGAGCAAGCCTTTAAATTTAAGTAGTAGGTTTTTCATAATTAAAAAAAGAATTTTTGTTTACTCTTAGCTACCTTTGCTTGGAGTCTTTTTCCAAGCCTACGGTCAACCATAGCTAAGACAAAAATAGCGTTTTTAGAAAACGATTCTTGTTGAGGCTTTTCTGCAGACTCCTTAAATTCTGCCTCCATTTCGGCCAAGACGCCTCGAATTTCTGGATAGGTTAGCACATATATAGTTACACCGTATAACTAGCTTTTAATCTTTAAAGTGCCTCCATCGTTCCAAATGGCCCCTGTAGTATCAGGCTCTTCCGTAGGTAAATTGGGCATAATTATTTCACCGTTTTGTGTTAATTCAATTGCAGTTATGGTATTTGAATATGCTCTAATTTGTAAATTTCCGGTATTATCTCCATTAGGATCTGCGATTATTCTCCATTTTTCTAGCCCGCCAGAATTGTTCCAATAAATTCCCGCCTTGTATCCCGCGTTATCAATTGAGGTAAATCTTACGCCGTTGCCGTCATTACTATGGTCTACGCGAATTGTGGAGTTTCCATTCGCGTCCGGCTTTAAAACCAATCGGTCTGCGGGTTGTGTATCTCCAATACCGACCTTACCCATGATGATTACTTTATCTAGATCTTTTAATTTTGTACTCTGTGCCATTTTTCTTCCTTATATTACACTTTTAAAATTGAGGATTCCCTACGGTCGCTTTTAATATCTCCCCATCGTCATTTAAAACGTACTCCGGCCCCTCTGGTGGTGTACTTTGATCTTCATTTAATATGTTTACGACTAAGCCTAGGACCTTCCCGCTGACGAACAGTCCCCTATCGTTATCTTCGAAATTCATATAGCTTTTGAGATTAAGTGACGCAGTTTTATTCTCCCGTACTGAAGAGTCTTGCGAGGTGGATTTTAATTTAGCCTTAGATAAGCTGTACCTCGCTGCGATTTCTCCACTTTCATTTTTAAAATCTATAGTCGCATTATAATAAGTGTTTTCGTCTACGTTAGTTAAAAAAGAACCCGTTAAGGTTTCTTTCGATAAAAGATCTACCGACATGGATACTTCTACGGGAAATTCAGGGAGTCGATCGGAATATAAATTATGTGCAAAGAGATTTATATTTTCTCTCTCTAATGAAAAATCGATACTACAAGACTGAACCGTATCTTTATAAAAAGCTATACCGTTCTCGCTTTCCGGAGATAAAGTAAATTCAATATTATTAGACTTTAAAGCTTCCCTTTCGGTGCCACTGTCTATCTCAAGACTCTTAAAGTCAAGCGTGTCCGTATTTGAAATATTTTTAAAATGTCTTGGTATAATGAATTCTTTGATTTCTGTTACTACAATATCTTTAATTGCAAATTCGTCACTTCCAGAAGTGATTTGAAAAGTATAGTCTCCCGTACCTTCTTTTGCCCAGAAATATAGGACAGATCCAACAGCCGTAAATTCTTCATCGAAACTAACCCATTCTCCTTTGGTGGTAATGTCTTTTATTGTTGCTTGGTTTCCGGGAATATAATTGTCAATTCCGACGACATTCACTTTGCTATTGCTAGAATTGATGTATACTTTTCCTGTTATCCTATATTTTTTTCCTACAGTTAGAAAGTCTTTATAAGTATAATGGCCACTACTATTATCTTGGCCGCCGTTAGTTGTACTAAATATAACTTTTAGAGGATAAGTTTCTCCGTTGTAACTTGTTATGCCCCAAGATATCTCTCCATCACTGGGCGTCCAACCTTCAATTGCGCTTCCTGCGGATTGAAGTCTTACGGTGTCGCTGTAAAAATCTGAAGTATAAACACTAGCAACAGTATCCGTTACCTCTCCCTTTTTCGAATCCAAATAAGGAATATTAATTCCACTCCCAGAAGCGTAAGCTACTATGTTATCTGCGACATAACTAATATTTACAAGAGGCATAGATCCCGGTTCAACATTTAATGAGTAAGAGTCTAAATAACAATTTTGAAAAATTACCACTCCATATCCCGTACTTTCTGGATTAATTAAATCGCCCTTCTGGGTTTCGAGCGTAGAGTCATTCATGTAGTCTACTCTAGGGTAGTCTTTCGTCGGATTATTTATATCTTGAGCATTTTTATTAACTATAAGATATATATTCCTTTTGTCTTTATCTCTTGAATTATCAGTTATTTCGTGAATTATATTTTTATTCCAAAGGTCTGTTGTAGTTGCTCCATTTGCGCATGTGAGCCCTAACCTTTTTTCGTTGTTCACTCCGTCTAAATAATAGCTTAAATCTAATGTTATGTCCGGAGGCCGATCTACTTTTTCCGCTATGGGAGCAGATTTTCCTAAGACATCAGCCGTATTTGTTTTAGTGCCGACGGTATAATTAAAAGACTGAACGAGGTTTAATCTTTTTAAAATTTGATGCCCAATTATTCCCGTTACGATTGCATCATCTTCACCGTCTGGAGAACCAACAAGGACCTCTTGGACATTATGTATAATTCTATTTCTGGACATAATATCATATTTTACTAATGTATAAAATACTGGCTAGATAATCGTCTACTTGGTGATCATAAGATATTTTTTGTATCTTAGCAATTCTTTCCGGGTTGGTGTCAATTGGGCTTTTGAGATAGTCTTTTACTTTTTTATTCCAATTTGAAGATTCTTCGTTGGCCACAATCGTTTTCGTAATTTCAAAAGCTATACCTTCTTGGCTTTCTGATAATTCTTTAATTTTATGCTTACGTTTTAAAGAGGTGACTACTTTTCTATATAACTTGTCCGCTAAAGCGAAATTGTCTTTAACCTTAAGAACTGAATAAGATTCGTTGGCCCCGATCGGAGAAACTTTCTTTGTTGTCTGCGGAGAGCTCGTCCCCGAAGGCCTTCCCGCTTGTTGCCCCGGCTTCTTAGCAGGAGACGCGTTTTGTTTGCTAGATTTTTCGGCTTGTTTTACTTTTTCATGATTTATTTTTTCTTGAGTCTTAAGGTTTTTATCTTGCATCTCAATTTGAACATCGGCCTGCTTGTCTGCCAGTTCCATTTGAGTTTGAGGCCCGCCCACCATGGGTTCATAAAAGCCTTTCTCTTTTAATTTTAATAACGCTTCTTGAGACTCAATAGATTCTGTATTTGTCGGCAGTCTTCCTGTGTCTAAGGCCTCCATGCCTTCTTCTGGAGTTAAAATACCCATTTCAATTAGTCTTGCATATATACGAGCCATAATATCATCATTTTTTAAAGATAGCTTATGAAAATAAGGAGTAGGGTAATTTTTAAAACCCAAATCTTTAGCGACCCGCTTGACTTCGGGAATCAAAAACTGATGCAGAAAGGCCTCTCTCGCCTGTTTTAACTTAGCCATGAACATTTCTACTTTCACGCTTTGATTTGCAAATTTTTCTGCTCCGCCAGTGATAATTGTTCCTAATCCCAGTTCTATATCTTTATTTACTACCTCATATTTTTTTGCATCCAAAATGCTCCCTACCTCTGGGATGACAAATTGAGCTTTTGTAGTATAATCCGCGATTAATACTCTGCCTACAGATTGGTTTGTAAATAAGTCCTGCATGGCAGCCAAGTTCCGTTGGTTAACGCCCCCCTTATCGGGTTCGGTACCCATGGTGACCAACAGGATAGTCTGCTGCATAGTTCTTGCTACAGCCATGTCCATCTTCTTCATTTCCGCTTTCCAATTTATATCATCTAGCACTGGGTATCCCATGGGAACAGCGAATGGTTCGTAATCTTGTTTTTTATAGAATACAGCGTTAATTTTTTCTTGCTCTAGCGGAATAGTCACGTTAGCGCTTTTTTGTTTAATTTGATCTTTAATTTGTTCCGGGAGACTTTCAAAAACGCTCGCATCCTCGTCCGTTCTTGGGTTTCTAAGTCTTTCTAATTCATAGCCATTTACCAGCTTGTAATATTGACTATTAGCAAATGAGATATTTCCTCCCACCTGTATATCCGCAGGATTTAAAATCGAATACCTAAGAGGTATAGAATACTTTGTGTTTGCTCTTGACACTCCGAAGGTCTGACTCATTCTATTTAGGTCCTTTTTATTAATAAGCCCGTCGTACCTATAAACAAAAACATTACCGCTTCTGTAATACTCTCTAAAAAATCTATCCATTAAAGACAAAACGTCGACTTTATCGAAGAAGGCCTCGAAGAAAACTTGAGACTTTTTACTTCCGCCTCTCATAAAGAGCTTGCTAATAGAAAATTCAGTCATCAAATCGATGGCGTTCCTAAATACGGCAAAATTATAATAAGCTTTTTGACACAGCATAACTGTATCCCTAATGTCAATATTAGATGTTTTACTGCCGTATCCGGTTGTACTATAATTAAAGGGGACGATTCCGCTTTCAATATTACTAAATCTGTCCGTTCTTTCTATATTTCCTGCTTTATTCCTGCGACTCCTTGTCGGCCGAGCCGAATAAGAAGCTGTGCTTTCTGTCATGAGCGGTTGAGCAGAAGTAGCAACGATTTCTTCTTTTACTGGTTTAGTCTGTTTTAACCTTGTTTGACCTTTTTTCATCTTTTTGTTATTACACTAATTATATCATCCTTGGAACAAAAGTGCCAGTATTATCGTCAAGCGGTTTGGACATGATATCATAATAACTTTTAACTCCCCAATTAGATAACATAAGCGTCGTATAATTATCCTTGCGGGCTCTAGACGAGCTTGTGGAGCGTTTTAAATGCAAGGGGAGGTCAAAGGTCTGTGTACCCCTAGCCGTTGACTTTACTTCGATTAAGGTGCACTGCTTCTTCGTTTGGTATATTAATGCGTCTTGAGCCTCTATAAATTCTATAAGGCTTTTTTCTCCGATATGTTTTAAGGTTACTTTTTTGCCAGAATACCGATTAAAAGCTTCCGGATTAGCGACGGTTTTAGAAGCAAACCAAATCTTTTTGTGGTCTATACAGGCTTGTAAATGCTCGTTCGCTTGTCTAATAAAATCTGAAGTAAATACTTGTTTAAACACTATAGTTTGGTTTTCTTTGTTATATTGCCTTCTTACTTTCGTTAATGCTTTTTGATAATCTGCCCCGTCCGCATCGCTTTTAAACTCAAAGAATTTTAATTCAATTTTATCCTTTTTAAAAAGGGCGTTTTCGTTACAGCTATCAATAAATTGATATCCTGCATTATCGATAACGATCATTTCTAAATCAAAATTTTTGACAACATGATACATATAATGAATATGATCCTTTAGATTTCCGCCAGCAACAGCATAATTATGAACAAGAGTCCCTTGTTGAGTTTCGTCATTCAATTCTAAAATAGACATAGCAAAATAGTCAGAAGTGGGGCTATTAGAAAAACTAGGGTCAATAGCTAAAATATACTTAGCTCCTGAGTCTCCCACTATTTTTGTGCTGGGTAACTCTCCATCAGGGATAGTACATTCATACATTTTCTTTGCGCTAAAATAGCTATCTGAGCCGTCAGTAAATTGAGCGCAATATTCACGTAAAAAACTAGAATGACTTTGGCCACCATTTTGAGCCTCTTCGATAATTGTCGTATCAATCATATGCTCCGGTAAGGACTCATAACCCATTTGTGAAATAAAATAATCTGCGTCTATAGATTCTTTAGAGTAAATTTTGTCTGTCCATTCTTTATATTGTTTATATAAATTTTCAAACGTGTAAGAGGCAGAGGAAAGAGCAATCATTTTAGAATCATTTTCAAATACCATTCTCTGGCTCTCTTTCATTTTGCCCTCTTTAATTAGCTTATCTTCTATTTCTCTTATTTCTATTCTCTCCTTCATGTCTTGAGGAGCGACTAAGAATGGCATAAGTACAGTTTTAATGAGATCTTCGGGAAGTAATAAATATTCGTCCAAGACCAAAACGTTTGCACGAAAACCGCGGATCTTTTCTCCAGATAACGGAATAGCGGTGATAGTTCCCCCATTAATATCCCACTTAAATTGATCATTCCGTTTGGACTTTGCGCCGAAACACTGCATTAAAAATTGTGCGCCTTTTGAGTCTACGATTTTCTCTAAATTTTCAAAAATAAAACGGGCGGTACGGAATGTAGGGCCAGCTATAAGTATTTTAGTTCCGGGCTCAAAAATGCACTGCAAGAAACAAAAGATGGAAGCTATGAAGGTTTTACCGCAACCGCGACCCCAGACGCACATCGAAAAATTTCGATTCATCATACCCTTTAGGGTTATCTCTTGAAAGGGGGCGAGTTTGATCCCTGAGATCAATTCTGTGGTAAAGCCTAGATTTGCTCGCAAGAACTTAGCTAAAGAAATCTTGGCTTCCTTAGTATTAAGGTCTCCTTCTAGTTTAAGAAGTTCTCCGTTAACGCTCGGAATATCTTTTGTATACTTTTCTGGACAGTACCACATTTATGAAGTCATGTTATGGACAAAAATTACGCTGTTCGCATGTGAAAACGGCGTACCATAAAAATGTTTAAATCCTTCATCACTTTGCTCCAATTCCCATACGGGCTCGGGCTCGGAACACATTTTTATATAAAAAAAATAATTTAATTCAACACCATTTTCTTTAGAGTTTAAGACGCTATTATCAAGGAATGTATTATAGCCTATCGGCCAAGAAATCAAACATGATTTACTTTCTTCATAGATTCTGCATAACAAATTGTAGCCCAAGGGCAAATTTTCTTCTTCTGCGTTTTTAAATTGGTCTCGTGGTCCCACTTTTCCTATGTGTTCGATTGTTGATATACTTAAGACATGATCTCCTTTATAGCTATGATTTTCCGCAAAATCTACTATCGTAGCGTATGGGTCTTCTGGGTCTAAAACTTCATGAGATACTGGTTGTTTCAAGTAATGAGGCATAACTGAGCCAATTTCGATTATCCTATCTTTTGTTAAGCTTTTTCCGCATTCTTTAAGGTATCTAAGTCCCATAACTACTTCTATAGCCCGCTCGTTTTCTATCGTCGTATTATGGGGATGATCAAAATATTCTTCTCGTTTTATATTGATATTCATAATTATAATTCCTTATTATCATAAGCTAATTGTAAATCATATTGTGCGTACTTTGAGCCGTAAGTAAAAAGTTTTTCTATTACCCTTGTTGCTTCTTTTCTTCCCTTTACAAATAGAAATTGTATATTATCATAGTCTTGACATAGGCTTCGAACATTATGAAAGATAAACTCTGGCGTGGCTCTTATCTTTTTCGAAATGTATGGTAAATATTTAAAAGACAGCGCGTTACTTAACGATTCTTCGACCAAAACAATTAACTTGCATTTTTCTTCTTTAGATCGCTCTATTTCTTTTTTAAATCTTTCTAGCCCCCCGCTCATAGTCCCTATAAAATCCGTTAAAGACTTTCTTTCTATATAAATATTCGCGCTTATTCTATTATCGCTACAAGCGTAATCTCCGAAACTTAGAGTTTTGACTTCAATCGGAAAATTAAATTTTAAAGGCCTTTGCTCCCTAGTGTCTACATAAATAGTAAAGTTAGATACGTTAAAGCTATTTTCGGATAGATCGTGAGGCATACCCAGTCCCTTGGGGAGCGCCTTAAATTTTTGAGTTAAAGACAGCTGTTCTCGACAAAAAGAATAATACCCTTCCAAAATTCTTTCTAGATATAATGTGGGCGGTATCATGGAGCTTTTAAGTTCTACTTCAGTGGGAACGTATTTTAGGCCTAGCCTTCTCACCCTTTTAGATAAAAGCCTTACGCAATAACTTTTTGCTACGTTTTCTTCTTGATCATTTAACCATTTCTTTAAATGCGTTTTATTATCAAAGTCGTTTTCAAAGTATGATTCTTTGTTTTTAAATTTTAGTAAGTTGCCAGTGTAAAGGTCTTTCCTTGGAAAATATTTATGATAATAATCTACCAATAACATTTTGTGACTTCTCAAATGCCTATGCAGTTCCTTATCGGATTCGTATTCTTCTTTACATATCGCACATTTAACCATCTAAAATTTCCCCCTGTGATATTCCCATTATTTTTGCTTTCATCTCGTCCATAGAAGTAAGATTTTCGATTTCGTCTTTAATTACTTCTTTTCTCAATTCGGCGATTTGAATCATTTTTTTACGAGACTCCTCTTCCTTCCACATCTCGACTAAGTTAAGTATGCTCGCCGTATCTGACACTTGCTTTTTAAGTCTATCGCTACGTTTTTCCTTAAGGCTTTCGAGTAATTTTTGTTGTCGATTGACGCACTGATTATATTCCGTTTGCGCCGTGCTTATGGACTCTACGAGAGACATAGCTATACGCCTTCCTTCCGAATCTTCCGCGGACTCGTCTAGATGCTGCTGTAGTCTTTCTACTCGCCTTTGAATATTAGAGGCTATAACTACTTCACCAGATAAAACTATATATTGATCTACTTCTTCTTGTGTTAGATCATATTTGTCCCACGTATATCTAATAAAGCTACTTTCAAATAACTCTCGAACAGTTTGATTTTCATAGGTATTTATTTGATGAAGGAATCTGTAAGTATGAAGATAGCCGATTAAACTATTAATGCCTTTTTTTTCGCTGGGAGTTATTTTATTTTTATCTATGCCTTCTAAAACATAAGTATTTATTTTCGTTATGGCGGCGTGGGTAGTTTTTGGGGGTTTATAATCCTCATCGGGAATTTCCGATTCTGGTCGAAAAGCGATAGTAGGGTTTAGAGTCTTAACGTATTCGTCTACCGCTCTTGATTCCGCACTAAGGTTTGTCAGTTCGTTATTTTTGAACAATACTCTTGCCATTTCTACTGATGACATCATTTGAAAATTGTTACGAATAAACTCTTTGTGTTCCTCTGTTAATTCGATCTTTTTAGGCTGGTATTGATGAGATGCTAGGGGCGAGATTTCTTTCGTCGCTAGAAAAGCTTTAACCGCTTTTCCTTCTTTACTTCTTCCGTCTAAATGTGGTTGATCTGGGTAAGCGATTCTAATTAGTTCTAAAAGTGAGGGTGGATTATCAGATCTCTTTTCCCACTCTTTTAAAACTTCCTCCTTTTGCTCCTCTGTTAAATTTGCGCCGGACATAATTTACTTTAATATATATCTATTTCGTCGTTCTCCAAACACTGTTTGGCTTTTAATATGATTTTCTTTTTAACATTTTTAATTTGTTTATACCCCGGGGACCTATTCTTTTCTGAAGTTTTGTAGCCCATTTTCTTTGCTACCTCTAACTCCGATAAGTTATCAACATATAAATAGCAATAAATTTTCCATTCGTGAGGCTTTAAAACTTCCTGCATCTTATTATTTAAATTTTTAATAGATATCTCAAGATTAAATTCATTATGCGTTGGTAAATGATAAACTTCTTGAGAGTGGTTTTCAAGAGATAAGGGCATTTTTGCTTGGTATCCACTTTTTTTATTTTTTTCCCAATTTTTGTATAATGGGCAAGCGCTGCACTGTTGCTCATAAATTAGGCAACCATGCTCTTCTACAGCTGCAGCGCATTTAGCACAGGGTTTAACAAAATTAGTATAGTTATTTCTAACTAAATTTTTAATTTGATTCCCAATTATTGTCCTAATCCATGGCTTTAGATTTTTGGTTTGATCATAAAGATGCCATTTTCTATAAATGTGTATTCTTAGTATCTGTGATACATCTTCAAAATCCATCCAAGCTATAACCGATAAATTCCATTTTCCTCTCCTTTTCGCTATCTCTTCGTTAATTATCCCTAAGCAGTCCTCAAACCTTAATTCCTTTTTTTTCTTTGCTTGCGCCTTAGCTTTTTTGCTAGGCTTTTTTTTATTCATTTTGTCTTAGTGTTGACCCTTCTCTTTTTAACTCAGCCACGGGGTCCATATTGGCTTCTTCCGGAGATAACTCTCTCCGCTCTATTTTTAATCCTTCTTTATTCGTTCCGGCAATATTACCGATTGTGCTACTACTGGGTCCGGCTACATCTATGTCTACCAACAATCCATCAATATCGGGGATATGATGTATTTCTAAATCTTCATCTTCAGCAAAAGCTCGCGCCTGTTTTTCAAGTTTTTTTGGTGCGCCTATTGAGCCGAAAGTATTACCACATTTTTGGCAGAATTTTGGCTTTTCTGAGACATAAGCATTTAAGCCCCCGCATTTTTGACAATATATTTTTAACATATCTACTTATTATACCACATATTTGAAATATTTTATTAATTTTTTCTAACTTTAGGCTAAAATAAGATATGGATAACTTGGCTAAAAAGGAAGCTGCAGAAAAGGCTGAGGAGATTATGAAGTTATCTCTACATTACTGTAAAGATACAGATGATGAGATCAGAGCTTATTCAATAAGGGTTAATAATATAGCGCATGAACTTAAAGTTCTAATAGAAAGACGGCTAAATTAAGCCCCAAAAGTATAGCCGAACTTATCTATATCTGAGGCATACACTTTTTCTATAATTTCTTTTGATTCTGTATTATACAAAGAAAAATAGTCTTCCGTTATGTTCGAAGCAGTTACCTCTAAGCTCATAGGTTGCCTTTTGGGAATTTCTTCAATATCCAATCCTAATTCATTTAGTTTAGTAATTAGTCCTCCATTTATTTCGGCCACGTCAAAGACTTCATCAATCATTTCTTCTTTCGTTTCGTGATTTAAACAAAAGTATTCGTAAGAAGGGAGTCCGTGGAGGGATATAACCCACTTTAGCCAACTATTAAATCCGTTGCTAAATGCTGTGTCTTTATTCCACTTATCCACTTCCATAAAGAAGTTGTTATCTTTATCGGGCTTGGAGAGAAAATAATAGGACACCATTTTTTCCCAAGGATTTCGGATTGTGGTAAATTTATAATAATTATCCCACTCCCAATCAAAATCACTGTCGTCCGTAGATTTCATGTGATCAAAGTAAACTTTTAGTTGGTAAGCGTTAATATGTCGTATTGCTCTATTATCAAATCCTCCGTCTTCTGGAGGGACATAGTTTTCGTCAGGCCTACAGTGTTCGTGCCCGAAGGTAGAATAATCTTGTAAAGCGTAATCTATACTTGTAGATCCGCACTTAGGATTACTGAGGAATATAAACTTATGTTTGCTACTTACTCTCATGACATGAGCATTTGCACTTATCTATAGTACATAATCCCACGCTACAGCAATAATGTCTAATTTTTTTCCAAGCTTTTTTAAGCCAACTCTTAATTGCTCTAGTCCACGCTCCGTATTTTTCAGGATCTTTTAGTCTTCCGTACATTTGCTTTTACTTTCTTTGTTATTTTTTTATTATTTTGGTGCTCAGGCATCATCGCTCGAATTTCGTCGACTAACCCTAAAGATACAGCTTCGTCAGCGTCTATCCACCAGTCTTTTCTGTCCCAATTTCTTTTTATTTTAATTTTAGTTAGGTTAGATCTAGAAGTAAAGATATCTAAAATTCTTCCTTCAATTCTTTTTACCAACCTTACTTCATCTTCCACCTCATATGTTTTACCAATCGCTCCGAATGCAGCCCTATGGATCATCATCCATGCTTGATGCCCGATCCACCTTACGTCTCCCGCTTGCAATAAGATGCCTGCCATGGAAGCGGCCATGCCCAAGGAGCCCGTAGTTATTTTGTGCCCCTTTTGCCTAAGCTCTTGTATGAAATCGAATAATTCAAATCCATCAATAATACTTCCTCCGGGAGATGAGAAGATAATTTCTATTGCGCACTTTGGATCCTTTCTGTGCCATTCTGTAAGCTTACTCATACAGGCCTGAACTGAGTGATGAGAAACGTCTTTAGAAAATCTATATAAATAATTTTCTTCATCTGTATATAGCTCTTTGCTCCTGTTATTGTGGGCCTTCTCATATTCGAGGTGAGCCTTTCCGGCTTCAGCTTGCATTTTTTCTGTCTCAGCCTTGGTCTTTTCTATTTCGGCTAGTTTCTGATCTAACTCTGCTTGCTTTAAGAGCAAATCAGCTTCTATTTCTTTTTTAGTTCTTTTTACTTCTTCACTCATGGTTCTCTCCCTCTCGGTTGATTTTTCGAACGATAAACTTAACTAATTCAGACCTCATAATATCTTCTTCAGTAAAGTTAAAATTATAAATCCCCATATTCATGCTTTCCTCATCGGAGAATATACCCCCTAACTTTTCGAAGGCTCCCTGTTGATAGTCTGCTCTCAAGTCGGTTTGCATAGGGTCCGCCAATACAAAGCATCTGCTCCCCTCACCCATTCTAGTAAGAACGGTCGTAATCTCCTTCATGGTAGAGTTTTGCGCTTCATCTAAAATAATGCATTTACCTTTCCAGTTCATTCCTCTTGCGAAGTTTACTGGAAACATGGAAACTCTTTTTTCCTCTTCTAGCTTTTCGGGCTTGGTAGTTATTAGTAGCTCGTCTAATTTATCTAAAAATGGCAAGTTATAAAATTTTAGTTTATCGTCTGCTGACCCCGGGAGAAAACCCAGTTTAGATTCAGAACTTTCTACTGCGGATCTCAAATACATAATATCTGAGATAGCTTTCATATTTAAAAGCTGTAATCCACAATAGACCGATAACAAAGTCTTAGATGTACCCGCTGGTCCATTAACAAAGACTATCTTAGTATGATAATCTAGCGCTATTCGGAAAAACTCTTTTTGCTTATCAGTCCACGGTAGTTGGTTAATTTTAATTTGTCTTTTGATTGGATTATCTGGGACAAATTTGTTTTCAGTTTCGTTTAGATGTTCTGCAAACTCTCGGTCGCGTCGGATCTTAACCTTACCATCAGAATTAGTCTTCTTAGTAGGCATTAATTATAATTACACACTATAAGTCTCTAAATTCAGTATCATACTTACTTTTGTAATAAGATACGGTTTTAAGTATACCTTTTTCGAATGAAATTTTAGGCTTCCATCTCAATTCTTTTCTGATTCTAGATGAATCTATTGCATATCTAAAATCATGCCCTAATCGATCACAGACAAATTCTATACAGTCGTCAGGCTCTACCTTTAAGATCTCGCATATTAAGTTAACTACATCAAGATTTCTCATTTCGCAGTCAGCACCAATATTATATGTTTCTCCCACTTTGCCCTTTTTTAAAATAGTTAACAGCGCATTACAGTGATCTTCTGCATGAATCCAATCTCTTACATTTAAACCTTGTCCATATAGGGGAATCTTTTTTCTTTTCAATATCGAATTGATGATTGTTGGAATAAACTTTTCATCATGCTGATAGGGACCGTAGTTATTGGAGCAGTTTGATATCGTTACGGGCAGTTCATAGGTATAGTAGTATGATCTAACCAAATGATCAGAAGCCGCCTTAGAAGCAGAATATGGGTTCCTAGGAGCATAAGGGGTATTTTCTGAGAACTTACCTTTGTCACCCAAGTGGCCGAACACTTCGTCTGTGGAAATGTGATGGAATCTTTCTACTTGGTATGTCTTCGCCGCCTCTAAAAGGTTAAGCGTTCCTAGCACATTTGTTTCGATAAACGTTTTTGGGCCAAGGATAGAATTATCGACGTGAGATTCTGCAGCAAAATGAACAACATGAGTTATACCATATTTTTCAAACGTAGCGTTTACATATCTAGAGTCTCTTATATCAACATTTGCAAATTTTAATTTGGGATGATCGTAAATATCTTCTTTAATGTTTTTGTAGTCCGAAGCGTAGGTTAAGCTATCCATAACAACCATTAATTTTTGACCAGCCCTTTTTTTGAGCATCATCTTAACAAAATTGGTCCCTATGAACCCCGCGCCACCTGTAATTAGTAAATTCATTTTTTAATCCCCCAAAAATAAAGATCTGAAGAGGTCGCATTAAATTGAAATTCGTATGTCTCGAAAGTTTCGTCGATGTCGATTATTCGCCTGATTTCGTCTTCTGAGCGGTTTTTATAGAAATCTAGGGTATAGGGGCTAGCGAAAGAATGATACGCGCTTGTCCCGTGTTCTTTTCTTCCTATGCCAGCGCAAGTAAAGATGAATAACCCCCCGTTTGATAAAAGCCTGATAATATTTTTTAGTGTCTCTTCTAGCCTGCTATCATGTTCGAAAGCCTCTGTTGATAAAATTGTTTCGTAACTATTGTCTGGGTGATCTAGATCTGCCCCATGGCATACTAAGTCTACGTTTTTGCCCGGACCTAAATCTATTCTCAATAATTCACAATTTTCGAACAAACGATTATTGTTACCATTAATGTCTAGAGAACCGACTTCTAAAACTTTTTTACCGTTGAAATGATTCGGGAAAATATCCCTAATTTCATTACAGTAATGTCTTTGTTTTCTGTGCGACATAATAATTATTACACCCCTTACGCTCCTAAAAGCCCCTTTTCTTACCGATTTCATAAGGATACTCATGCTTTGATAAATAATTATCTAAAACACTCTTATAAGAGTAGTTCTTAATATCTTCGGATAAATTGAGAAATTCTTGCACGACCTCTTTGTCTAAAAATGGATAACGGCCTTCCAGTCCGTGCGCGCCAGCGACATATTCTTCTTTAGCTAGATAAGATTCCATAGTACTACCATAAAAGCTATTCCACGGAAATATCGTAGTCAAGTCTTTAGGAAATAGCCCCCCGAAATTACTGTGTCTAAATTTAGGCTTACCATTAAATCCATAATCTGAAAATATTTCGTCCGCCCCCATTCCAGAAAGGTAAATTTTTCTATTTTCTTTTTTAGCTTCTTCACATACGAAAGATAACCAAGAAGAACCAGCATCATCTATTAACTTAATAAAATCAGTATATCCACGAGAAGACTTAATGGTATAAACAAAATGATCAGTATACCTCTTAATATGCTCATAGTTTCTTGTCAAATTATCTGTTGTTTTGTCTAGCTTTGCATAAGAACACCCTTCATTAGAATCTAAAATAAAGAATCTTTCGCTCATGACTTTTTCGTCTTCAGACCCCATCACAGTATACGTTTTAAAAGGCGCAGATTGGCGTATGAGCTCGTTACATATCGCGCCACTGTCATACCCGCTGCTAAGGCCCATAAAGACCTCACAGGCCGTATTTGAGACCCTTTTGGATATAGATTTTTCAAATGCGATATTCCAATCATCGTAATAATTTTTATTCTGATCCAAGTCGAATTCATATATCGGATATTCAGCGATTAAGTCCAGACTGCTTAGATCAAACACCTTGGTTGTATTGGGCGGCATTTTCTTGATATTTTTGTGTCCAGATAGCTCTAAAGGAGTCCGAAAAGTGCTACATCCAAACTTGTCGTAATCTATAGAGTAAAATAAAGGCTTAGTCCTAAAAATATCCGACGATATTAGAATTTTGTTGTTTTTAAAATCAAATATTTGAATTGCGAATTCGCCATCAAGCTTTCGTACGAATTGTTCTCCATATTCTCGATATAAATCTATTAAACATAAGCCGTCGCTTTTATAATCTCCAAATTCTTTAAAGTTATAAATTTCCCCATTATACAAACATGCAATATCATCTTCGATAAAGGGCTGGATAGTATATTCCCCAGTTATGCTCAATAAATTATGTATTAGGGTAAAACCATGAGAGACACGCTCTATAGACGTATTATCTGGACCTCTAGGCTTTAACAAGAAATTAATATCATCATAATTATCTTGATCAATATTTGACGAATATATACTGCACATTATAAATTTTGCCTTTTCACAAGGGATGCTCGGTTAGCCCATTCAGTAGGCTGTCCATGTTTATCTAAGAAAAGGAAAAGCTTATTTCCATCTTCATGATGAACGTATCCGGGAAGAATGGAAATGTTTAATTCCTCTTGTACTTGTGCCAAGACAAAAGGAAAACTAATTTGATCTCTAGAACTAAAACGGCAGATTTGCTCCCACCACATGAGACCCATCTTGCGTGTGGTTTCGTTGTTTTTCATAATAAAACAAGATAATTCATATAAACCATAATTACTAGGAAAGCGTGACATCTTATAAGCGTTCATCTGGTCTTGTACGATTTCAGGTAAATCTAATTCATATTGATATATTACTTGCGCTTCTTCATAAAGACAGTTTCTATGGGGATGGGCAAACAGTCCTAAATCTGATTCTCCCACATATCCTTCTATTAGTTCTTTAGGATCTATAGAAAGACAATTACAAGCATCCATCCAAATATAATAATCATAATCTGGCAAAAATAAACTGGGGGCTACTTTATATATTTTAGCATTTCTTCTATTATAGTATACAGAGTCGCAAATAGAAAAGTCAGGAGAATTAATTAGCCGCCAGCCTTCCGCATTCGGATGGTCACGATCGACGAATGCGTAGTAATCTGCGCTTTCGTATGGATTCGCTAAGGGAAAGAGATCGTGCTCACTCCCAAAAAGACTTGTCAACACTGCTATCTTCATTTTCTCCCGTCCAGTTCTTCAACGCGTGCTCTATCGCCTTGAGAGTTGTTCTTACTTTAATGTTGTGTTTACCTAATTGCTTTCTTAATTTAGAATTATCTAATATACAGTTAGACCTAGGGGTATTAGCTGCAAACTCATACATCTCTTTCTCATCTTTAAAGAAATCAAAGTTTTTGTTAATTTTAAGATATTTGTTTATTCTATCAGTAACTTGTTTAGTTGATACGGCATTTGTGTTAACAACGTTATAAATACCTAATTCACATTCATGTAGCCACAAATCATTACAATACTTAGCAAAATCAGCCCTATGTGAAATAGAATTCTTAGCGTCGAGTAATCTTGGATAGCTTAGCAACTTGGTAAGGTAATTTCTTGGGTTATCGAATTCATCAAAAGCTATTCTTAAGCGCCAAATATAGTATTCACCGCCGATTTCCTGTACCCTTTGCTCGCCGAGAGCCTTGGTTCCGCTGTAATGACTACAGGGAGGCATATCAAAACAGAAATTAGGGTCGTCTTTCTCTGTAAAGTCCTTTTTGTAGCCATTATAGATGCATCCGGACGAAACATGCCCCCAAGGAGTATCTGTCATTTCGCAAGCCTTGCCAATTACAGCGGGAAGAGTGACATTTCCTTTGTAAGTTTCTTCTTGAAAGTACTCGCAAGCGTCTACGTTAGGCTTACCTGTATATCCAGCGCAATTAATTACGAAATCTGGTTTATATTGTTTCAATAATTGTAAAAACAAATCATAATTATAATAATCATATTCGCTTCTTGAAAGATTCAGGTATTCTATACCTCTTCTTTCTAAGTCTGTGGCAAATTGGCTGCCTATATAACCGGTTCCTCCTATTAAGAATATCATTTTTTCTTTCTCCTAAATAAATTTTGTATAGTTTTCCAACCAATAACCTTCTTTTTGGGTTTTTCTCCGTAAAAACCCTCTTTTTCCCTTCTTTTTCTTTCCTGTCGCTCCCACTCTAGTTCCTTTTCCCACTCTTCTCTCTCTTCTGGCGTGAGATGTTTTGGTATAGGAGACATAAAATCATTATAAAAGTCTTTATTCATATTTTAATACCGTTGATAAGTAATTCTTATATTCAGAATTAGGAATATTTTTTATTAGTTTTCTTAATTGTGTTTTGTTTATATTGCCCTGATTGTATGTTGCTTCCTCTGGACAGCCAATTTTTATTCCTTGCCGCTTTTCGATAGCTTGAACGTATGCGGAGCTGTCAAACAAGCTACTAGAAGTACCCGCATCGAGCCACACAGTGCCCCTAGGAAGTTTAAATACGCTTAGAGTATCATCACGCAGGTACGCTTTTATAACGTCTGTAATCTCAAGTTCGCCGCGTTTAGAGGGCTTTAATTTTTCTGCAATTTCTATTACTTCATAATCAAAAATATAGAGTCCCGGTATCGCATAATTACTTTTAGGCTTTTTAGGTTTTTCTTCTATGGACAAAACTTTGTTTCCGCTCATTTCTACAACACCGTACCTTTCCGGATCTTCTACTCTATAACCAAATACGGTTCCGCCAGAGCTAAAATTAAGAAAAGCGTCAGTTAAAATATCATTTGCTCCAGAATATATGTTATCACCAAGTACTAACGTTACTCCTTCGTTTTTATTTAAAAAACTTTTAGCAATTATAAACGCCTCGGGTATCCCATTCGGATGTTTCTGAACTTTATATGAAATTTTTACACCCCACTGGGATCCATCCCCCAACAGTTGTTTGAAATTTGATGTAGATACGGGATTAGTAATAATACAAATGTCATTTACTCCATTTTCTATTAAAGTCGTAATGGGATAATAAATCATAGGCTTATCAAATACAGGCAAAAGCTGTTTATTTGTCGCCAAGGTAGAGGGGTAAAGTCTTGAGCCGTGCCCTCCAGTTAAAATTATTCCTTTCATTAGCCTTTGTATTTTAAAATTGTGTCCAATCCACACTGACAATAGTAATCTATTCCCGGTAATTGTTTATTTGTCATTTCTCCATACCTATCTCCCTCAAAAGACTTTGCTACCTGACTAATTGGAAGGTTCCATTCTGCTTGAAGATTTTTAAATTGATTTAAATCCGCATTTCTTAGCTCTTCTAGTTTATCAAATTGATCTTTACAAATAATTTGTATAGAAGTCTCCGGAAAAGAGTACTTAGGGCACCATAACGCTGTCCATCCCGAGTCTAAAGCGTCAATAAAAGTACATATTTGTTTGGAAATTAAATAAGCGTCGGATTCAACATGAATAATTTTATCATATTGAAATTTACGAGCGATTTTGACTGTTTCGAAAACGCTTCTGTACCACCCCAAGGTGCTTCCATAAATACCCGGGGTGTTGTCTTTGGGGTTAATGCCTAGTCTTTGGTCAAAATGGTAGACGTTAACTTTGTCTAGCCACAATTTTCCTTGGGGAACTTTATAATTTGTATTGATTTCTTCTGGTTTGATTATTTTCGCTTCGAATCTAGAGACATACTCTTCGGGTGAGCCATCGTCCATGAGGAAAATCTGTTTATCTTCTGCGAAAGGAAGAGTCTTGTGGTAATTAATCCATTTTAAGTATCTTTTTTCATATTTTTCGTCACTGTCTATGTAAGATGTTGCAAAAATGAAAGATTTCATGTAATATATAATATACTTTTTCTGCAAAGAAATCAACTAAAAACTAAAATGTGGACGACAGATGGAATTCAAGTGTTACTATCAGTATATAACGCTGAGAAGTATCTTAAGATGTGTCTCGATAGCCTTGAAAATTCATTAAAAGAATACAAGTGGGTACTTCTTATCGGTAACGACTGCAGTACTGACGGTAGCCTTTTGGAAATTATAGAATATATTCCTAAATCTACCGCTCAAAAAGTTCATTTTTTTAATTTTAATAAGGCCGACACCGTTGGTCAAGCGAAAAACAAATTAATTAAAGAATGTCATAAGTATAAGGACGAATATCCCGCGGTCCTTATGATGGATGCAGATGATCAAATGTTACCGGAGCGCCCAAAGATGCTCGAAACCGCAAAAAAATATAATTCTAAATATGTTGTTGGCTGCTGGCAACGATTAAAACACTCGTCTGTGCCTAAAAGCTACGGCTGGGACAAGGAAATGAAAAAAACGGCCCGATCGGCCGCTAAAAAATTACAATTCGGACCGTGGGCCACTTTATTTCACTGCGATTTTCTTCCTCAAGACGGAAAGTTCTTTCCAGAAGACGAAATCAATAACTGCGGATATGAAGACCTCCTCGCGTGGAACTACTTAAAGTACATTAAAAAACATGAACCTATCGCTCATACTAATAACTCAGAGCCCGTACACCTATATTATGTCCATTCGGAAAGCGTTTCTAACACAAGTGACAAAGACAAAGTCAATTTCCAAAGAAACTCCTTTTGGGCTTTAAAAGAAATGCTCAAAAACAAACAAAACATAATTGATGAGCCGCCTTCCCGAGAAGAGCTATATAAAGGCATAGCCGAATACGTGCTCAAGAAAAAGTACGAAAACGCGAAAAGGAACAATCAATCTCCGCATCCCCTAAAAAACGTATAACCCCCGGGATTTTTCGACCCTTCGGGGAGACTCTTTTCGACCCCACCCCCCGGTTTTTTAAAAAACGTCACCCCCCGTTTTTTCATAAATACGGGGGGAGTGGGGGGGTTAATCCCTGCAACGGATGTCGTTGCCGTAGCTGTCCTCGTAGTAACCTTGCACGTTCCAATACGTGTCGTAGTTCTTAACGCGCGAGGAAGTGTTCGGTGTGATGTCATGCTTGCTTTCATAGCTTGCAATTTCATCCTCGTCTAATCCTTCATCATAGCTCACTGGTGACTTGTGAGATGGTGCTTTGTTGCTTGCGGTGTAAACGCGCAAGTCCTCAAGATAATCTTCCACTTCATCCTGACTTGCATAGTGGCAATCATCGAAGCTGACTAGTTCACCATACCCTTGTCCATCATAGGACTCAAGCCAAACACCTTGGCAGGATACGATGTTGACCAAGCGGCAAGGCTGGCCAGTGGTTGCGTTGATGTAAACCGCTCCGAGGATTAGGTTGTTTGCTTTCATAGTGTTTTGTTCTTTCATAATCATTTAACTGCGTCTAGTATATCACATAGGGTGGGACATCTGTAGTCCTACCATTAATTTATCTCAATCTTTTTTATGGTGCGCTTTTGCCACTCTTCGTCGTCTCTTCTACGCCACAGGCTAAATCCTTTGTTGTTTTCCACGATGCGGCGAGCGTGTTCTTTGTTGCGTGCGCTAATGAACACCGTGCTGTCGTTGTCAAATGTAACCTCGAAGGTCATCTCTGGTAGTGCTGGTAGGTTTCTCATAATCTTTTTAGTTTCTTCTTTTGTTTCTCTCACTCTCAATACATATAGTATGCCACAAAAATGACAAAAAGTCAACCCCTAAAATGAAAAAGTTATTCACAATTGGAATGAGACTAAGTCTCAATAAGCGGGACCGGTCCCGCCGGCTGTCAAGCAAAAGTTATTCACACCCCCCCTAGGGGGTAGGCTCTTTTAGTTAATCTTTTCCAAGTGGCTAGGATAAAAGTCGTGCGTCAATCCGAAAGAGAGTTGAACGCGCAGCATTCCCTTGTCTGGTTTGCCAAAGCCTTCGCCGACTACTACGCCAACCCAACCACTGGCCGTTGACTTTACTCTGTCGCCTACTTTAAGGTTTTCTGGATTATACATATAATTATTCTCCGTTGTCAAAGGTGAATGTTTCGCACTCATCAAAAGAGTAAATCTCTCGAATGGTTCCAGCGTAGTTAATCACTTTGAAAGTGTCCAACGTAGCACCAAAATCATCAAATGAATGATGGCTGATAATAGAGTGCAGCACTCCGTCGATAGTCATAAACTGACTATCTAAATCAGTTACAACAGGCTCTTTGTTTGATGTGGTTTTAATCATGCCGAATTGATAATGGTAGTTCATCTTAAAGGGTAGACTTTACAACACTGTTAGCGATTGGGCCGAGGCTTTGCTCGGTCTTGGCGAACTGTGTCCGCTCTTGAATCTCACCCACGAAGGTGACATCGAGAAGAACGGTCTTGCCGTCCCAATCAAGGTCAATCTCAAGTGTGCGACCATCGGCCATGATGTTACGCACACGACCTGTGCAGTTCCAAAATTGGCTTTGCGCGAATGTCACGCGTACATCCTGATTAAGGAGGAGTTGGGCTTCTTGTTCTACTGTCATCGTTTCGTTCATCTTGTTCTTTTCCATAATCTTTTAACTGCGTCTAGTATAGCATACGAGGTGGGACATCTGCTGTCCTACCTAGCAACTTCTTTCAATTTTTTTAATCACCATTTCAACGCTCTCATCAGCGCGTGTCCATGTGCTACCGTTCCGCTCCACGATGCGGCGCGCGTGTCCCCTATCCCTTGCCTTAATGAACACGGTACTGTCGTTGGTGAATGTTACTGTGAATATGCTTTCTATCTTGTTTAACATACGTATAATATAGCTCATTAATGTCAAAAAGTCAAGCGGTTTTTTAAGAAAGTTATTCACAATCCATCATGTCATCTGCCATGCGTGCGCTCCACACTAGGTCATCACGTGATGAGTATAGCTTGGCCCCTATGCCTAGCTCTGATGCACGTAGCATGGCTGCATTCATGCCCTCACGTGTGTGTGGGTAGGTGGCGATGAGTTGCACACCGTTCCAGAGGGTGTATGTTGGTTTCTTATCTTCTTTAATCATCATGCGTATAGTATAGCACAGAGGGTGGGACATCCGCAGTCCTACCCATAAGATAATTAAAAAAAGTTTTACTGAGACCGAGTCGCAATAAGCGGGACCGGTCCCGCCGGATGTCAAGCAAAAAGTTTAGACCCCCCCCGGGGGGTACCCCTAGGGGGGTGGGGTCGTAGTCATCACGCTGTGTCGCTACAGGTCAGACCTCAAAGGCTCAAGCGTAGGTTTTCAGACCCCTATCAAAATCACATAATTATGACTTTGACAAATTGACCGACGATCACGCCGACAATAAATGTTACGGTTGCGATGTTTCCCACAAACAGAGCTTGTGTCCAATCTTTTTTTGTTTTAGTTTGCATAGGTTTGTTTTTTGTTAAAGCCAAATAATTAAAGGAATAATAATGTAAAGCACAACAAGGTGCATCATAATAAAGAATGTGAGTGGCATCACAAGGGAGTCAATTGCTTCGAATAGTGTTTTCATCGTTCTTTACCAAGTCCAGTCAGTTGTGAGCATACCGTGAGCGACTACAAAGCCAAGGGCAAGAGCAGCACCGAGACAAGCAGCAATCATCAATTCAAGATACCATTTTGTTTTAGCATCTTTTTCGTCAAGTTGTTGCCGCTCTTTGCGAGTAAGCACTTTGTTAAGATTGTCGCGTAATTGCTTTGTGGCAAATACGCTTGCGTTTTGTATGTTGTGTTTCTTCATCATCTGTTTATAGTATATGGGTTTTCCGATTAAATGTCAAGACCAAAATCCTTCAGTTTCAACAATTTCAAATTCATTAGCTGGCAGCCAGCCAAACCACGGATCACCGTCTGGGCCGCCCACTTCGCGCAGCAACCAAGACTCTGAATCACGCTTGCCGATAAGGGCCATGATGTCATTAAGGTCATGTTTCTTCTCTACGATGAAACGTGGGCCAAATCCACGAATGCGGTTTTTAGTGCGCCGGCTTGCGTTGGCTTTTGCTTTAATTGTAATAATCTTATTCATCATCTTAAAACTCTGTTTGGTCTTGAGCTACTAGCTCTCCTAACTCTCCTAATCCTACCAGATTCCTAGCATCGTTGTCAACCAATTTCCTTTGGACGAATTTGGCAATTCTGATTTTCTTTGCCGCTACTCTTTTGCTGCTAACATTAGCCCAATCCTTTGGCTCGTTAATGTCTACGCCTACGGTTACGATTCGACCGACGTTGAATCCGAGAGCTTCAAGAGCTATACGGATAAACTGCGCATTCTCTGGGCCGCGTGCTGTAAGAATGTCAAATTCTTTGCCTGAGTCTCTGACTAACACTCCGAGAGGAGTGAGGTCGTGTTCTGTGAGATTAAGAATAGCGTGAGGCCGTAGGAAATCAAATAGGCGATCTGAGCCGCGCTCCTCGCGGATAAGGGTTCCGTCTAGGTCAAATAGTGGTTTTAGTTTTTCTTTCATCTCGTTCTTAATTATCATGCGTCTAGTATAGCATACTGGGTGGGACATCCGCAGTCCCACCTATGAATAAATCTCATAATCTTCATCATAAGCAAAAGCGTGAGTTTCTTCGGTAAAAGCAGCAACTTCATCAGTTTTTGTGATGTTGCTAATGTAACCGAAACGGCAAAGGTTACGGGCAACCCATTCAGCTTGTTTTTCGTCCTTGGCTTCAAGAACGATGTTGACGAACGGAGAGCCAGCGAATGCTGTCGTAAACTCTACGTTGTAAGTTTTCATGTTCGTTTTAATCATGCTTAAATATAACCCATAAATGCCAAAAAGTCAAGCGGTTTTTTCAAAAAGTTATTCACAATCTTAATGAGACTGAGTCTCAACGGGACCGGTCCCGCGGCTGTCAAGTCTTTTTTACTCACAAGTTACTAATGCCCACAACAGGGGTAGTCTTCGCACCCGCACCGTACACCCTCATCATCATAGGGCAGGGTGCCACGAACCCAAATCATGTCAGGGTTATTCGCGCCGTCAATTATCGCCATTTGTTCGTCAAACTCCGCACGCAGGTTGTCACGGTCTCCGCTGGTTATCTGGCTATATGGATCGTTCATCATGTAAATAATATACTACAAAAGGATGTAATTGTCAAGGAGAAAGTTATTCACAACTTTAGTGAGACTCGGTCTCAATAAGCGGGACCGGTCCCGCGGCTGTCAAGTCTTTTTTGCTCACAATTGCATTTTTTTTGTTAATAGTTTTTGAATTTTTTCCTTGTGCTTTTCTTAGATGCGTGTTATATTCTTTCTAATGATGAACGACATGATGCCAACCATAGAAGAGACCATAAGTGCAGACATCGAAGCTCAGCTTGAGCATGAAGAGTGGACACGCGAACAGGAAACCCAAGATCGTTGGGCGAATCTGGTTGCAATCCATGGGCCGCTAATGACGGACACCGAATGGCAGGATTACCTTGCTACTTACGGTGAATATCTGGACATGGTCTGGAAGGACTAACATCATGGGCGAGCGCGACTGCCTAAGAATTCGCGCCCTATCAATATCATTATGATTACATTAGGAATGGAAGTCGAAGACGTCAACGGTTACGTTGGCGTGGTCGCCGCCTCTCCGCGCCACGGCAAGTGGCTCATCCTCAAGGATGATGGTCGCACCGTGCGGATGCGCGAGGAGCATATCCGTGAGTATGATCACGGGCGTGCCCTTGAGATCACCGGACACGGTGATTTCACCCCCTCCAGTTTGGAGGGCTAAACACAACCCGCGAAAGCGGGCCTTTTTTTTGCCCTAAAAAAACCCGCCCCTTATTCGGGACGGGTCATATTTGCACTGATTTATTATTTGAAGCCTATCGTAATTTGAAAAATTTATGATTTCCAATTACCTTTGTTATTGTTCCTTTCTTTGTCCAATAGTTATTGATTTCTTTTCTGCAATAGTGATTTGCGTTACCAGTGAATTTTTGATCTAACAATTTACCTTTGCAAACTGTTCTCGCTAACTCTCTGGCGTACATCATGGATTTAGATTTCCACAAATAATACAACTCACTTTCTTTTTTTATCTTACCCTTTCCAGCGTTCCAAATGCTGAACTGATAAGGTTGGTGGCATACCTTTGCTGGCGTGAGGTTGCGTTCTGACGCGCGTTTCTGAATTACACAGGCGACAGCATACATTCCTTTTTTACCTTCACCACGGGCTTCTCCCAGTATAGTGAGTGCAACAATACGCTCGTCCCTTGTTAAGACTTCATCGCCCGAAGCGGTTATGCTAATAATAAAGAAGATTATCAATCCAATAATTATATGTATTCTCTCCATAAGTATAAAAGTATAATGGGTTTCTGTTGAAAAGTCAAGAGGGGAGAGAGCCACTCAAGAGGCGAAGCATTCACGCCAAACTCTCTCCCCCCTACTAGGGTTAAGCCAAAGCCTTCTTTGCTTGCCTAGCTCGCTTCACTTGAGCGAGCTTTCGAGCCAGCTTTCGCTTGTTCGCCACCATGCGCTTTTCTGTCATAGTGCGCGTACCCTGTACCCAGCTTACGACTTTGTCGTAGACGCTAGGACTGATGGACGAAATGATTCCCCCATAAAATCCATCGTCATAAGTGTTACCAGCAACGATAACGTCAGGGAGTAATTGCGCCACGGCACGAATCGTGTTGATGTGACGTTGCTCCGTGAGCTTATCGTTTTTGGTGTTAGTGTTAGAATGGACGGTGTCAAACAGACGACCATCTAGGCCAACGCCAGCGATGAATCCGCAAGCCATTTTGCCTTTCTTACGGTCATCGATACCGTTGCGTGTTTTGCCAGCATACAGGAGAATCTTTCCGTTCTCAAGTTCTGTGCCAGTGATGTAGTTAGTATATGAATGTAGGTTGTTCATCAGTTTTTTTAGTTTTAGTTAGTTCGTTCGCACTGTTTATATAATACCCCACTTCCGACTTTGTGTCAAATAAAAAAATAACAAAGAAAAAGCTTGACATCTCGCGGGACCGGTCCCGCCGGCTGTCAAGCAAAAAATGTCATTTTTATCGACTAAGCTTTGCGCCGAAATACAACCCGATGGCAACAAGGACAATAAATTCCATCACGCAGCCCTTGCCTTTTTCTTTATGACTTTCAAAGCTTCACTTGCTGCGCTCCCTGCTGGCTGTGTGCCGTGAATGAGTAACGCGAAATTCTCCGCGCCAAACGCTGCGTGTGAATCGTCGTGGTCAATTTCCAAGTCAAGCTCTTCCGCTTCCTCTTCACTGAATACGACAATCGCCTCTTTCCATGCGTGGAGGTCAATCAAATCATCGTACTTGCCACCACGGGAAGCGGTCAACACAAGGTTTTCCGGTAACGCAAATTGCTTGAACAGGTGCAAGCTTTTGCTGTAAGAGTAAAACACCTTGTCAGGGTTTCGCTTGGCAACTTCAATCCACGCTTGCAAATACGCCCTGCTGAAGTAATCGCCGCCAACGTGAACGCGCATTACGTCAAACTTCTTTGGCAAGCTGTTGTGGATCAGATCCGCGCAAGCATCAACGCCGTTTTTCAGTGCCGCTTGTAACTGCTCGTAATTCTCCCACACCATAGCGCGGAGACTTGGAAAGGTGGCTTCGAGCGATGCCATGAAACAACGGAATTGTGTTTCCTTGCCGTCTCTCACTTTGCCCGTTTTTCTGTCGGCATACGCGAGGCAATCCTTTGCACCGCCGCAAGTATAGCCCGCAGGGAGAGTGAAGGTTTTAAGCTTAACGCCAAGCTTCTTTGCCATCTTCTTGAGTTTACCGTTTGCATCTTTGAATTTCAACATCAGAGTATAATAAAGGTTTGAGGGTTAAAGGTCAAGCTTAAACGTCGCACGTTCCAGAAGAAAATGACTTTTCCTCGTTGGTGTAAACATCGCCGAGTGTGTAAACGTGACCTTGGCGACCGTAGCGCATGGATGAATCTTTTTTGTTCATCTCTGCAATCTTGGCCTTGGCTAGTTCCTTGGCAAACGGCATCGCGCCGCCTTCCTCGCCTTTGAAAGCATCTTCATCATCATTAAGAAGGATGAAAAGAAAAATATCATTCATGGCCTTGGTTAGCTTGTCCCAAGTGGTACAAAATGCCAACTCGTTTTTGAATATCCATTCTGGCTCGTCTTGGCTTGTAGCGTTGTGATTCCAAAAGGAATTAAACCACGCCTCGGCAAGTTCTGCGTTAGGTGCTTGCAAATATACTTTAATCCAGTCGTGAGAGTCTGGAATGTAGGTCAGTTTTATATCGTCCATCATCATTATGATTATCTCCTATATCCTAGTTTGTGTCAATACTTTTTTTGTGTTTTTGTTTGCGAGTGAAAGAGCCTTTGCCCTTCTTCACTCTGTGTTCACGGGACGCGCTGCCCATAAATCCTTGTTTGCTTACTCTTGCTTTAATCTTCATGCGAGCATTATACAGGTTGAGCAGAAAAAGGCAAGAAAAAAATGAAAAAATAATTCACAGGTTGTGGATAAAAAAAGCTTGACAAGCCGCGGGACCGGTCCCGAAATGTCAAGCAAAAAAGTAGGCGGGCCCGGTCAAACACATAAAACCCGGACCCGCCTGATGGAGGAAAAATATTAATTCATCTCGTGCTCCGCCCGGACTTGCGCCCAGCACGTCTCGCCGATGATGACTGTGCGAGCGGTAAAGATAGGCTCATAGACGTCTTCATTCGATCTGAAAGGATCCGTGTCACGAGTCATGAAGGTGCGGTACTTGTAAGGATTATATACAACCTCAAGCCATCGATATCCCTCACGCTCGATCATGTACTGTTTTTTAAAGTACTCGCAGGCATCCTTAGCATGACCCATTTCGAATGCATCCACATCCATGTCACTTGTATACCACACGGCGTTGTTGATGTGCCCGCGGATAACAGCGTGCACGTTCTTGCGCTCTTCATCACGTACGCGCTGGTTGCCCTTAGGGCCGACCGCAAACTTAATTGGGGTCTTAGTCGTTCCGTCCATGATGACCATCAGGGCATGCCCCTCTACAAGGCCTTCCTTACGTACAGAATAAACGGTCTCGTTCCTGAAGTGAAGGTTGCGATAGACCTCGCGCTTAAGTGTGTTTGCGATATCCATTAATCCTCATCCTCCTCCCATGCGATTTCACCGTCCGAATCCAGCCCGAAGAAATCGTCTTGGCACGACTGACACCACACGGTGAGTTTGTACTCACGTTGCGATGGTTCATCGCGAAAGTCGAGGTCATAGGTTCCACACTTAACACACTGCCCTGCGGCTAGCGCGAGACTTCGGCTGCGACCGAAGCTCTTCATGCAAATGTCTTCTTTGAGTTGATCTAATTCGTTCATCATGTTTATATAGTACTACACATCCGCTTTTACGTCAAGAAGAAAGTTATTCGCAAACGCACAAAAAAAGCTTGACAAAATCGGGACCGGTCCCGCCGAATGTCAAGCAAAAAGTTTCCACAATCGCAAAAAAATCCCCGCCCGAAGGCGGGGGGTGTTTGTAGGTTTGGCCTAGTTGTTCTCGACCTTTACGCCGTCAGCCTTGGCAACCGCAACCAGTTTGTCAAACCGCTTGGGGTTGTCGCTGGCGAGGTTGAACCGCTTGAGCAGTTGCGAGCTAACGCGGTTCGCGTACTCGAAGCGGGTGGACTCGAACGTGCCGACAGCATCGCCAGACTTCTTGTCAACCAAGTTGTCACTGGTGAGGTACTGCGTGGCAGCGTTGTAGAGTTGGTAGAGGTTGCGGTCATCACCAACCGAACCGTCAGCACCATCCTCGCGTGGGTTGTTCCACACGCTTGCGATACCCTCGCGCACCTTGTCAGAAATCAAACCAGTGTTGGCTTGGTTTTGCAGGGCGAAGATGCCTTGCTCTTGAGTAACTCCAACGCGAGCCAGCGCGGCGTATGTGTTCCCCGTGTTGGTGAACGTAGCCATAGCCTTGTCGATTGCGTCATCAGTCAGCAACGCGCCGAGGTCAAAGTTCTTGGAGTGCTTCTTGAGCATATCCAATTCCTTTTCGAGCGTCTGCATACCGTTGGTGCAAACGAGGCGAAGCATACCGAGCGCAAAGGACACGCGCAGCGAGCGGTCAAATGAGTTTTGCAAGGTCAGGCGAAAGCCCATCTTGTCACCCACTTCTGGCACTTCAATATCGTGACCTTGGAAGTCGTAATTGACGCGCAGCTTGGCTCCGCCGTCAGTCACATAGATGTTGCGCTCAAAATCGCCCAATCCCTTGCGGCGAAAAGCACTCTCGGCTTTTTCCACTAGGTCGCCATTCTGGACGATGCCGTAGCGGCTAGTGTGACAGCCCAGCACCTCGTTGTTGTCGAGGCGGCGGGACGCGAAGAAACCGGACTTCTTGCCGTCAGGCAGGAAAAGCTCCTCCTGTGCTACGGTGAAATCCCAATCTTTGTTTTTGCTTTGTTTTGCGGTAATAGGCATAGTTCGTTCTCTTTCGTTAGTAGTTATGTCTCAATCGACTAAAACCATTATCTCACACTTCCTAATCACTGGCAAGAAAAAAATGCACGTCACACACATCTTTTTTAATTAGGCTAATTAAATGCGTTTATATAGGGTAATTGTTTTTGAGCTTGACACTGTTTTTGCAGGGTATGGGGTCAAATAGTTTCTTATATACGCCGAATTTCACACCGGAGAAATCGCCCCTTTTTAAGAAATTCTCACAGGCTGTGAATAAAAAAAGCTTGACAGGCGCCGGGACCGGTCCCGGCGTGTCAAGCAAAAAATTAACATTAGGGCAAAAAAAATCAGAGGCGGATTTCGGCGTTGTTGCTTAATATCTCTTTAATGGTTTTCACCAACCTCAGGATTATGCTAAATTAATGGGAAGATGGATTGCTGCATTACCATCAAGACCAGTGCACAATACAGTTCAAGTTTACCAGTCTACCAGAACCACGCGCCTCATACGATTGCACTCTAACGCGCGGCCCTGTGCCTTACCCCTTATGATGGAGGGTTATTCAGCCATTCCCTTACTCCAACCGTCGCCGGAGTAAAAATTGCTTGGGCCGTTTCCTCTGTCGGACGTTTGTTCCGTCACCCAAGGCTTAAATTGTTAGGGCGTGAGGAGTCGAACCCCATCCCTCCGGTATCGTATCACCGTCCAGTTTCGTCGCGCTTCCACTGGGGGCTTTCCCGCGAGGGCACTCACTTGCGTGAGGACTACCACAGTCGCCTTCTTAAATTGTCTCAAAGATCGTGGAGGTGTTACCCTCACTGTTTTAATAGTATACCGTACATCCCATTTTAGTGCAAGCCTTTTTTTACTTTTTTTTGTCGATCATTTTGGGAAGATTTTGATTGGCAAATTTGTTTGTCGATCATTCGTGAGCGGCAAAATAGTTTGTCGATCATTTTCTTGGAATTTTGATTGCCAACATCGGGACCGGTGAAATTGAGAATGAGTCTCATTAGCATAAAGGAGGGACGTTGAGATTGACTCTCATTTAGTTTAAACCTTACCTTATTTGGGCCTGTTTTATTTTTACTTTATTTCAGTTCTATATTTGACGAACCTATTCTACAAAGCTTATTTGAACATAACCTGTTGAGCTTGCCTTATTTATTTATTTAGCAAGGTCTTATTATTATTTACACTGTTTTAAAGAAAATACAAAAAAAATCCCCCCGCAGTTTCCCGCAGGAGGATTCGATGATGATGAACGAACTGTGGGCGTTGCACCCACATCTATATATTAGCCTACTTCCTGACTAAATTCAAGTTTATTTTTATTTATTTCCATCCTAAAAATGTTATTAAGTTATTTATTTCTATCTTATCTTTATTTATAATATACTTCATCGGACTCCATTCTTGCGCTACATATATATAATCTACATTATTTAGATCGTATTCTGTTTCAGCATATTTTACTTTCCAAGCACCAAGGTTATATTTAATAACTACAAATAAATCACTATTATTTAATGTGCCGCGCCATTCGTAATCAGACATCCGTATAGGCTCATCATCTATTTTATATTTATTTTTTACTAGCCTTGTTAGACTTGTTCTTTTTAACTCCATCGAGGTCATTAAGATACTCCAATCCTTTTGTTGTGAGGGAGCGACCCTCTGGTTGTATCTCCATTAGACCCATTTTGGAGAGATATAACTCATAATCTTTTTGGATTGCTCCCTTGGAGAGTCCAGTGATTGCGGCGAGTTCGGTAAGGCGAGTTGCCTTCTTCCGCGCCATGTAACGCATGAGGTTGAGTTCTTGGACGGAGATGCCAAGCGGCAGGATACCGAGCTTGTCCATAAGTTCCTTCCAATCCTTGTCGGCAAAATGAGTCTGACCTTTAGCATCAAGGTATAGGCGCATCTTCATCGCCATTTTCTGACCAGCACGGGCGTTGCCTCGCAGGACGTTAGAAATACTCTCTAGCGTTTTTTGCTCGACAGTATAACCGTCTAATCCAAGCAACACAATCTTACCAAGTTCATCTAACTTATATTCTTCCAAGTCGATGCGCTCCATTCTGTCCATGAGTGCATGGAAGATACTTTGCCCTTCGGTAGTGGCGAACATGAAGCTCAAGCGGCGAAAGTCAAACACCACGTTATAGTCCTCATAGGAGAACTCGTTCTGGTTCTCTGGATTAGGGTTGGTGATGGTCAGTAGTGCCATCGTCACATCCTTGGGCAATTCAGAACATTCGTCAAACAGCACGGTGGCATCACGCTCAACCATATGAGGTATCACAATCATATTGAAAAACTGCTTGAGGCTCTTGATGGTAGAACAGTTGATAGTAATAAGAGGCTTAATCGCACCGTCAGGCCCAACAAGGTTCTTTGCCATAGCAGTTGCCATCGTAGTCTTGCCGCACCCGCGAGGTGCAGTAAACATCAGATGCGGTATGCAATTCGTTTCTTGATAACCGTCAATATAAAAGCCCAACGCTTTTTTGACACGGTTCTGACCAATTATATCTGGGAAGTAGGTTTCACTCATCGTCTTTAATTGTAAGGGATTTCTTACCAGTTGTCAACGCTAAAGTCTGGCGCGGTTTCTTTCTTACTTTCATTCAAGTCAGTAACCTGTACGGCATTAGCTTTGGCAGCAGTAGCAAGAGGCATCATCATGGTCGGCGTGGATACGACAGGTTGCCCCTCGATACCCATAGATTCGCAGAACTTCCTACTCACTACGATAATTGCCCCGCTAGGCAGTTTGGATACTAACTCTGTGAGGGGAACCATACAGAAGCTAACGCTCCCTTTCTTCCGACCCGCACCCGATTTACGTTTTTTCTTTTCGTTCATCCTTCAACCAGTATAAGGGTTATCCAAGTTGAGGTCAAGTAAATAAAATAATAAAATTAAATTTAATAAATCTTCCCACTTACTTTTATATCTATACTATTGTTCTCTGCCATCCTTCTTACTTCCTTGGCAAACTCATTCGCGTGTCTACCATGCGGCTCATTAATTATTTCTTCTTGTGTCCATCTACTTTTAGAATAAAACAACTTATGCCATGCCATTTCGTAGCGTTGGGCGAGTTTTAGTCCAGCTTCATCTAACTTATATTTATTTTTCTTGGTTTTCTTTTTGGGAGCAGTCATGTTATTAAATATATTGAACTATTTCCTAATTTGTGTCAAGATTATTCGTAAAAATATCTATAATTGCAATTAAAATTATTAAAATGAATAAAATTAGCATTTTTCTTTGTTATTTTCTTAAAAATCGCAAATGAGACTCATTCTCAAGGACGGGTCTGGGGCATTTTTTTCTTGACATTCCAGTGGAGATGGGGCTATATTTCGCCGCGCTATATTTCGAGGTCAAAATGTTCGAAGTCATTTTCATTTTTGCTATATTTCACCATCACCCTAGTCGAACCTGCTATATTTCGAGGTCACATTCGTCGAACCTAAATTTAATAAATAAAATAATTAAAATTGGCGGCTAATTATCTTTTGATTCTTCTATAATTTTTTTGCCAAATAATTTCAGTCATTTCATTTGCAGTTTTAGTAACTTTGTTTTCAGACCACTCTGGATTATAGACATGAAGCATTTCATGTATTAATGTATCTAAATATGCTTTACTTTTTTGTCTTGGGTCTATTTCAATTACTCTTGCTTCTGTATAAGCCTGTCCTACTGCCTTCTGTCTACCTAAAGGTTTGTCAACAACTTTAATTTTATGACTATTAGCCATATAAATAAATACACTATAATATAATAAGATGATTTTTGCCCCTGCTTATATAAATAGATTAAATTAATTAAATATATTTTAATAAATATAAATCGCGCAGACCCGTAATATATGACAATAAGTAATACCTTTATTCTTTCTTTCTATTACTACTGTCTGTCTAGGTATATTTTGGATGTGAATTTGTTGAAGATAAAGTGGGGAAAAGGGGAGGAAAGTGGGGGAAAGGGGGGATTTAATCTCCCCCCATCCCTCCGAATAAGTCATCTCCGTTCTTCATAAACCAAATAAAGAACGCCACAAAGAAAATAAATTCCATTATATGTTAAGGTATATCTATAAGGTTGTAATTTCATCATAAGTAGGTTCCTTTGTATATGTATAAGGTATGAAAGTTCAGTCAATTAACCGCACTTGCTAATTAAAATAATAAAAATAATATGGGGAGCGGGGTTTATTCCCCGCCCCCCGTGCTTCTAGTACCCCAAGTCCTTTTTGGCTTGTTCGTACCCTTCGGCGTATGCCTCATTCTCCTCGTCGGAGTAATAGTCGTAATTGATACCATCGTCCAGCGGGGGAGCGTCGATACTCTCCATGTGACCTACGACTTTATATGACGCAGTACGCAACTTCTGACAGTCGCAATCGTGAGGGACGCTGACCACATCAGATGGGTCAATTTCCACAATCATCAGATTGCCCCCGCTAGAAGCGTAACCCTTGGCATATTCATAACTGCCAGCATGAAACCCGTTAGAGCAACCGATATTGGCATCATCGCAAACACTGTTACGAATCATGCTCAAGGTCTGTCCAACAGAGTTGTCAAACTTGCGGCTATAACAATCCTTGAAATCGTTCGTCACGCCTTTGTAAGCGAGGAAGTTGCCTTCTGGGGTCAGGGGCATGGATTTATGCTCCAAGAACCGATACAACTCCTCTGTGGCACGACGAGAGGGATTCGCCATGAGCTTTCCAAGGAATTTAACCAAGGGTTGATATGGTAGACCATCCCGCATGAAATCGAGAATCTTGTCTACGCAATAGTTATGAACGGATTCGCCCCCGTAGAATACTGCTCCGTCCTTTACCTCGATGTTGGCATCATCGTCGAGGTAATCCTCTACGGCATGAGACACATCGAACATCTTCTCAAGCCGTTCCCATTCGGAACTCTTGAGTGCATCCTTCGCTTGTTCCCAAGCTGGATGGTCACTGTTCATGGTTTGAGCCTGACCATTTATCACCACTGTCAGACTGTTTTCTGTTAATATGTGCGGTATCATAATTTTGTTTCCTCTATCTTTCTATTCTAGTCGATTTCCTATTCTAACACAAGTCTTTTTTACTAAAAAGTATCATCTTCATCAACATTATACATCTCAATCAGCATTTGTTGTATCTCTCTCACTCTATCGTGAATTGCCTCTTGTTTTTCGTTCATCGCGGTTAATTGCTTTTTCATTACTTTTGCAAAATCCGCTTCAATTTCTTTTGGGTCTACTTTTTCTAACTCACTTACAACATTTTTGCCTTCCATCATATACTTACTTGACAGGGAGAGTAGTTGATTTACCAAACCAACCGTCTCGAAAATATCTTTCTTACTTATATTCTTTCCTGTTTCTTCTGTTTGAAAAATGCTATCAATCTTAATGTTGATTTTCTTCTCTAATTCTACGCACTGGTGATTGTAGAACTTATGACTTTGGAGTGCTACGTCGAGCTTTTCCGTTTTTGATAGTTCGTTGTTTTCCATTTTTCTTAATAAAATTAATTTAATTAGTTTTTTTGTTCGTTTTTTAAGACGGGGAGCGCGAGGGAAAACCTACTAAACCCTCACGCCCCCCTGTTTTTTACTCCTCTGTGCTTGAGGATTGGTTACATACGTCAACCAGATTGATGTAGTTGACGATTTCCTTCATACCTTGCACTTTGCCGTGCCTCCACACATCGGATTTGATGTGCTTGAGCATCGGGTAGCGTTTCAGTGCCTTTTTGAACTCTTTTATGAGCGGAAATGATGGTTTACCCTTCAGATTCACTTCGATGCCGAATTGAGAGCAAAGGTTCTTGATTGTCTCAACGCCATCGCGTCCAGAACGTGCCTTCATTAGCCCGAAATTACACGCTAACGCATGAGCAGAACCTTCTGCATCCTTGAGTGCCATATCCTCTATGGAGGCTCTTAATTGCGTCAGGAGTCCTTTAGCGTCCCAATTCCAGTAATCTTCCACAAGGTCACGGTCATTCTCAAGTGCCTTCAATTCCAGCATATCGGCCCATGCCAATTCATACTCACCGTCCTTGAGCTTCTCCTTGAGCGTGACTTGGATGTAATCCCAGAGGGTAATCCAACCGTCCTTACCTTCCACATCACTACGATTCTTGAGCTTGAACCCATACACGTTTTCGGGGAAGGGGATATGAGCTTGCTCAAAGCAGTTCTTCAGTTCCTTAATCTTGTTAGGTACTTCGGTAGTTGGGTATCCATCGCCATTATTCCTCTCTGCTTGGAATTGGTCTAGGATAACGTACACTCGCGTTTCGCTAGTGTCTGCTACGTCTACGTCTGCGATGCTCCACCAAGAGGACTTCTTTCTGTCCCAATACTGTCCCTTGTGGTCGAATTTGAACGTGAAACACTTTGCAGAGTGCTTTTTGTTCTTCTCACCCACTCCAGAACCAGCAGGAGCAGCAGAGTATCCAGCGAAATCACTCAACGGACGTTTCTCCATCTCGCTCAATTTGAGCATTTTAGTGTCGAAACCCGCATACGCTTTCCAACGCTTCTTCTCTGCCTCGCTATTAAATTTAATTAAATAGACATTCTTCTCCTGTTCCAGAATGTAAGGCAATACTTTGCCCATGATTCCGCGACGATGCCCTTGGTCATTCTCAATAACTACTACCTTTTTGGATGCAGTAAGGTGATTAGTCTCCTCGATGCGATACTTCTCGCTTCTCCATGACTTTTTCCAAGTGTGCATTTCGACGCTTTCAGAGTCGGTGTAGTCTCCCTTTGAATCCTTGCCGAACTGATAGTAAGCACCGATGCTGGTATCACCTATCTTCTTGCCTTTGAACTTCATTTTCTTTGCTACAAAGTTCCGCAAGTTGTAGAGGTTGCTTGCCATATCAAAGATGGAACCCATGAGACATTTTGCATCCCATAGCGTTTTGCAACCACTGAACTCTTTGCTGATGACGCTGATAAGCTCATCAGAAACAGTTTTCAGTTTCTCTTTAATTTTCTTACGAGTATATTCCGTATATTGTAACTTTTCGCGTGATGCTGAAATCTCTAAATCACCGATGTCGAACTTCATCACAAGATTGGCGCAAAGCAACTCTTGTAAGTTAGTTTCTTCTTCGTTGAAGTCTCCCAAGGAATAAACGTCGATGGGATAACCTATGTTCCCCATGACTGCGATTGCCTCACCTTTGTCATAACGGTCACGCTTTTCGGCTAACCACTTCCATTCGTCTGCCTCAAAGAGTGCTTCATTCTCATATTCAAACTGCGAGTGACCTTTAATTGTCGGAATCACATTAAACCAACGAAAGAGGTCTTTCGATTTGTCTACGAAAGCGTCTACATCTTCGCCCCTGACAGGAACAACGATTTCAATACCATTTGCGAACTTGGTTGGTTCTTCACCAATCTTGGAAATCTGACCAATCTGTGACGGGTCGATAAAGGCGTTATAGATATACTTCTTGCCGTCAAGGTACGAATTGATAACGTAATTGTCTCCGTAGGCAAATGCCGCTTTGGAACCAATACCCAGCATACCAATCTGGTCGTTGGTGTTACGCTTGGTGGACTCACCATAGAAGGCATACACCTCTTGAATTTCAGATTCAGAAAGTGCTGGGCCAAAGTCACGAACCTTAAAGAACAGGCTCATTTTGGTCGGCAAGGTAACTTCGATTGGGCGTTCTGGATGCCCTGCTGCTGTGTGTGCGTCAACTGCGTTACAGGAGTATTCACGGATAACCGCAAGTTCCTTATCCGAGTAAAGTTGATTTCGGAGGATTCCGAGGATGTGATGGAGTCCAGAGGATTTGATTCCAAAAGATACAGACTTCTGGATGCCGCTAGACTTGACGGTTTGTTGGTTTGTAATAGGTTTCATAGGTTTTGCTTAACTGTAAGACCAGTATAGTCTAATCCCGATATGGAGTCAAGGTCTTTTTTGCTATAAAGCCACATCCAGTCAAACCATCATAATTCATCCTAGTTTTTCTGCCTTCCCAATAGGCTTTACTCAAAGACTCTGTTTCGTATGGACAGTCCTTACTTGTTCTTTTGTCTCCATACCCTGCCATAAAAGCATGAAAATAGCGCAGTAGGCTCAAGCCGAGCCTTTTTCTGCGCCTGTGAAGATTTTTAATCTCTTTAGACACGAAATTAAATTAATTTAATTACTCTTTAAGTTCCCACACTTTCGTACTCACATCTTCAAGAGACTCTTTCACATCAATTTCCTGTTCGCCCTCGAAAAGAAGTCGGGTATGCTCTTGCGTCTCCCCTTCTTCAGCTTCGTCACGAATAGTCATAGCGTGAATGAACTTGTCCATGTTAAGCACAATCGGCTTTTCGTTATGTAATGTCAACTTTAATGTTTTCATAGTTTAATAAAAATAATATAATTAGCTTTCTTTGTCAACTTTATTCTTGTTTTTTACCCAATAATTTTTTTCTCCTGCTGCATCGCAAACCTCCTGCCACCAATCCTTTTTACTTGGAATTTCGGGATTGTCAATAGGCTGGCAATAAGGTTGCCTATATTTTCCGCTCCGATTTCTTGAACCTTCGTCGCTCATAGTGAACCTACCATTTTCCGCACATCCTTTTTGAAGGCGCGAATCTTCTTGGCCTGTTTCTCCAAACCCTTTTTCTTGTAGGATTGAGCCTTACGTTCAAGTGTCTCTTGGAGACTATCGCTCAACATACTATCTAGGTACTGTTTAGTTTTTTGCTTTTCTGTCACGCTTCTTACTCACTTTCTTTTTAGTCTCTACTGGTTTAGCGTCTCGCACCTTCTCGCGCCATTCAGACTTGGGGCAGTATGCCCATCCTTGGTTTTTAACCATGTTGTCTGCAACGATGTCAAAGACTCGCTTATATTCTTGTTTCCCTTTATTCTTTCTCTTTAATGTTTTCATAAGGTACTATTCTTTTAGCCTTCTGTCGAGCAGAAATCTTCTATATCATAATCTTCTTTTGTAACGCTTTTGTAAGCGTAATTGTTGCTGATATGAAGTAGGTCATGCAACTTTTCGGGCGGCAGAGGCTTAAACTCTGGTTCTTTCTCGCATAAGCAGCAGCACCCACTCGTAATTAAAATAATTAAAATAATAAATCCTTTGGTCATTTTATTCTCCGTATTCTTTTAGTATTGATAGTTGTTCTTCCATAAAATTAGTTGCTTCTTTGTAGGTCTTAAAAGGCCCATATCTATCTACGCATGGTGGAGTGGTCATCACGCTATCGGTGATGTAATACAGACTATCTATCTTTTCTATATTAAAATTCATTTGACCTCCATCACTGTGCCGTCAGGCCCGATTTCCAATCCGCGATGACGTTCCATATCACGAACATCCGTGTACCACTGTTTACTAAAACTAGGGACGGTTTCATCGTATTCCTGCTCGTCTTGCTTCTGCCATTCTCTCTCAATAAATTCAGTAATCGACTTGAAAGTATGGACTTCAAAGCTATTGTCCGTTTTCAAATTTAGACGAGCGTAAACTTCGTTTAGGATTTCTTTATCAGTCATCTTTTGTAATTCTATTCGCTTTCCGATTTAATGTCAACAACTTTCTCACTTTCATATTGTTGACGCATTAACTCCATCGCTTTTACCATTCCGCGCCTCTCTGCTGCTTTACGCTGCCTTTCGTTTGCGCGACGATTATTCCGAGCCTTACGCCACTGACTGTGACTCCTGCCTTTTCTGTGATGCTTTGATTCTGGCATAATTAGTAATCTATTCCTGCTTCTTGTTGTGGGTAATGATTCTTACTTTTAAGTTCTGGTCTTTCGCGCTCAATCATGTCTATAATGTCTTGGCAACGGTCAAAGTATTGGTCTATGGTATAAGGATGGTCTGTTGCATCTGGGCATCTATCGTAGATTGCCTTAATTAATTCGTAGTTTCTCATCGCTCGATTTTTTCAAAGTGTTCGTCTACTATGTCGAGAACATCCCCCTCTAGTTGGTTTTTCCAACCGAACTCTCGTAGTTGGGGCCATTTTTCCTCAAAGTACCTTTCAATATCTTCGTGAATGTCTGCTTTAACGTCTAGTATCTTGTATCCCATTTTAATTAATTTAATTAGATTCCAAGTGCTTGTTTTGCGCGTTCGACTACGTTGTGTACGTCGAGCCAATTCAAATCCGCATCCAACTGTCCATTTGAATCCATGAACTCGTTGGGCGTACCTTGCCATGCACCTCCGAAATTGATTCGACAAGTCGGAGCGTACTCGTAGCTTCCCCAAGGATGCTTCCTAATGTCTGACTTGCCGCGAATGTGAACCGTGACAAATGGTTTCTTCTCTCTTACCATTCGCAGTCTTACCGTTGCTGCTCCAGCAGGAAAGTTCGCAGTTTGTGTGCGTTCTATAACGTCCTTGGCATCAATTTTACCTTGATTGACAAGACCCATTACCCGTGTATTTTTTTCCCATTTTAGTTTCATAAATTAATCCATGTGGTTGTCCCTGTGGGGATAGTCTCTCATTTCTTCAAGCAGACTACCAAACGTAGGCAAAGGATATTGAACATTTGCCGTTATTGGAATATCGTCATGGCAGTCTTTAATGTTATCGTATGGGCCTTGAGCGTAGCCTGTTTCGTCAATAACCCAATAACCGTCATCCTTGTCCACTATCTCGTAGTCTTTCATTTTATTCGTAGTCTCTGATTGCGATTACATACGGGAAGCGAGGTACACCGTCTGGCGTGAGATTAAAATACTTAATCGTCGCGTCCTTACCTATTAGAGTATCCCCGATTTCCAGTAGTTTTGTCAAGTACGAAAATGAGCCTTTCACATTTGAATTAAACTCTCTGCCGTCCTTGTTTTTGAATTTGAAGTGTTTAATGGTTCCAGCACGATTACCTTCGCCTTCTTCGTATCCAAGAATAGTATATTCTTCGTCAATAAACTCCTTGCGTTTTAGCAACCTTGGCGAGCGTTTATTCTCGTAAGGGCCATCGAGTCTAATCATTTGCCCTTCGTAACCATGCTCAATATATTCTCCATACAGTTCGTCGAGATGCTCTTTACCGTCCACTTCGGTAGTCTCGACAATAACGAGAGCATCATCGTACTTGGTATTCAAGTTCGGTTTATTCAAATACCTAAAAAATCCATCTAACGTGGAGGTTCTATCCGAAAATGAATCCTTTTCTGTCATAGCGTATCGTCCACTACCAATCACGGGCGCATCATAAATATGATACTGAATCATCTTCTTACTCTCCTCCAAATGCTCGTCAGTAAGATTCTGCTTGCGAACGAGATGAATGATTTTGTTGAAATCATCTTTGTAAGCATGATTATACAATTCACCGTCAAGAACAGCATTAGGATACTTCTCAAAGAAAGGTTCCAGTTCCTCATGGATATGAGGCACGGCAGTAATCTCCTTACCAGTACGGGTAAACAATCCTTCGCGCATGGCGATACAACGTATGCCGTCCAGTTTGGGTTGAGAGAATACAGGCGCACCGATGCCCTCCTCATCAATCTCAAACATTACCTCCTTCTGGCGATTCTTGTTCTTGAAATCCTGTGCGAGCATAGGCTCATAGAAACGCTTCTTACTGATATTCTTGAGGTTCAAGTGGTATCCAGCCTCCAGCTTTTTCTTGTGCTTCGCCTCTGCTTCTTTGAGTGCTTGTTCCTCACCAGTGGTAGCATTTTTCTTTCCCACATTCTTACCTTCGCAAACAGTCCAGTTGTTTACGACCTTCTTGCCGTCTGCTTGTCCAGAAATAGTACGGAACTTATTCCCGTCCACCTCGATTTCCCAAGTTTGTGTTTTACCAATAGTGGTCTTTTTGTATAGTGTAGGTAGTTTTTTCATATTCTGTTCTCGCTTAACTAATTCTTCCCAATAACTCATAATTTTAATTAATTTAATTCTCTATTCGTATCTAATAATATATTCCTTCACATCGAGTATCTCATAATTAAAAGCCTTTGCTTGCGGCTCGTATGCTCTACGGACTGCATCGGGGTCGCCGCTCCTAAATTGAGCGACAGTGAGTTCCCATCGCTTCTTGCCGTCCTCGTACCTTTTTTGAATCCAGTATTGTTTCATTTTTAGTTTCTAATATACCATGCTAAATAAGCCTCCCAACCAAGTCCTATTACTGCTATAACAATAGCGCAGACAATTAAGACCCCAATAATAAACATACTTCCGTCTGGTTCTCTCATAATACTTTCCATCTTGCTCCTTCTGGAGTTTCTTTAATCTCAATTACTTTGACTGTTCTGCCATACCACTGTTTCTGTTGATATGCCCAAGTTCGGGCGGCGTGTTCGTATCTAAATAACATTCTTAATCCTCCAATACATAAGTCCAATATCTGCTATCAGCTTGGTCTTGCTTCCTGTCCCACAAGATTGCACGGGCAATCGTAGACGGCACATTCCACATACGACACATATCCAGCCAATAATTCTCAATCTCCATATACCTCGTAGCGTCCTTACTCTGGTCGAGTCCATACGCTTGAAAGAGGTGAGTGTCCATACAGGTCACTTCCGCTTCATTAGGATAAATCATTTCAAATCCAAATGATACCTTCGCAATCCCAAGTCCGAGTATCTTCTTCACTAACTTGTTGCGGAACTCTTGCCAGTTCCCTCCATCATACTTATATTCTTCGGGGTTGCTCCAAAAGTGATGGGCAAACTGCGAGACAAATCTTGTACGATTTTTATGCAAGCCTACTCGACTCTCTACGAGTAGTCGTTCAAGCTCATCGTCGCGGTTTACCCATTTAGTCCAATCCTTAACCGCGAGGTATCCTCGCACGTTGGATTCCCAACTGGTATGGACGGACATAAAAGCGAATAGCCAACGCTGAAACATCTCTGTCTCATTCTTTGGCTTGATGGTTTCCCAGTAAGTCTTGTAAGTCTCAACCTCTTTCATGTCGAAAGAGTTGAATAAGGCATCGACCTTACTGAAATCTACATCATTACGAATCTTTGTGGGTTTCCAATCATCTCCCCACAAATCAAATTGCTCAACGCCCCTTTCAATCTTCGGCGTTCCGATAAAGTCGAGTTGTTTTGCTTGCATGACCTCATTATGCGGTATATCCAAAATGAAGTCAAGCACTTTTTGACAATTAATCTTCTACTTTTTCAAAATTATCTTTATTCTGTATAAACATGAGCTTTACCTCGTCTAACGTAGGTCTAGCAAGTTGCTCAAATGTAATCTTGTAAGTCTCTAGTTCCTCTGTGGTAACAAAACACTCCCAGACCCCTTCAAATCTCTCATTAACCCTGTCCGATTTAATGAATACTTTTAATTGGTTCATTTTAATTAATTTAATTAGTGCTATCTTCTATCATTTTTTGCGCTTGTTTACGCGCTTGGTCTGCAAGGGTATGATAACCCGCATTTCTAAACACTATCTCACACAAACACGCAACCGTCTTATCGGGGTCATCTTTATAGCCTTCTTCATAAGTCATTAATATAAAACCCCACATCGTTTCTTCTTCATCATTAAGAATACTCTCTGTCACACGGGTCATCGCTTCCATCGCCATGTCTCCGTACTTTTCAAAGTCACTTTCATCTATCTCGATTTTGCGCTCCCACTGGTTGCCTACGACAATAAATGTTTTCATTCTTATTTACGGGGTAACGATTGAAGATGGGGGAGGCATAATAATGTCCTGTTGCTCTTGCATCTGCTGTTGCTGCATCCTCATCTGCTCTTGTTGCTGCATAAAGATTTGAATCTCCTGCGCCTTCTTCAAAAGAAAAAGCCTATCGGACTCATCTTCAATTTTATTTGCATGATGCCAAGGCATTTGCAAAATCGTCATAAGCATCCAGTTTTGTTCCTGCTTGCTCATTTCGGAAAAATTGGGCTTGTTGTCGCAATCTTTGCATTCTTCCGTGGGATTTACTTCGTTAGTTTCCATAGTCTTATTTATTTATTTATTTATTTATTTAGATTCTTCGAGATAGGTTTGTACCTCTAGGTCAGTAGCTTTCATTAAGCTGTCTTCTTCTACATAGAATATAGTACCATGTCTTTTCATTTGAAGCAAGATTTTATTACCATCGGGTACTACCGTGGAAAAACTACCCACAAATTTTGCGAGCAAATCCAATCCCGCTACTCTGTAAATTGATTGGGGGCGTAGCTCCAGCGTTTCAAGAAAATCGCTAGGAATCGTATCGTCTATCTTTATTTGGCTCCCAGACTGTTCAAGCTTGTTTGCTTTATTTAGCCACTGTTTATTTAACTTTTGGTAAAAATTTTCTTTCGTTTCTTTTCCGCAGTCCTCATCACCCGCGCCGCACCATGCGCTATTTTCGTTTACGTCTTGCTCACCCCCGCTAAACCAGTACGTTTGGCCTTCATCATGCTTATTTAGGGGATGGTCAGGGTCATCATAATCAGACCCACACTCGCCAACGGCAGGTTTTCCCCCCGTCATTTCAAACCAATTCTGGTCTGTGGGAACATCCTCAATCTTTACTTCATAGTTATCACTATGTTTCACGCTTTTCACTGTTTTATCATCTGCAAAATATACTTCTATCTCTTTCCCGTTCAAATCAGTTAATGTCACTTTTTTCATACTTTAATGATACTTTATTTCCTTTATTTGGTCAAGCTAATTCTTCAAACTTTTCAGGTGTATTATAGTATATGCCTATTGAACTACTAACTATGGCGGGTGGGGCTATTACCGGCTTCATATTTAGATACATGGCTGAACGAGCTAAAGAAAGGTCGCAGCTTTACGAAATCGCTATTGGAACCAAAAAAGCAGAGTTAGAAAGCGCCGATGCCGCTGCGAAACGAGTCCCCGTAGAGTTTGGAAAATGGGTACGCCGAGCAATCGTCGTATGTGTTTTATTTGGGGTTATTTTGGCCCCCTTTATCCTTTCGATGATGGGTCAATCTACGATTGTCCAAATAGAAGAAACGGGAGGTACTTTTTTGTGGGGATTGTTTGGTGGAGGAACTGAAATTAAGTTCGTTGAATTAGACGGATACTTAATGGTTCCAGAAGTTCGTCAGACATTAACCGCCATTATCGGTTTTTATTTCGGTAATGCAAGTGCGAAAGTGAGTTAACATGAATATATTTCAAAAAGTAGACATAATGAAGTTGTCGGGATTAATTTTATTTATTTTAATTGCGATGCTAATAACCTGTTCTGGGTGCATCAAGGGAGGCAGGACAGTTGATGCCAGCACCACGGGTAGAACAATTACTAGCTCGGAGCTAATTCGCCAGCCAAATGGTATTTACAAACTCAAGCCCGTAAAGATAGAACCCGTTAAGAGTAAGCCCGTTCCAGTTGAACCGAAATCAGCCATAGCTAAACCCGCTTACGTTAAGCCAGAATCAGCCATAGGTAAACCTACCCCTTTCGAGCCGACAGTAAAAGAGGCAAAACTATCTCCCGCCGAAATCCTTATTGAAGACCTTAAAAACGTGGGGAATGAAAACAACGTAAATGTAACCCTCCCTACTGAACCAGAGATAGCTGGGCCGCAAGAGGGTTCTGAGGTAAAAATAGATTGGCCACAACTACTTAAGTTTTATTTAGTAGCTATAGGATTTTTGGCGCTTATGTATTTTGGCTGGAAATTGGCGAGAAAAAAGACTGAAGACATGATAGCTGAAGAAAAAAGCAAGAAGAAAGCGCCCAAAAAGAGAGCCTCAAAAAAGAGAGTTGCTAAAAAACGTAAATAGTGTATATAATAGAAAATGGATAATGTACCTCTAATTAAATTGACAGGGCCGCAAGGGGAAGAAGTATTTGTTAATTGCAACAAAGTACAATACCTTGAAGAAGATAACTCTACTCAACGTAGTATGACCTTAATCCATCTGCACGGTGGAACAAGCGTTCTAGTAAGGGAAGGTATACACGGTGTAGCAAAGCAGGTTAAATGCCCAAATCACTAACTCTTTTTGTACACTCTTCCCAATAAAGATTACTCCCTCCTTTATTTAAAACTTTTTCGTTAAAAAAGTTAGGGTGAACCCACCAGTCTTCGAAAGGCTTTCCGACAGGCTTCCTCCAACGAGACCCATCTTTACGATGAAAAAGTTTAGACCTCCCGCCCTTTCTTCCCAGAAGAACGTCTCCAAACAAAAGGTGATAGCCCTCAGAAAACAATAGTCTACGCATAATTTGTCTATGCCCTTTTTGTCCGGTTTTGTTGATTCCGTCAAGATAACTATTATGCTCTATGGTCATTACCTTAAATTGAATTCCAGCGTCTAACAAGTTACACAGCGCCTGAAGAGAGGCTCCTTCCACATCAATAGAAACATAATCCACACACGGTAAAGACTCTGCCTTTAAAATATGCAAAAACCTCTCGCTTTCTACGTCTACTTTATAGATTTTGCTGTGAGGTCTTCGGCGCATCCATCTTCTATAGCTCGGCCCCACGTTTATATCAAAGAGTAATCCTCCCCACTCAAGTTCTTCCTCCAGAGCAAAAGTGTTATTACAATATACGGGGTGTCTACAGCCCACGTCTAAAAAATACCCCCTCTTGCCGAACGATGAATCTCCGGAGGGGCAGGGGCCGAGTAAATTAGAAACAAACTTATCTTGGCCTTCTGTCGAAAAGCTTTTAAAAATCATGGCTCCAACAAAAACTTTAAATTAGCATTAAACTTATCAAACGGTACGTCCGCATAGGATAAAGCTTTTGGATATTGAGTCCAATAATCCCTGTGTTGTTCTTTATTTCCCTCCAATTTTCCTTCAGCCATTATCGCTGCGACAGACGAAATTGAAAACGCTGTAGCTTTTTGCATAGCTGTAAATTTATCATCAGCTTTAATAACCTTTTCTTCCACCCAAGCTCTATTGCCCCTTTTCACTCTAGCTACAATAATAACCTCGTCCTTATTTGTCGTCCCACAGCCTTCAAGAAAAATTTTATTTAATGTCTCGTCAGCCAAATTGCAATCTCTAATCAAAAATTTAACAATATCTCTATGCCCTTTATATCTCAGAGTTTTATATGAACAATTCTTAACCCCACGAGCTTGCATGGAATAAATAGAATGCGAAGCTCCGCCGCTAGTATAAAAAGCCTCCATCGGGCCGAACTTTTCACCCTCCACTTGCTCTAAGCCCTCCATTCCTTTTACGATTTTTATTTGCCCATTCTCAAGCACGAGACAATCATCCCTATATTCATTAATTAATCCGTCAACAGACCAAGTAACTGCATAACGCAAAGGGTTTTTCGAGCTTTTTAAATAATCCGGTAAACCTCCGACCATCATTTCAATATGTGTATCATCCGCTGGCCCGTTTAGTTCTTTGTACCCTTGTTCGGCTAAAATATTTACCCAACCCGGGGCCAGACCTAAATCCGTAAACACTGGGCGAGTAGCAAATTGTTTAGCGTGGTCGTTAATATTTTTAGAAACGTCTACTCTGCCCCCCAAGTCACAGTAACGAACCTCATTATCCACGCACCATTTTCCCACCACTTCTGTTTGGTGATAGGGTAAACTACTAATAACAACATCTGGCCTAGGCCCGCTCGCTACTATTCCGTCGCAAATGTCTTCTGCGTCCTTTACGATGAAAAAGTCATTTCTAGGGTCGGGCTGATTATTTATTTTAAACGGCATATTTTTTGCCGCATCTGGGTTTGTGTCCATACCTGTCACCTCAAACCCAAACTTGTCCATCGCATAAGCGATGGCTGTCCCCATTCTCCCTACTCCTAGTACTATTGCTCTCATTTTTTAGACAGTTTACATCTTTTTCGCGGCCCTCCTTGACCCCTATATTTTTTCATACCCTTACTGCGTCTTCCTGCTCCTTGTCGAGTTTTCTTCCTAACTCCTTCGCGCTGATAAACAAAGCTATTTTTAGTCATCGTCTCTCCTTTTATCTACTTCATTAAAATTATGACGAAGATTGACTTGTAACCACTTTTCGGCTTCGGCGCTATCATGATTGCCCCGTGCAATATGTGAGTTTTGTCTATCGACGCTCCTATACATAGCCATTAGTATATCGCATTTAACTTTATTCATTTCTTGTTCTTGTCTTTCGCGTCCTCTTGGTTTCCTAGCGCTCCTCCCAGCGCAGCACCAACTCCTGCGCCGATTAAAGTACCCTTGGTATCCTTGCCAATTGCTTGCCCAGCAAGCGCCCCTAACGCTCCACCAGCAAGCGCGCCGGTTCCAGTTTTAGTTATACAGCCCGTAGAAAAGCCTACGGCCACGATCATTATTAGTATTGTTTTTTTCATATTTCTTCAATTCTTTTCGCCTTATCGTCTATCACCAGATCACAAGCTGGCTTAATGTATTTACCTTTTGATCCTGTTGAAAGGTCATGGAATTTACAACCCCATGATTCTAGCTGCTTCCAAGTAAACTCATAATAACACTTACCCAACGAAATAGATTTTTGGGAGCCGCCTCTGGCAGTCCAATAGACTACATACCAGCCCTCGTCATACATCTTATTTATTTTTGCTATATTTTCGTGACTCGGTTCGGCGAGGTTATATTGCCTCTTGTCTGGGTAAAAACAAATTGTCTCGTCAATATCCACTAACACTACCTGCCTATCGTCAGAAGACAACTTTTTTGACTCATGAAAATGCATGTCTTTTGCTAGTTGCCTATATTGTTCTGCTTCTGGATGTTGATTTCTCATAACATGTCGTTTTTAAACAATAGCGCCAAATCGCTTTTAGAAAATTCTAATCTATCAAAGTTTAAAGAAGACAACTGCGTACGTAATTTACTTGCTTCCCAATATTCATCTCTGATAATATTTCCAGTTTTTCCTTTACCGTCTCCTCCTCCTCCGCCTCGAGCCGTGTTTCTTCCTCGCTTGTGATGCTCTACATAAAGCTGGTTAACATATTCAAGACCTCCATTTTTAAGAAGGTGCTCTATCACTTTAAACTCTGCTCCTTCAATATCGACTTTCATGATGACGTAATCATCCTTTCTTTCGGGAGCGTGACCGTAACCTATATTCCGATTCAGCCAATTAGAAATGTCCAGACAATCTACCTCTATTTCTTCCGCTTGCATATTCTCTCTTTGGTATAAGCCCGAACAAGCCATGTTTTTATCGTTGTATATATTAAATTTAATCTTTCCGTCGTAAGTCCACGCCGCTGCCGTATTTAATTTTACATCTGGAAAATCATCGTAAAGAATAAAGTGGTGGGGGTTCGGTTCAAAAGCGAATATCTCGTCAAACGGCCCAAGATGCTCCTTAAAGAGCCTTATTGAATCTCCGACGTTTGAACCAATATCTATTAGTACTTTTTTTCTCACTTTTGTCTCTTCTTTTCTCTTTTTTTCTTCCGCTTCTCTGCTGGGGTTAATTTGGGGGTTTTCTTTTTCTCTTTTTTTCTTTTTTCTTTGTTTGCCATAATATTTATTTCTTAGGTTGCCAATTTATTTCAACTTCCTCGTCAGTCTTAGAGCTTAACAGCCTTATAATAGTTAATCCGAAACTGTAAGGTAATGTTAGTATTTCGTACTGGTAGTCTTTTAGGTCGCTACCTTCGACTCCGCTCATCATGCGCACTCCCAGCGCGTAATGATTCGTATCATGCACTAACAAAAGCCCGCCCTTTTTTATATAAGGAAGAATATTATTTAAATCTTCCGTTACCTCCTCTGGATTGTGAGAGCCATCATGAAGTACAATATCGTACGGAGAATGATCGATCTGCGGGACTACCTCTCCAGACTTTCCGTTGTGGTATACCCATGCTCCTAGGTCATTTTTAAAGATAGGGAGTTCACCAAAATGCTCTTTACTTCTTAAGTCAACCGTAGTAAGTCGCCCGCCCGTACTTTTTAATGCTTCAAATATGGTTTGCGTGGTAAACCCCATACCAAATTCAAAAACATTTTTGGCTTCCATGCCATAAACTAGAGCATAAAGCATCATGTAATGCCTAGTAAAACCTCCCGTTTTAAGAGGGTCACGCTCATGATTTTCGAGACACACTGGCTCTATTCTAACTTGTCGTGCTTCTGCGTCGGCTTTTGATTGAAGCAAATACGTTTCAACTTCCATATTTAGCTCCTGCAGTCTAAACACTTCCAGCCACGAGCTTCAAAAATGCGCCTAGGTCTAAACCCGACATGATCCTTGTAGTGATGCGCGTCGTCTTCTTCTTTGCACATTTCTAAAGCTTTTTCTTTTGTGAGCTTTTTCCCAGTTTCTTCGTGCACGTAACCTAACCATTTTACCCATATGCCCCAACCGTTACGAGAATCGAACGCTAACGGGTCGGGCGGCTCGGCTTTATCCCAACTGTCTTCAAAATCAATTTTGTCGATATCTATCATATAACTACATTCCTGATTTTCTGTTCTGTGCCGCTCGCAAAACGCTGTCCGCGTCCACTTGCGGGTCGTCCCAGCTTTTATTTTGTTCTGCTTCGGATAGGGCCTTGAACGCTTCTTCTTCGGTTAGGCCCCAAGCTTGAGGGTCAACGTTAAGAGAATAACCGTGTTTAGATCTCCAGACGCTTGCTGGGCCACTATCTTGTAGTTGAGGAAGGTCGGGCGCTGCGCCAGAATACTCCTCTTGAGACAGGACTCCGTCATCATTTTTGTCTAGATCGCTGAACTTAGGTAGCCCCACGTTCTCCTCGTTATTTTCTTGTTTATTATTTTCTTCCATGTTTTTTCCTTATTTATTATAGTTAACTAGCACCTCAGAAATATAATCTATATCGTCAAAAGACAGGGTTGGGTTTAATGGTAAATAGAACCCGATCTGCCCCAGTTTATCTGATATAGGGTACGCTCCAGAGCTATACTCGGTTAAAAAAGCCTGCGTGTGCATCGGGAAAAAATACGTTCTCGTTTCTATCCCGTTATCTGCTAACGCTATGCGCATAGAATCTCTATGTCCATCTGCTAGGATCGGCATAATCCACCAAGCAGAACTAGCTGTCGTCGGGGGTATTTCTAAGAAGTTCGCTGGTATATCCTTAAGATTGTTTTCGTATCTTCTCCTTAAGCTCCCTCTGTAAGTCATAAACTCTTCATGTCTATTATGCTGGACAATACCCATAGCCGCTTGCATATTTGTCATTCTATACCCGAAAGCCCTCTCCGTATGAGTAAAGTGCATTCCCGGAGTGAAAGCGTGCATCCTTACTCTATCCAATCTATCTTTTACTTCCTTATCGTCCGTTGTTACCATTCCCCCTTCACCCGTGGTGATATTTTTATTTGCATAGAAGCTAAAAACTGCTAAGTCGCCGAAAGAACCTACTACTCGACCAGATTTATGTACAGCGTAATGAGATTCAGCGCAGTCCTCTATGAGAGCTATTCCTCTCCCCTTTAGGTAAGTGCTTATTTCTATAATATCATCTATAGGCTCTCCGTAAGTATGAACTACAATAACAGCTTTAGTTTTATTTGTTATTTTGGCCTTAATTAATTCAAGATTCAAATTTCCTACACCGTAAGTCACATCGGCAAATACGGGAGTACCCCCCGTAAGAAGTACCGCGTTCGCTAGAGCAATCATGGTGAAATCGGGCATTATAACTTCGTCGCCCTCAGACACATCGCATACGGCTAAGGCTAAATGCAGAGCCGTTGTGCCCGAGTTGCAAGCTGAACCATATTGCTTACCGTGCGAACGAGAGAATACCCTTTCAAAGTCATTAACTTTCTGTCCCTGAGAAATCCACCCGCTCTCAACCAAATCAGATACCGCTTTGGTTTCCTGCTTACCTATAAATGGTTGAGCGACGGGAATTACTCTATCTGCTGATTTATTTATAATTGGATCCATGGGCTATTTTATCCCTTCTATTATAAAATCTCTTTTTGGATTTTTATGATAAATTCCGCGCTCGATTGAGATCTCGCTAAAGCCTGCGCTCACGAATAGCGGCTTCAAATTATCTTCACACCAAGCCCACTTATGACAACAAGACTGTTCCCAGCCAAACAGTTGTCTTATTCCGTCAAATCCATCAAGATATTCCGGGTCACTACTTGTAAGTATATTTTTACACACCGCTTTTAAATCCCCTGTCTCTACCGTAAATTTACCGCCCGGCTTTAACCATCTATATATTTTATTTATAAAACGCGGAGCTTCATTTCTATCAATATACATCATAAAATGAGATAATAAAACTTCATCTACAGATTCCTCCTCATATTCCAATTCAAATATGTTTTCTTCTTTATCCACTTTATCTAAATACGCTCCTCGCACGCCATTATCCATCGCCCATGAAGCGTGACTATTATCGTCAATATTAATATATCCCTCTAAGTACATGGACCCACAAGCTAAATTTAATTTAACTCCCTTATCCTCCGTGGTTTTTATTCTGCCGCTTTTTAATCGCTCACTATTCCTTAGCCTAGTTTTAGTGGGCGGGGTTTGTACCCTACTAACTGCGCTCGCAGCACTGTGATCTATATACTTAGCTATATCTTGTACGCTTGTGGGAGATTTTATTTCCTCCTCGACCGCATCCTTATAAGCGTCCGAGTTAAGTTGATCTCCTTTATTTTTAAGGTACGTTACAAGTTTTGCTCTACCTATAGGACACCCCCCATTTAGCCCTTTAAAATGACGAACGTGCTCTTTGAACGGCCCCCTATCGACGACGTCAGTATTTTTTGTTTCGTCCCCTTCGGAAGCATCTCTACATTTAAAATCTACTTCTTCGTTGACTATTTTGCCCAACAAAAAGCTATCGTCCCATCTATCGTAATTCTTAAAATCCTTGCTGACTAATTTATCCATTAATTTATAAATTATATCATATCCACCATGCGCCTTACTGTATACTGTAAAAGAAGTTTCTACCCCCAAGCCTTGAACCCCATCTTCGACTTTGCCTTGACGATGTGGGCCTTCGTGGTAAAGTATGGCGTTGTCTTCCATTTCTAAATCTATTTTGTCCTGAGTTATAGGCTTAACGAATGCCACGTCCGCATCAATCTGTATTACGTATTCGTAATCTGGCTGCTTAGCTGCAGCGTCTAAAGTTGCAAATACCCTCCACCATTTTGACGCTCTGTATTTAAAATATTTTTTAGCTCCTAGCGCTATCAAAGCGCTTTCGGGGAGATTGCCTCTATTCATCTCTGCGTTAGAGCCGCCGTAATCTTCCGGAATCACGTCCTTGTTTTCCTCAAGTACCTTATTGAGAATTTCATTCTTATCCAAATCGTGCACTAATAATAGTCTACTTTTAGCCGACTCAACGCTCGTCGCCAACGCCAATATTTCGCTTTTGATTGGGTCTCCCCCTTCGTACGCGACTAAGAGATCTCCCTCTATCCCTTCATTAAAAAATGACCTTATGCATTCATGCCCCGTTTTTCTGAGTATATCCTGATTAACGCAAATTGTATAAAGTGATTTCGCTTTCATATTATTTCATTCCTTGGGGAAAAGTTAATCTATCCGCATGATTAACCGTCCAACTTATTTCATGGGTTACTGCTCTAAAAGTTCTGGCAGCACTTGGGAATCCGTTTCCAGACTTCTTAACACCACCAAAAGCAAGATGAGATTCGGCGGCAATAGAACCACCATTCCAATAAATCATACCCGCGTCGCACTCGTCCCGCATAAGCCTAGCTTTCCTGAAGTCGTTTGTCAAGATTCCAACCGCAAGCCCGTATTCCGTATCGTTATAAATGCGAATCGCGTCTTCGACTGTATCAAAGGGGATAATGGCTACGTGAGGACCAAAAACCTCGTCCCTGAGATATGGGGCATCAATACCACGCCATTCACTCTTATATACCATAGGCGTCGAATAAAAAGCTTTATCATTTATTGTCTCGTAGCTTGGCTCGAGTAAGACTTCAGCATCTCTATCAACCCTAACCATCTCGTTATATTTTTTTATTTTCTCAAACCCTTGTTTATTTATTATGGGGCCGTAATAAATATTATTATCCGGTACTAACTCTTCCCAAACCATACCGTCAGGGCATCCTGACGTACCGAGATTAGATGTAAACGGATTACCCGTCTTTAATTTGGAGGCCTTTTCTACGAACTTCGCGATGAACCCATTCAAGATGTTCCTTTGAACGATCATCCGTCCAGAAGAAACGCATCTCTGTCCAGATAATTTAAATGCGCTTGCTACCGCCGCTTCCACGGCCAAGTCTAACTCCACGTCATCGAAAACGATGCAGGCCGACTTACTTCCTAATTCGCAGGAGGTAGTTTTGTGCCAAGATTCAGCAGCCACTTTACGAATATGTTGTCCGACATCGGCAGAACCAGTAAAACAAATATGATCGACATCATCACGAACCAAGAGATTACCAGTAGTACCGTCACCGTGAACCATATTAATGACCCCGCGTGGGATACCAGCGTCCGCATAAATTTGGACAGCCATTTGCGTTGACATCGGAGCATCTTCACTTGGTTTAATTACAATCGTATTTCCTTCCACTAGGGCCGGTGCGGCATTCCAAAACATACCGATAGCTAGTGGAAAATTAAAAGGTGTTACTATAGCTATTACACCTTTTGGCTTACGAAGCATATAAGAATCTTTATCCTCAATTTCAGACGCTACCGCTTCTCCATGAGGGTAGCGGCCAGAACCGAAAGCGAATTGGGCCATATGTAGGGCCTCATTCACTTCCGCAATAGATTCATTATAATTTTTTCCAGTTTCTAACGAAATCACCTTTGCGAGCTTATCTCTGCGCTCTTCAATTAATTGCGCCACCTTATTCATATAATCCGAACGAACAAATCTGCTGACTTTTCTCCATTTTCTAAAGGCCTTTCTCGCACACAGTACAGCTTTAGCTACCTCACTTGGCCCACTCGAGGGGAACGCTCCCTGAGCTTTACCCGTAGACGGATTAATTTTGGTATACATTTCTGAAGTGGCTCTCCACTCTCCGTTTATATAATTTCTACCTTCAAAGTCTCTCATATCATTTCCTAGTGCTTTCCATAAGTCCTTTAACGTTGACTTCGCAAAACCCTTTATTATCCTTACCCCTTTTAATAAGCTCATAAATTACCCCTGTTAATTCGGAAGGCTTTGAAAAAACTTGCGTAAGGTGCGTTTCTTCGCAAACTAAGGGCTCTTCCGAATAAAACTCTGCGTACCCTTTCTCTTTCCATAATTGCATGGTCGCCGCCACATCTTCAACTTGGTAAGCCATATGATGTACGCCGCCTATCCCTCCTCGTTCTTCCACCCAGTCACCTACTATGGAGCCCGCTGGGCCATCGCTAACGAAAATCTCAGGGGGAGCATGAAACTCACAATCTACCATGTATAGCGGGTCGGACGGCCCAGCATAGTGGGTAGCCATTAATTTCTTAAAAATCCAATTTTCCGTCTCGTCATGCCTTTTTTCGGGAGGAGCAAGGGCTATACAATCAGTAGTGCTGCCGTCATCAAATTTCAAATCAAATTCTGCCCCGACTTTATAACCGAAACAATCTTTAAAAAACTTAGCTGTCTTCTTCCTGTCTTTCGATCTATAAGCTATATGATCTAGTCTCATTATTATATAATATCATCTTTTTCGATTTTTCGCCAGCCTAATTCATTATAAAGTAATCTGCTCATGGTGTCCGCATATTTTTTTACTTCTTTCTCACTTTTATCCCAGAAGAAGGCGTGTGCCACTTCATGTATGAGGGTATTTAATTGAGTTTGGTCAGTTCTGTGGGGATTTATGTATATTTTAGGATTGGACCTATGCGGATCAGTACAATAACCGTCACAAGTTCGCCCATAATATCTCCGGTTTGGTTTTCGGAAAAATATCTGATATTCAGCCCCATCTGCGTTTTTAAATTTCATTTTTTCCGCTTATTATATCTCTTAGATTTTCGAGCGCTGCGGTTTCAAGCTGTCTAATTCTCTCCCTTGTAAGGTTGAACTTTTTGCCTATAGTTTCTAGGGTTTGCCTTTCGGTATTCCCTAGGCCAAATCTGTGAATTATTATATATCTTTGTCTCTCCTCTAAGTTATCAACCAGTTTCATCAGAACCTCTCGCCCGTCTTTCTTTAAGAAAAGCTGCGCCGGGTCTATGACTGACTTATCTTGAATTAATGATTGTAACTCACTTTCTTCCCCAGCCTCTTCTGTTTGTATCACTCTATTGAGGGAGTCTGACTGAAAACCAAGGCTCGTGAGTAACTTTACTTTTTTATTACTTAATCCCGTGGCGTTTGCAATTTGTTCGTCGGTCGGGCTATCATCATTTTTTGACTCGTAGTCTTCCACATATTTCGAAACTTTCAATTTCGACTCTACGACCGCTACCGGTAATCTTATAGTTCTACCCTTGTTGCTAATTGCTCTTCTGATAGTCTGCTTTATCCAAAAAGAAGCGTAGTAAGATAATTTTGCTCCTTTTTTGGGGTTGAACTTGTCTACTGCTGTCATTAGTCCGATATTGCCCTCCTCGATTAAATCTTCATAATCTAAACCCAAATTGCGATATTCTTTCGCTATTTTGACTACTAGTTTTAAATTAGATTTAATTATCCTTTCTCTTACCTCTTTTCTTATTTTCTTCCGAGTCTTGGAGTGCAGGATTTTAAAAAGTTGGGTCTCTTCTTCTTTGGTGAGTAGATCGTACTTACCCGCCTCTTTCATATAAATCGATAATGAATTATCATTATGTTCTTTACTGGGTTTCATGATTTAAATTGATTGCCTTTCTTTTCGACGCATAGATTGCCTCAATATACTTGTGGTAGACTTTCCTTCAATAAAAGGTAGGAACTCTATTCTGCTACCTATAAGTTCTAACGCGCACCTTTCTGGAGGATACAGCGTATCGAGTGTATAATCTCCGGCCTTAACATATATATCCGGCTTGGACTCTTTCAAAAAATTTGTAGCTCTAGAGTCTTTGAAAATATAAACAAAATCTACGCAAGATAACGCAGATAGCACGTCCGCTCTATCGTCTTGGTTATTGATCGGCCTATTCGGCCCCTTTAGCTGCCTAACAGAGTCGTCTCCGTTAAGACCTACTAAAAGTGCGTCGCCTAGCTCCCTAGCTTTTTGAAGATACTTAACGTGCCCCACGTGAAGTATGTCAAAGCATCCATTAGTTACAACTAATTTTTTATCAGGGTACTCTGCTCTCCAAGAATTAATTAATGTCATGTGAAAATTTTGACTGAACTCATCCATATCATTTAAATACCCCCAGTTTCTTGTTTATTTCTTGAGTTTTTCTACCATGAAACCCGAATTGAAATTCATAAACCCCGTTTTCGACAGAAAAATAAGAGGCTAACTCTACTGGAGCAAACCTGATACCCTTAGCTTCAAGCTTGTGTGCTATTTTTTTACATATAAAGGCATCTTCGTTTAAGTCTCCATCATATTCATGCTTGGCCGCTTCCTCCATTAACCTTTTAGACCTAATGCTAAACCCGCCATTTCCCACACATCTACCTACTTCACACTCATGCTTTCCTACTGCTCTATATCCCGCCGCCCAAGTCCACGGCGCACCAATATAATCAAACCTTAAAAAATCATCTGTCCAACTCGCTGGTCTTAGAGGATAACCGTCTCGCTGCATGCACATCGCAAATTCTGTATCAATATGTTCGTGAAGTTCATAAACTGCAAATGTGCTATAATTTAACAGCGTATTAATCGGCTTTTCTAATTTGTTTGTTACACACTCTTCGCTTCTAGAAGAGAACAGTTTAACGTCACCGAATTCTATATTATTACAAACAGACTCCATAACGGCATGGGCCTTTATCGGGGCCATATCGTCTATACAAAATAAAGTCACATCTTTTAAATTTAATTTATTCATCTTCGTCTAGCCACTTTTTGTCTCCCTTCGGATAAAATTTACATATTTTAGCTGTGCCCTTGTCTGGATTTACGATTAATACTTTTGCTACCTTCGAGCCTGTTAGGGCTAAAATGTGCCTAAACAAACAATCATGGCAAATAATTGACTTACTCTTAACTAGGATAGAGCTTGCGTCAAAATACATTAATTTTTTGTTGTCGTAAAGTATTTCGTAATCCTTTACAGAGTACCTCAACTGACATTTTGGCGTTAAACACCGGACTACTCTCTTCCTCTTGGCCTTCAGGCTATTAGGAGTGAGTAGTTCCACTTCATAATGCTTTTTTCTGGGCATTAATTTTATCTATTGATTTCGTGTAGTGACCAATCTGTCCCTTGTCCGTACAGTTCGGTAACCCATTTTAGGGCCTCGGGCCTGACAATCTCTTCCTCACTCCCCCGAAATATTCGAGAGTTTATCTTGTCCTGCCCGTCATAAACAACCGCTACCCATGTTTTGCTCTCTTGTTCTTCCATTATTTAAATGTTCCTCCCAAATACCTCATTTGACTGCTGAGATACCCTCACAAATGTAGCACACTTAGGCATATCTTTCAATTTCCTAGCGCCGATATAAGTACAAGTGCTACGCAAGCCACCGAGAATACTTTCCACGGTATTTTTAATAAGCCCGCGGTGTTTAATTCTTGTTGTTTTTCCTTCTGAAGAACGATACTTCGCAACGCCTCCATGATACTTGTTCATGGCTGTGTCCGAGCTCATGCCGTAAAAAGTCTTATATTTAACACCATCTACTTCCTCTTCTTGTCCAGCAGATTCAGTATGTCCCGCCAACATACCGCCAAGCATAACAAAATCAGCCCCAGCGCAAAAAGCTTTGGCAATATCACCAGCGCACACACAACCGCCGTCAGCCATAATGTGACCACCAATACCGTGAGCCGCATCCGCACATTCGATAACCGCCGAGAGTTGGGGATAGCCAACGCCAGTTTGTACGCGAGTAGTGCAGACACTCCCGCCACCAATACCCACTTTGACAATATCTGCTCCACTTAATATAATCTCCTCTGTCATTTCGCCAGTGACGACATTACCCGCAATAATAATAAGCGCGGGGTGTTCGTCTCTAACTCGTTTAATAAAATCACAAAACCTTGATGTATACCCATTCGCTGCATCAATACATACGAATCTAGTATGATAAAAATTCCATGTAATAGTATTTAGATAATCTATGTCATCGGCCTTCTCTGGGTCATACTTAATACCAATAGAAGGAGAAATGTGTTCATAAATTCTATTCTGCCAATTATCGGAGTGACGGTCATGCTTCCAAACACCACCCTCCCTTTGTTCTGAGCTTTTGTAGACTCCATAGCCATTTAATTTATGGAGCCATCTTTTTATATCATTATGCTTACTGATACAGGTCAACATATGGTGTTGTGCAAGAGCTTTAGCTGTTTCAAAGGTGCCAACTGTATCCATATTTGCTGCAACAATAGGAATACCTTTCCAGCCATAAGCTTTGGGATCAGAACCTTCACCGCCAGCGTTCTTAAAAGTAAACTCGCGCATAAGGTCTACCTCTTTGCGAGAGGTAAGCTCTGAACGCTTGGGGCGTAGGAGAACGTCCTTGTAGTCTAACTTTATGTCCTCTTCAATTCTCATTAATCATCCCTTGTATTTCTGGAACACAGCGCCCATCCCAATACCAAGTTTCTTTATATTTTTCGTGAATCTTGCCCTTCTTATCCATGCGAATATATTTAAAATCTCCCGACACCCCCAAGAAACAGTCAAAATCCTGAATGGGCAAGGTTGCTGTTTTGGGCTTTCCATTATGAGCTAGCTCGTCGTAACACTTCATAACTGCATGCGTTGCAAATTTGGGGGGGCGAGGAATAAAAGTATTCTTCGGTTTGCCCACTTTAATATAGGGTTTTGATTGAAAAGGCATTACGGTAGCCACCTTTCTATCTTTAGTGTCACTCCGATAATAAAACCCATAACAAGGCGCATAATCTCCAGAGGCTTGCATACAACCCATCTGTATACCTTATAGGGCTTACTCACTAAACTGGCAGATTTTAATTCTTTTTGCATTTGCTTTTGCATTTTTATCCTATCGGAATTATCTTCTTTTTTATATTCTACTAGCTCTAGCTCTTTTAAATCGCCTTTCCAGACTACCGCTTTAAATTCAATCCAGTGATCGTTTTTTTTACCCGTAAAGAATTGGTAGAAGTTTATTTCCGCGGTCTTTTCAAATTTTTCTAACTCCCCCTCTTCTGCGGTGACCTCCCCTCTCTCTTCATCTTGGACAAGGCTCCACTGCGTAGGACGTAGGTATATCTGCCCATCGTCCTCTATGGTATAAACATCAAGCATGCCTCCCATGTCCTTCGTTTGCCATTCCACTTCGGACCAATCGCTCCAGCCCTCTTCTCCGGAGTTGATGTCTTCCAATTCCTCTTCTGTAAAATCTGGGAGGGGAAGGGGGTAGTCACAAATAATAGTATCAAACAGACTCATCTTCTAATAATTCTTTAATTGCTTTAAGGTGAAAAATAACCCAACTTTCTCCTAGGGATTGTTCTCCTTGTCCTTTGGTCAGCATCCTTGCTTTGTGCCTTTCATCTACGGCTTTGGCTAACTCTAGCATTTCTGCTACCATCCCTGTTACTATTTTTATTTTTTTCTCGTTATTCATGTAGCATATCTGAGCCTTCCTCTCCTTCGATCGTTGTCTCTATAAAATCATCTGCTATCTCTGATTCTCCAAGTAATTCGTCAGGATTAGCGTCCAAAAAAGCATTATAGGCTAATTTATGCGCTTCTTCCCTAGAGTCCGCTTTTACAACATAGTTTTTCAGAGCTTTGTAGAAAAGCTTTACCTCCCACTTTGGTTTGTCGAAATCGCTTGCAGTCATCTACCACGATCACAAGTATATTATGGTTCTTCTTATTTGTCAACTCTTTTCCACGCTAAGGCCTCAGAAACATTAGGGAAGTTATCAATAAAAATTAATTTAATTGCTTCTGCGACCTCTCTATGTTCTTTTTGAGTATTACCTTCTGTTCGTAAATCAATATAATGCACCCAACTTCTCACTGTTCCACTCATGTATATGGTAGTTTGAGTAGTGAGCGGTAAAACCATTCTGGCGCACTCCTTAGCTACTCCATTCCTAAGTAAATCATTATAAAGCTGCAAAGATTTACGTTCATGCACGGCTATGGCTTGTTTAGCGTTGACAAATCCGTTAACCGAAGGGTTTATCACGTCTTTACTGCTTTGCCTATTCTTTTCGGCTTGCTGTCTCACCTCCACAGGCTCCATTACTTGAGCCTCGCTATATCGTTGACTAAATTCTTGAAAACTAAAGCTACGATGACGAAGAATCTGCGCGGCAATAGCTCTACTTGTGGTAATCTCAACGCACATAGAGGCTAGCTCAAACGGAGACCAGTGCTTATGCTTAATTAAAAAAGCAATTAACTTTGGCGCTGTCGCCGTATTCATTTGGTTTTTGGGATTAGAAACTCTAGCGCAGTAAGAGATAATATCTTCGGCGCTTTCGATTCCTTCGACTTGGGGTTGAGTTAGGGATACTAATTTAACGTTCATTTTTGTTGTTCTTTTCTGCGCTGTGCGTCTTTTTTAGCGTGGGAGCTAGGGTCAACCCACTCTAAATTATCTAATCTATAATTTGACTTATCTCCATCTTTGTGATTTACTTCGGTATAAAATGAGGTGTCAGGGTTTTCTATAAATAATATAGCAAAAAATCTATGCGCCAAAGCCGAAGCACCCTTCGTCTTACCGTCTTTTTTTATGCAGTTATAACCAAGGTTAGGGTAAAGGTTACGGCCCTTGTTGTGTACTCCCTCTCCTTCCGGAAACTTAACCTTCCTTTTTCTTCCAGTTTTGATGTTTATAAGGTAGGGGAGTCCGTCTGGCCCAGCTTTATGAGCAACGAACTCCGGTTTGGCCGTTCTCATGTCTTCTATTGACCAATTATACTTCATCTGTTTTCGGCCCTCACCGTTAAAGCCAACAAAATCTGTATCGCATACTCTCATTTGATTGACTTTAATAATATTTTGACCCGATGGGTAGTCCGGCTCATCTTCCTCGAAAAGACACATTTGCTCCAAGAAAAGGTCGTCCTTTTTATCATCTTGTACCATTTCTTCCACGAAAGTGAATGGGTCTTCAACTATCAGTGAACTTGCTTCTAATGTACTCATAAATTCCAACAAATATAGCGTAAAAAAAATATGCTACGCTGTAAATCGCTACTAAAAACAGATACTTAGTTCTTTGAAGTAGACTTAAGTCTTCCATTATAATATCCTGTACTTATAAATTTTTTTGCCCCTTTTGGCTTTATAAATAAACAATATTTGATCCTTACCTTCCATGGGGTTATAATACTTTAACCATTCTATATCAAACGGAGCTTTTCTATCGTTTCCGTAGGTGTGCGTCTCCCAAGTCGGGTCTTTAGTCTTCCATTTTTTCTTTTTTGGCTTTTCCTTAGTTTTCATATTGTCGCTACGCCTCTCTTTGCTACTACTTTACAAGCGCATTCATTAGCGTAGTTTATTGCCGTATCTACATCCCCTACTCTTGTCATGGAGACGGCTAGAGCCGCTAGAAAAGTATCTCCCGCGCCAGATAAGTCTTGAGCGATTACTTTTTTGGGCGGAGGGTATACTTTTCCCATGTATTGACAACCTTTATGTCCTAGGGTCACGATTATTTGCGCTGGTCTATTGTACTCGCTACGGCCGTGTTGGCTAGGCGTTAGGTGGTGTTTCCAGTGTTTATTTATCTCAAGTTCGTATTGGTTTATCTTTAAAAATCTTAAGTTAAGGGGTAAATCACAATTCATTTCAACTTTATTACTGTCTAAATAAACGTTGTCGTGGTACTGACATATATCACGGATTGCGCAGGTACGGAGAAAACCCTTACCGTAATTAGAAACTAAAACTGCGTCATACCTACCCCAAGGGACATCCTTATAATTAAACTTATCTTCCGTTTCATCATTTTCATCTATCCTTAATAACATCTGATTTGTCTTAATGTCTACATAACGAGTTTTTAATATTTCATTAGTGTGAGTTATTAAATCGCAATCTACCCCTAGAGCCTTGACGTTTGCTTGAACATTAGCAGCCATGCCCCCGTTGATCTTTTCCTTGACGGGGTTAAAAACGGGCACGGGCGCTTCGGGACACATTCTCTCGCATTTACCATAGATAAACTTATCCGTACAGCTATCTCCTATCACTAAGAATTTCATTTCCAACAAAAATATCCGTATACGTTTAAAATGGCGATAACAAGTGACATCACAAAAGTAGGCCAAGCTTTTTTATGCGCAGAATATCCAGCAACGCAAAGATTACCAATAGTCCAACAGACCCAAGAAGATAAAAGCTGGTTAGCATTAAGATAATAACCAAGGACAACAAAGATCGCACCGAGCCAACCAATCCTTTCAACCACTTTATCGCCATAATTTTTCCAAGACTCCTCCTGTTTATTAGTCATAAATTAACCTTTGGCTTTCTTTGCTCTCAGGGAAGAGTCGCTTTTCCAACCTATAACAAGCCTTTAAATCTTCTAAATCTATGCCCAAATCATACCGAGCATAGTGTATATCATCCATAATGTACTCTTTAAAATCTACCCGAGTCAAATCGATAGGGCATGCGCTCCCCGCTTTAACTCCCAAGTTAAAAATAAATCTCTCCTCTTCACCGAATTTATATTCCGCTGGGTATAAATATTTCGCGCAGAACATAAACAAATTCCTACGCCACCTCTTCATTTTGTGAGATGATCCCATGGTGTAGCCGATTACAAACGCCTCGTCTTTCACTAGAATTCCTCGTCCGAGTAAAATATGAATACAATCGTGAGTAAACAAGTCTACCGCTCCCGTAAATAACTTAGAAGTCTTGTAATCTGGATTTTCAATCAATTTAATTATTAACGGTACATCACCTTGATCAAGGCTCCACTCCTTCATGTCTGCTAGGGCATCGTTGAACGTCACTGTTCCTTCGGAGTCATCATGATCGACGGGCACGATCCAGTCTTCTGCAATCTGCTTAAGCTTCTCTAGCCTGAGTTCTTGCTCTTTCTCTGCGTACTCTTTGTGTTCTCTAGGTGTCATAAACTACGATTTGGTAGCGAAGGCGGGACTCGAACCCGCATAGCGAACCCGCCGACAGATTTTAAGTCTGTTGTGTATACCAATTCCACCACTTCGCCAAAATCTACGCACATTCTACTTTACCCCAGTCTGTTAACCCATCGCCCGTTTCGCGATTAAATCCATCCTGTTCCCATATGATAGTTCTGCCCGTGTCTGCATTAAACCAATAGTGTGCTACTTTTATTTCTGTTTCTGGATAGACATCTTCGCCGTTAACCCGCTCAACGCCTCTTTTGACATAATAAACATCATAAATAGAATCTATAAGATTGGTATCATCCTTGGCTCTAACATGCATATCAATAAAATCAATTGCGTCATCAAAGTCGGCGAAGTGTAACTTACCCCCGTCCATCCAGCCAGCATAAGGCCACCCTTGATCCTCTTCAAAGGTCATATACTCTCTTTGGTAAGCAAAGCTACCTTTAATATTTTGACTAAACGTCCACTCTCCCTGCTCTCGCTCATAGCAATAAACCCTATAATCCCAACGCTTCCCACCAGAGCTTTCCTTCTCCGGGCCTTTTTCGTCGTCTTCGTATTTGCAAGTAATTGCTATCGCGGGTAAAGCTGCTGCTACCCCTGCTGATTTTATAAACTGTCTCCTATTCATTTTAATTCTATAAATTTAAATAAAGCAATACCTATTAAAATTGTAATACCTACTGTCGCGCCTAGTATTAAGAAAACCATTCTTTAAATATATTTTTAATTACGAACTTTAAGTTCTTCCATTCTCTCAACCTTCTCATCGTATATGGCAACCACTCGGTTCCAAACGGTATATATATTCTAACACAAGCCCCCTTATCTTTCAAGCTTTTTTGTAAATCTCTGCGTATTCCGTAAAGAAACTCATAATCAAAGAAGGAATGAGCGTTGGGAATGAGTTCTTCTATATCATTAAGTAACTCTTCATCGTGCGTCGCTATTGCTGGCTTATTTGCTTTTTCTGAATATAAACGCGCGGCATAGTCAAAGAAGCTGGCCTTAACATGGTCCTCGTAAGCATGTGCTACTTGAGGACTCTCTTTATATGCTCCCTTAACGAGCCTAATGGAGACTCCAAATTTTATTAAGTGCCTTAGGTCTTCGCTCGTTCGATAAAGGTTAGCTTGTACGGCTACGCCCACGTTACCGTATTTTTTGTGTAAAGATATCGCCAGATTACGAGTTAGTTCTGTCACGGATGAATCTTCCATATCTAAACGTATGGTCTGCCCGTATTTTGATGAGAGCTTGGTTAAACTATGTAAAAATATATAAGATAAATAAGGATGAATATTTAGCCCAAGCTGGGACGGCTTAATGGAAATATCTATATTGTAATCTTTAAGCTCGTTGATTATTTCTTTATATTGCTTATAGGCTTTTCTCGCTTGTTTGTAAGTCGTACTGTTTTCTCCCATGAAATCTACAGAGACTTCATACCCGTCATCTATCATCTTTTTTATTACCGGCTTAGCTGACTCAAAGCTGTGCCCAGCAATAAAGCGCTTCGCTAATGGATATAATAAACTCATCTCTCATCTATCTGGCTTGTTGTGTATATCCGACGGCTGTAATTCGTGAAACTCCCAATCTTGCTCCTGAGACTCACTTCCCCCGCCCTCTTTCGCTGTTTTTTCTGGGCCCTCTTTACCGTTACCTTTTTTACCGCTCTTTTTTAACTTTCCCGGTACGGGCTGGCCGCTTTTTAGTTTATTTTTAATCCCTTGCAGTTGTTCGTGCAGGCCTCTATTATATTTTAAACCATACAAGCGTGGCTCGACCTTCTCTCTTCTGTAACCAAAAAATCTAGCCAAGGTGCTTGATTCTACTTCTCCCACAGACTCAAGAAGAATAAAAATTCTCCCATTATAGTGGGTAGATTTATTTGGCTCTTTAATAATTACCCAGTGAATTAATACTTTCTCTGGCATATCGTCTTCCAGAGCGGGCCAACCCAGAAAAGTATGAATAGACGACCAAAAAACTACTGTAAACAAGCAAAAAGTCGTTATACAAGCAGTCTTAAAATACCACTTGAGTTTAGATTCATTTAGTACCCAAAAGCTTAGGCCACCAAATACTAATAATAAAATCGGTAATGCTATATTCATTCTTGTTTTTTCCCTTTATTATCCACTATTATTTCTCCACACCCCTCACACAAAACGCGAACATATTCACCTTCTTTGCAGAGGTTTTTCATATCATTTAATTCGCTTTCAACCCCAAGGGTTTCCCAAGTGCAATCCCAACAAAAATCAGCCATTTTGTTTTCCTTTCTTTAATGTTTGAATATCATACCCATCTTCTTCAGCTAGACCCTTTTCGAGTAGCTCTATAAAAAACTCCTGTATTCCTTTATTGCTAATTCGCTTACGATTTTTTTCTTTCTTAAAGAGTTCGTCAAAAGCTTTATTAGTAGAAATTTCCATAGAGCAGCTATCGTCTGGGTTATCTTTCATGTCATGTATATAAACCCTCGGAAAATCACTAGCCATGACTTCTTCAAGGGTGTCGTCGTTAAGGGGTACTCCTTTATACTTCTTCATCATTTTACATTTAGCCGTCTATTTGTCAAACCCACCTTCGCCACCGTGACTAACGGTTTCATGCACTTCCCAGTTATCCAAGATAACCTTAGCTAACCAGAGTTGGAATGGGATAGCTGCAAATCCTAACGTACATACTATTGCAATCATCCAGAGAGCAATCTTGCCATAGTAATCACTAATTTTAATATTTAGCCTTGATTTATATCTTTTCATAATTTGGTACTCCGAGTGGGCATCGAACCCACAACCTCACGCTTATAAGGCGTGTGCTCTAACCCCTTGAGCTACCGGAGCTAAAGCTTCTTATTTTCCATTATCCAATTGTAAAGCGTGCTACTCCCGTGCCCATATCCATAAGGTAAGGGACGATAGTCTTTGGTTTGTATCTCGGGCGGCTTACCCCAACCCCAAGGGAAAGCTTTTCCGCTAGGAGCATAATAGGTTCTGCATCCTGCCAATAAAAACGATATGATTAATAAAAGTGCTCTCATATTTTTAGCAGCTGCTTAAGTACATTCCAAGTATAATCTAATTGCGGATCAGTGTCAATACTAAAATCTGGGGTCCCCCGCTCGAAATCTTCTACGTGATATTCTTTTCTTAATCCCCTTGTTGAATTTAATAATATCTCCATAACTTGATCGGTGTTATTTTCTTTTAGTCTACGCCTAAGGTGTTCGTAAGGGTTTACTAAGCTCATAATTACGTGCCCATTAGGTCGACTCTTTTTATTTAAATAAGTTGCAACTGCATTAGCGTTTTTGATATTTTCTTCTCGACCTTCTCGACCATAATTTGTGTTAGTAAACATCTTTCTAAATTCATCGCCGTCGATAATAAACGGGGTGTCTAAATGTTCCGATAACAATTCGCCCAGACTGGTCTTACCTGAGCCCGGTTGCCCATATAATACGTAAATCATTTTATTAAAGTTACTCTAATGGATTAACCAGATTTGCCGGTAGCTCATTAATATCCACTATATTCCCGTCCTTATCTGTTATGAAACGAAAGGCGGTGATCTCTTGACCTGTCGCTGAAAAATCTTTCTTTTTTACAATAACTTCTTTATATGGTTTAATTTTAATTAATTTAATTGTCGCTGAAGTGGGTTTTTCGTCTCTCTTTGCGTACACATGGACGGTGACTACATTTTCGCCAGCAGTAACTCCCCGAAAAGATGTAATCTCTTCATTATACTCAACTACTGTTCCTTCTTGCCCCTCTGTTAAACTGTTATTTCTGCGTTTACCTAAAGCGTCATGGTCCAGACTAATTAAGCTGCCCTGCCCCCCTTCTCTCCTGTTAAATGAGGCGATATGTCCCGCCGCAGACTTAACATAAAGGTCTAAGTCGTCTTCGCTATTTCCATCCCATGTTAACACTACTTCATAAATAACATTAGGTGGTCGAGACTTGGTCTTCTGCTCCTCTGTCTTCAAAAGAAAAAGGATCGCCACTAACATTAATAGACAGCAAAAGAGCACATCGATAAATGGCCTAAACGAAAAAAACTTCTTATACCCCTTATTTATCATTCCTCGAGCTTGAACCTTAAAATTATTAACTGAGCCTGTAGCGGTAAGCTAAATACTATCCCACAGATAGTAGTATAAAACGCCGTGTTTAGGCCAGTTTTAAGTCCAGACACAATCTCGCTTATTTCATTACCTTCTGTGAGGCTAGTTGAAGTCGCTACGCATAGTCCAAAAACAGTACCCAATAAGCCTAATGAAAAAAAATGTTCCGCCGCGAACCAACCGACTTCCGCTTGTTTAGAAAGCTGCCTTCTTAAATTTGGCTGCATCCCTTTTTCTATCTTATCTGCTATATAGCATAATTTTCCAACCACCACAGAAACGACAACGTATAACGTCATTATTACTACAGTTAAATAACTTACGTCATTTTTTACCATTAACGATATTGCTCCCTTGGTTTCCGCGAAGAATACCCCTGTAAACATGACTGCGTTAAGCAGAAACCATTTAGTGAAGGTGGTCATACTAATGTTCATTATTTATTATAGTTACTGGTGAGATAGTCTATAAATTAATTCTGCGATAGCTATGTCTTCAATAGCCACTCCGGTAGAATCGAATACTGACACACCCTTATCTAGCTGCATGGTTTTATGGCCTTTAATTAAATCGGCCATAGTAGCGACACTCAAGTGGGGCCAAACATTATATTGTAGTTCCCCAGAATGCGAAGCTTGTTCCGGGTCATCACAAATAACATCTGCTGAACCATCAATTACATTAGTCATCAACTCCCGTTTACCTTCTGCATCAGCACCGACAGCGTTGATATGGCAGTGACTTTTAATATCGTGGATGTCCAAATAAGGTGTTGTAGATGGTGTAAGAGTAGTAACGACGTCTGCGTGTTTGACCGCTTCCTTTACTGATTTATTCCTGCCCCAAGCTCTACAAATATTTTGCTCCCCCAGCCAATTAAATAAATCCTTTTGCGCCTTTTCATTTTTGTCATATAGCGCAACGTCCATCTCCGTGTGGCCAAAGATGGCTTCATAAGCTTCGATATGGTATCTAGCTTGTAACCCACAACCAATAAAAGCGAACTCTGTGGCGTTGGGCGCGCAATATTTAGCTGCTATCGCTGAAGTAGCCGCTGTCCTGTACGCAGTCAAGGTCGTACAGTCCATCACCATTAACGGATAGCCCGTGTGCCTATCGCTGAGAATAAGCGTTCCGAGTGTCGTTGGAAGGGCCGGGCCGTCAAAATTATCTGGATCATTAACCTCACAATTTTTTGGAAATACCCCAATCCACTTCAGCGATGCATAAGCTTTGAGTGCTGCTGGCATAGCTCTAAAATCTCCGTACTTACCCTGAAGATAGGTCTTGGGAACCATGTCTGCCGTCGGATCGACAAAGGCTTGTTCAACAGCCTCTATGACTTGGTGCCATTTGTTATCAAGCAACTCCTTGACCTGATCGTCATCTATGTATTCTTTATATTTCATCTTAAATGGTAGGCAAGGTGAGACTCGAACTCACGACCCACGGTTTAGAAGACCGTTGCTCTATCCAACTGAGCTACTTGCCCAATTTTAATAATATTGCTTAAGGCCCGCTCTTTTTTCGGCACGCTTACGTTTCATATATTCGCGCTTCTGTCTTTTTCTTCTCTCTGGGTCGCGCTCGTCATAAGCCTTTCGAGCTCTCATAGCTGCCGCTTTTCCTTTCTTAGTTTTTTGATAACGTTTTTGCGGCGCGTATATATCGTCCACCTCTGATTCAACTTCCCGCTCGGGAAAAATCCGATTTTTTTTCTTTTTGCTCATTTTTGTTCCTGACATTTACAAGATCTTTTGCAATTACTTCTGCTACGATCATCCTGTTGCTTTCGTATTCCAGACTCGTCTTTGAGAACACGTCGAGAATTTCTTTTACAGTTTCCCTTAGGCTTTCCTCTTCCCCAGTCAATCTCGTCATAATTATTCTTAAACCGCTTGCTGAAGCAGTTTCTTGGTTTATCTCCCTTGCCAGCCATCACCCATATCTCTTTAGTGTTTCTAACCTGTCCAAAGCATCTGCAGCCAACGCCAGCGCCTCTTCCGCATTCTTATAAAAATCTCCAGTAGAATGATCTCCAATACCCGCTTGATGATCGCCGAGCAACTCCATGGTGAGATCCGCTTTCGCTAGGTCTGCCTCTGCGGAACTTTTTAACATATTGTATAACTTTTTATTCATAATTAAATAACTCCAAATAATTTACATAAAATAACAATCTGTAACAATAGCGTACAAAACCCAAAAAGTGTTCGTAACAACTCCATAAGGTGATTAAACCTATCTATCTTTCGCTCCATTTCGGACAAGTTTATTCGATCCGCCGGCCACATTTTATCTTAACTCCTCCTTTAATAATCTCCACCGATCGCTATCAATTTCTTTTTTTCCACTATCAATATCTTTAATCATTTCGATAATGTCCTCCATGGAATCATAAACGTAGTGATGCGGAAGCATGCCCATCATCCATAGCGGAGTTTTACTTTTCCCCCCTTCCATGGAAATAAAAATTGGCTTTTTCATCCTGACCGCTGTAACTATTTCTTCCGCGCTCCCCCAGCTAGCTACCTCGGGAACGAGATGGGCAATAATGAAATCACTGCGATCAACGAGATTAAGATCGTAACTGCGGATAGTTTTCATCCTGTCCGCCACATCGTTAAAATATCCTCGTTCCATGTCTTCTTGAGTTTTTAAGCGAGCTTCTTCATCTTCGTCTACGTCTTTTACGAAGGGCTTTTTGTAAGGATTGAAAATTCTAATACCTAATGGGCGCAGTTCCTCTTCGACATATTCTCTCCAGTCTCTCCCGCTAGCATATTGCATATGCCCCACAAGGTAAGTTCGGGTTTTAAATAAACTATTCATTATTGCTACCAGAAAGAGCATAAAGCTTTTCTTCTGCCAAGTCAATATTTTTTTCTTCTAATTTGAGCTTATGTATGTAAAACTGAAGCTCGCTTTGTAAAATTTCTTTTTCTTTCTCACATTCTTGTGAGTAACAATCTTCTACTTTTTCGTAGGTGGCGTATATTTTTTCAGTTTTCTTTTCTAACCAATCTACTGATAGATCTATATTTTTTTGATCTTTTATAATTTTGTTTAAGCTCATCTTACGACCACCTCATAATCTTCCTTGTTTTTTTTCTTTAGCTTATTGCGATATACATACGCTTGTTTTTTACCTTCCTTCGTGTAAGGAAAGGCTCCCTGTACATAACCCTTATTAGCGCTTATGACCACGTATGCCTTATCCTTTTTTACTCTCATCCTATCTTAATTTTATCCCTTTTCCTCAAAAAAATCAAGCACTTATTGATTTTTCCCTTTTAAGTAATAAATTAAAAGAGGTACTTGTTTCTTTGTCTATCACGACCTCGTAAGCGTTATCGGGGTCCACCTGAGATGATCTTAAATTTTTACTAAGGCTTTCGCAAGTAGTTTGAAAAATAACGCAGCGATTATCTATCTGAATCCTTGGGAAATATTTTTTATGTAACTTTCGATAGATCTCTTGGTCGCTTCTGGGTCTGGAGGACCTTATTTCAAGTATGTCTCGAATAACAGTCTTGAGGAATTCGGTCTTGGCTATCCAAACTCCTGAATTTAAAAAATGAAACGGGCTATCTCCGTATATCGCTTTTTCGAAATCTGCGAGCTCTTCATTTTCTGGGTAAGAAACTAGCTCTGCATTAAACAGCATGTCACAATCAAACTCCTCCTCAAAGGTGTCGATAATTCCATTAGCATCTTTAAGTAAAAGTACGTCATGGGCATCTATTCCCATGGTATACTTCGTATTTATCTTGGGTAGATACTCTGCCAACAGGCCCGCTTTCATAGTATTAACCCACCCCTCTGTTCCTCTGCCACTCATAACGTAAGGAACCTTGAAGAATTTAAGCGTCTTTTCTAGGTTAGTTTCTCTCTCCCCATAGGAACTACAGATAAAGTAAGTCGTATCCCTTATCCCTCCCTCCTCCTCGTAAATGTTACTATCAATATATTTAAAAAGCTCTGACCTGAGCTTCCTGCCCTGAGAATTCTTAACGTGGCTACCATTCATATGAAATAAAAATGGCTTCGTATCAAATAATGTATTATTTAAAGTAATCATATTATTCTTTTGATAGAGTCCTCCCAAAACGCCTTCGTCGGAGCGTACCTCCACGGCTTTTGCAGTCCCCAAAAATGACACCCATGGACCTCGTCCCCCTCCTTATCGGTACATCGGACAAACTCTTCTGCGCCGTCTTTGTGAAAATCGCACCTCATTCCATGCCAATTCCAATATTCATGCCCATGAAAAACAAAGGGGTTTAGGCCGGTCTTAGTGAAGAATCCGTTTATTATACCTTGATCGTGGCAAACGTGCTGCGCCTGATCCCCAGCTAGTTCTTGACACTGCTTAAGTCCTAGCTCAATATCTATATAGTTCTCTTTATTAAGTATATAAAGTCCAGCTTGAACCTTGTCTTTTTCTCCCCGTATATGACTTCCGTGTCCTGTCCCCACGAATGGATTGTCTCCCATGTGTTTATAAAATTCTTTAAGCGGCTTAAAAAGGAAGAGGTCTATATCCATCCAAATAAACGGGGGCTTGCGCTGTAAAACGGCCAGCTTGTTATTGAAAAATTGTTGATGTTTAATAGAATGCTTTCTTCCTCGGGGTGTACGATCGACCTGAGGCGAGTCTATCTGTTCTATACTTATATTCAATTTGGGATACCGTTTTAAAAACTCTTCAAAATCTTTATAGAAAAGCACGTTTGATTTTACGCCCGTAAAAGAATTAATATAAAGCAACTCTATTTCACACTCGTTGGCATACATATTCAAATGATGTAGCCAGAGCTTTAACATTAAATAATAATTGTTAAGTAACTCCTCCTTTTCTTGCCCAAACAATTCTATGACTGTGGTTATTTTCATCCTGCACCGTGACTATCTTGCATAAACTTTTCGCTGCCTTTAAATGGGTCTGGCTTATATTTAAAAACGCTTGCTCCATTAAACCTACAAGCCAGTAGTATTTCATGCCCTTCAGAGTAAGGATTCACTTTCCCCCTAGACATATCCGCCAAGTATTCCCAAGTATTCAAAAATCCATTAATTTTATCCGGCTCCGTGTTAATATATATTAGCTTCTCGCTAACCGGTCTATAATAATGCCATAAGTTAGCACCAAAAAGCTTAGAATAAAAGTCATATTTTTCCGCATATTGACCCTTGCTTAAAAAGGTCCTAAAGTAAAAGCCCCTTTGCTCCTTAACTAAGAAGTCTTTATTCCATTTTAATATATTTATATCGCTATCTATGTATAATATTTTAGTATAGCCCGCATTAAAGGCATTTCTTATCGCATGCGTTTTTAGGTGATAGTTAAACCAATTTCTTGTTCTTGTTTCCCTAACGTCCGCAATCCATTCAGGAGTGAAGTTAAAAATCTCCGCCCTATCTTTGTAACTAGCAAAAGACTCTGTATCATCTGTAGTAATAAATATTTTTGTTCCTTCCTCTGTTATGTCGGTATTTGATAAAAGATTATTTTTTAAGTATTTGTTATACTTTTCTCCGGCACTTAAGGTGGCGATACAGTAATCTTTCATTTTAAAATGGCAGTTATAGCTAAAACTAGGTCATTCAAAGACGGTTCCCTATGGGTTTTGCTTTCGATTATATTAACATGCTCCCTCTCTAGGATATCCTTGGGTACCCTTGCACCGATTTTAATTCGGTTCTTAAGGTAGTTGTCCTGTAGCGTCTCAAACAAAAAACAGTTCACGCTAAATGGATTCCAGTGATAAGTGTATCTAGAAAAAGTTCTAAGTCTATACCCTCCCCAAGTGAGGTGCTGCGTGCCGCACAAAGAAGCGAAATGAATCGGTCCGCTGCTTTCTCCCACTACTAGCCTTGAGGAGCATATAATATCCGCTAGCTTTTTTAAAGGTATATCCCTTAAGTCTTTTGCTCCGTCCGGACAGTAAGAATCTTTTTTAGTCCCTATGAAAGACACTTTATATTTACCATTCAATTCTTTAAACGCTTCATCGTATACTTTTCTTTCTAGATTTTTGCACATACCCCCGCTCTTAGCTCTTGCGTGAAAAATAATATCATACCCTTCTTCTATTGGCTGCCCATATCGGATAAATTTCTGGTCTAAGTTAACGTTCCCTGCTGATCTAGCCACGTGGTAATGACAATCGTCCTTAGTTATTACTTTGTAATCCGAATACTTTGAAATATCTAAGTGATCGTCCAACGGAACGAATTCGTCAACAAAATCTTGATATAAATATCGCATACTTTCTCTACTGCACACTACCGTTCTGTCATAAGCTGTTGACAGTTTCCTTACGTGCCCTTGGAAACTAAAAAGCTCGTGACCAAACTCGTGCCTGTATGGGCCAGCAAAAAGTTTCATTATATATTATATTCAATACCGCTGGGATACATACACTGAAAAATCTCACATTTATTATCTATTTGTATCTCTGGGTAGTAAGAGAAGTGAAAGTGATGTAGCGTTGTTTGCTCCGTTAAGCACATGAATTCTTCAATAAATCTATAATATTTATCCATAAAATTCATGTAATATTCAGTATTGCATATTCTCATGCCTCCATTTAAAAATACCATCTTATGTCCACCGCTAGCGTAGCAATCTTCAGAGTAAGTTTCTGACTCAAACCTTTTAACGTCCCCGTAATTTGCAAAAAATTTATTAATATAAGCGTACCATAACTTGCCCCTTATTCTCATGGGCCAATACATACAGTTAGACTCCGCCCCGAAAAGCATACCGCAATCTTTTTCCAAGAATACTTCCAGTTTTTTTTCTGGGTTGTCTGTTAAAAACACGTCGCTCTGATCGAATAAAAAAAAGTAAGGCTTAATATTTTTATTATTTTTAATATAATGATATAATGTCATCATCTTAGCTAGCGGCCAAAAATGATTGTCTTCCTCTCCCTCCTTGCCTAGCCACTTCGGATTTAGAAACCAAGTGTGCTTTTTATCTTTAAACGGGTATCTTTTTTGAAGCTCCCCAAAATACCGTTTCTCACCCAAGTTAATGAAGTCTAGGTTCAGTTTTCTGAGGCAGTCTATTAACATTAAATTATTTAATGAATTATCAAAACAAAAGATTTGGGTCTTGTCTAGCGCAGTCGGTCGCCTAGAGTTTTTTTCTAAAAGGTTTTCGAGTACGGCAAGATTATGCCTATATTTACCAAGTGTCGAACCATTAAAATGAAAAGCTAATGCGCTCATCTTTCATAATTAAACTCCACTACGTTTGGTCCCATGCACTGAAAGATCTCGCACTTATTATCGACTTGTATATCTGGGTAATATAAAAAATGAAAATGATGCATAATAGTTTGATCATTTACATCAATAAATTCCATAAAGAAGTTAATATATTTATCGAAGAACGAAACAAAGAAATCTGTTTCCGCTAAATATGCCCCGCTATTTAAAAATAAAAACTTTTTACCGTTAGATTCGTGAGCGGTCGGTGAATAGGTATCTACTTCAAACTTCTTTAGGTCTCCATAGTTAATAAAAAACTTATTAATATCAGGATATATTGGATTACCCCTAATCGCCATGGGCCAGTACATACATTTGGTTTCTGCATTAAAAAGTAATTTGCATTTTTTTTCTTCTAGTACTTTTATTTTCTCTTGTAAGTCGCCGGTAATATATACGTCGGACTGATCAAAGAAATAAAAATATTTTTTTGTTTTATTATTCTTTAAGTAGTCATAAACAGCTAGGATTTTATGGGTTAAGGTAAAACCGTCCTTCATTTTTTTCTTCGCTGTTAGGTTGCCGTACCACTTTTCTTCTTCGTTAAGCTTGTATTTTTCTCTGAGGGGTTTATAATATTTTTCTTCGCCCAAATTAACTATTGGTAATTTAAGCCTATCCGTGCACTCAAGCAGCGTATAGTGGTGAAAAGCGTTATCAAAAGTCAACACCTCGCAGTCTTCTAGCTCATATTTACTACCCGCCGCCTCTATTACCTTTTGCTTTAGAAACCAGATATCCTGATCTGAATACTTGGGCTCAGCGTGACCATTAAAATGAAATACTACAGCCATAACTAAAAGGACGGCTCTCCCTTCTCTGCTCTTTCTGCTAGCTTTCTTTCTTTAAAATTAATGCCAGATATTTTTTCAAAATCTTTTAAGTTCCTTTCTGTTCCTAGGCCATACTCTCCAAGGTCTATTCCGTTATCTTCCATTCCCAGCATTTGCCTTAGTCTTTTAAGACTCTCTTTATGTAGTGATCCATAGCCGATTTTTTGATCCGCCCAGTGACATATTCTCTTCTCTCTGGTGTAATTATGAAACACTACATTTTCTGAGGGATAAAACATATCCCACCCTCTAGTCCAAGACCTAGTCGCTAGAGAAATTTCATCTCCAGCAAAATATAAATCGGGATCATATTTATATTCCCCTATATGCTTAGCTAGGGTAAAATAAAAGTGTCCCGAAACAAGCATAGATCTCCCGGGTCTACCCGTCTGCTCTTCCTTGTGGACTCTCCTCTGCCTGAAGGAGACCGTTCCTGTGTCGTTAAACCTCAAGCAATACATTTTAAATAGATCATCTCTATTCTCGTAGCTCATAGGCTTTTGATCAAATGTAAAGGCCGTACAATAATGAGAGATTATCGGTTTTTTAGAGGGTGCGTCCTTAACCATATTAATTAATTTAGTATCCCAACCAGTTTTAAATCTCATATGGGAGTCTAACTGCATGGTGTACTCTGCGTCGCCCTCAAAGTACAATTTTTGTATCATATGCCTTGCCCAACCTAACCCCGGACTAATATAAAAAGGAACTCTGATAACCCTGAAGTTCTCTTTGCTATATTCTGGCAAGTTTCTGTTTTCTGGCCCATACTGATCACAGATGCCTAGGATTAAGTTATTAGGCTTATCTGCCTTTGCTATTAAGTCTTGAATGGTATTCTCTACATCAGGATCTCTATAGCTAGCTATCTGTACATATATTTTATTCTTTGCGTTTTCTCCTACCTTATCGTTCCCTTCGACTTTAATCATCGGTCGTGGCTGGGGCGTGGCCGAGTCAGCGCTCTTTGATTTCCAAACGCCCTCTATTAAGTCACCCCTTTTCTGAATCTTTCTTCTCTTATAGTCTACTCCAGTATACTGCTTATACTCTTCCAGTGTTCTGGCCTTGCCTAAGCCATACCTTTCGTCTTTTATTTTTCCTGATGTTAGCGCTACAAATCTTTTCACGCCCTCTTCTGCGAGCTTCCTCTGAGAAGGATGCACATCTGTGCCCTTTTTAAAATATTGATCACTGTGGTTTTTCTTGGCTCCTTCTCTGTAGAAATGATGCCAAACATACACCTTATGAGGGTAAAAAATATCCCAGCCACGAGTCCAAGCTTTAATTGCTAGCGCTGGCTCGTCCCCAGTGCTAATGATCGCAAACTTATCGTCGTACGGCATTTCTTGTAGAATTTTTGACGACGAAAACATGAAGTGTCCTGAGATAAAAGCTCCCGGAATAGGATTCTTTTTCTTCCATCTGTGCCTTATCGCTCCAGAAGTTAACACTAGCACTCCGTTATCCCTAAAGTTTTTGGGGTGCATGTAGGTACTAAGTCCATCTTTTAATTCATCTCCTTTCTCTGGGTAATACGGTAAGGTTCTAGAGGTTAAGATTGGCTTAGAAGATTCGCATCTAGCTAAAAGATTTAATAAATGCCAGTCCCAGTCTTGGGCGAATCTCATATGAGAATCAATTTGTAACTGAAATTGCTCGCCCCTCCAAAAAGCCTGACTGATCTTCCTCCCCCAGCCCATACCCAAACTATCTCTATAGTCATACCTAGCGTAATTGAGCCCCCCGATCCCTTCGAATAAAGGATCCTCGTCCTCGCCAAAGGTAAGCGGTTCATCTTCTCCGTACTGCCAGCATATACCGAACGAAATCCTGCTTTTATCTTTCGCTTTTTTAATAGCGTCTTTTACTGTCGGAATTAATTCCTTGTCCCTATACGAAGCGATATTTATAAATATTCTATTCATTTTCTTTAATCCAATCTTCTAGTATAACTTGTGGTTCATAGCCCAATAAGTCTCTAAGTTTACTTATATCTGCTAGAGTTTCTCTTGCTTCTCCCGGTCTCTGAGGTATGAATTCGACGTCTCCTTTTATTAACTCAACCAAGTCCAACACGCTATGATTTTTTCCCGTACCTACGTTAATTACTTCTCCCAAGGCTTCTTTATTGTCCGTAAGCGCTGCTCGAAGGTTCGCTTCAGCCACGTCAGAAACGTGCGTATAGTCTCTTCTCTGTAGTCCGTCTCCCACAACGGTCATAGATTCGCCCGCCTCCTTCTGTCTTTGAAAGAGTCCAATAACTGGCGCATATTGTCCCTTTGTCGGTTGACGCTCTCCGTAGACATTAAAATACCTGAAAATAACTGTTTCTAAGTCCCAAAGAGAGTTATACATCTTACATAGATCTTCCGCTGCTACCTTGCTTACAGAATAGGGGTTTAAACAGTCCCTAGACATGGTTTCTTTGAGCGGAGGATCATTTTTGAGGCCATAAGCGGAAGAAGTAGAGGAATATACCACCCTCTTAACTTGATTCGTCCTAGAAGCTTCTAGGACGTTACAAGTACCAACAAAATTAGTTCTGCAGGCCTCTTGTGGCTTATTTAAGCAGACCATAATTCTAGCCTGCGCAGCCAAATGAAAAACATAATCTACCCCATCGAAAAGTGGCCGAATCTTGTCATAATCGCCTATGTCTACGTTATTATATAAAGCTCTTGTATTGTGGTGAAAATTATCGTTGCATTCAGCAGAATAATTATCAATAACTACGACGTCATGGTTAAGATCTACCAATTTATCAACGATGTGGCCGCCAATAAATCCGCACCCTCCAGTTACTAAACATTTACTCACATAAAAAATTTAACAGGGAAAAACAGGAAGTCAACAATTAATTTGACTTTTGTCTTCCACTTCATGTTCGCTTACGACGCCTTAGGGCCCAGTCAGGGTCCTTCTCTTTACTCTTAGCGACCCATTCGAAGTTATTCTCTAAAATAAATTCATCCACAGCTTTAACCACTCCAAATCCTAGCTTATTAGCGTAGTCATGTCCGCACATTAAGCCTTGTTCTTTTAATTTAGGCAAAAATATTTTCAGATCCGACTTTATGCATTCATAGAGATGACAGGAATCAATATATATAAAATCAAAAAAGTTATTCTGAAAAGAATCTACGACATTATAGGAAAAATCTTTTTTAATTACAACTGTTTTATTTGTAATCTCCTTTGAAAAAGCAGCCTTAACTATATCAAGATGCTCTGGGGTACTATAAGCTGTAGGTAAGTTTCCAAACTCCTTGTATGTAGGCTCTCCGTTTTTATCGCGCCCCTTTTCCCACGGGTCTATTAAAAATAATTTACTTGGCTTAATGTATTTAAATATTTTCAGAGAAAAACTCCCTGTAAGGACCCCTATTTCTGCACAGACACTACCTTTAGGTGAAAGACCAGAAACGTATTTTACAAACTCATCTCGATTCTCTGTGATTCTCATGCTAATTGGTGGAAGCGGCGGGAGTCGAACCCGCGTCTTTAAAGCCATCGGCTCAAATGTACTACAAGCTTAGTCAGTGTTATTTTTCGTGCTTCATCACTGACAACTACACACGAGGTTGGAGGCACTTTATTTATCCTAGACTCCTCACCCTTCCTAGTTTTTTTGCTCGCTGTCGACGCCCTAGCTCCTTAACGAGCATCCAGAGTAGGACGGGGCAGAACTTATGCTGCCAGCTGGAGCTCTTCTTCCTCCACGTAGCCGAACTTGGCGAGAATCTCGTCAGCTTCAGCTAAAGAAGGAGCGAACTCCATGTCAATATCACTATTGGCATATATGTTGTTAATGGATATTTAAAGAGGCCAACCATTATCCTCTGCTTGCAATCTGGCGTAAGGTTCTAAATCGAATCCAGTACGCTCCCGTGTTTATATATTACACGTTTTCCTAATGTATGTCAATATATCGTCCACTTTTAAATGAAGAGTCCTTTCGGGAAAAAATTACGTTTTTTATTTACTTGGAAAAATTAGGAATGAGACTTCCAATACCACTCGTAAAACTCTCCGGTGTTACGGCCGGGCATGAACAACACTACACCATCGTGAGTTTTATATGCGTGAGCACTTATAAGTCCCACTGACCTGCCCATTTCCGTTGCCTCTTCTTTGGAGGTGAAAATATATTTTTTAACGCTATCAATAAATGAAGCTTCATCAGAATTATTTATGATGCCTGAAGACTTGCTGATTTCTCCGCCGTAATTTTCCACTACTTGCCTGATCGCGCTTAAATCTGTGGCGATTGTCTCAACCAAGTCCTTTTGTGATATTAATTCATCCACTCGAGCAGTGGACTCTTTTTTCTTGGCCTTAATCTGATCGGTAAAATCTATTTCGATGGGTTCAGGTCTCTTTTTCATTTTTGCTACATTATTATATACACTAATTAACTGTTTAAGAAAATAAAAAACGCAGCGGGTTGTTGTTACACATCCCGCCACGTTCGCTCCACCCCACAAGGCATACCCCTCGGTCCTTGGAATAGCTTAATCTAGCGGCTTTTTCTGTAAAATAAGGATCTTAGGGTAAGTTACTCGAAGCATGTATGGAAACATTTTCTTCGCCGCTTTTTCGTCTGCCGTGTCGTCATCTTTATCGCTCTTCGCTTTCGGTTCGTGTTCTACAGGCATCTTTTTTAGATCATCTTCGCTAGGCATAGGTACATTTTTGTCTAATGCCCACATAATTTTATGCTTTTCCGCGTACTCAACCATCCTGCGCACCGGCACGATAAGATTAAAGCCCTCTCCCGCTCCACGGACCAACATTCCTACATATCTAGCGTCTTTTTTTAAATATACTCCACCTCCACTCGATCCGGGGAACGCCGTACAAGTTGTCTGATCGAACACGAATTTATTTAATGACTTAATTAGTCTACCGTGCTGAGAGTAGATACCATCAGTCATACTGTTCGCTCCCATTTGCCCTAATAGCGAACCAACGTGTAAAAGGTCTGTGCCTAACGGGGGAATCTCTTTATCAAGATAAAAGGCCACCGTATCTGTAACAAAATTTAACTTTCTCACGCGCAATAATGCGAGATCGTGTCCGTCTTTGGCGTCTGAGTATTTTAACACCTCTGCGTCCATTTGTAATCTACCGACGGTCCTTCCGTTTTGCCTGATTTCTTTTACGACCATCGGATCTTTAAACTCTACGATCGTTTTCGATGTACCATTTATCACCGTCTTTCTAGTAGACCTTAAGTTATCTATAACATGACCGGCGGTCCATACTAAATTCACCAAATTACCATCTTTATCTTTTCGACTAAAGATTACCCCCGACCCTTCTCCATTAGAGAATTGGCCTTCGGATCTAATTGTGACAGAAACGTTCTGAAGATGTTCTGCCGTGGACTGTTTCTTCTCAGCCGCAAACGATGACGTTGCGATGGTGAGACCGAGGATAGTGGCGAATAAAGTTTTCATAACTCTTTAATTAAATATATTATACTATAGCACGACAAGCAAATTAAATTTTTAGTTACTTTTTAGTGTAAATTATTATGATGAATTTGATTATTACTGCAGAGCTAAGCTCCGACCCTCCCTCAGAGGGGCTGTACTTTCGTTTCCTTACTATGATGGCTAAAAAAGAGTTAGATTATGACGTAGTTTTAGAATCAGAACAAGAAATGGTAGATATTTATTGGAAGTTTCTGAAAAGAAAGGGGTGGTTTGATTTTATAGATGACATCGTCATTCCTGAATGGAGAGTGGAGGGAGTGAGGGTTGATACTAAAAATAATTATCCGATGACGATTCAAACGCCTCACATTAGGTGCGAAAATACTCTAAATTTATTAGGGCAAATAAAATCTATTAGAAATAGTCTTCACCCCTAATAACCTCAAACTCTATTCTTCTATCATCAACGAACCCTTCTTCATACAGGTAATTAATTATACTATCCCTTTCTTTTTCTGAAAGGTCGCTTAGGCAATCGTAAATATATATTTTTTTATCTTTCCAAAAATTTTCAGTTGGATCTTTGTCATATACCTCCACAAACAAGCCGTTGAATTGTATAGTATGTGTTAATTTTTTATCCATTCGACTTTAACTCGTCTATTTTTTCTTCGAGCCTATCAAATCTATGATGCACAACTTTAACTAAATTAGTAAAATCTTCTTTGTTAACATACTTTTCGGGAAGGGAAAGAGCTAAATCATTAATCTGCTTTGTGACAAGTCTATGGTCCGAATCATGCTTGTCTTCGACGTCGTTAACTTCTGTCTCCATGTCTCTTATCTGATTGTACATGACCTTGAAAAGCCAGCCCGCAACGGTAACAAGAACGCCGAATAAAATATTCACAAGAAGTTGAGTATCCATACTATATATGTTTACACTAAAAAAATAAGCGAAACCCAATAGGCCTCGCTTTTTAAAAAAAAGTTTGTGAGATTAATGCTTCACTACATCCCACACCTTTTTGGAGCCCCATAATAGTGCTAGCCATTTAACTGCCGACTCGAAATCTAAACAGCCAAAATGCAAAACTATACCAAAAAGAATTAACAATAATCCTGATTGTAGCTCTTCGTCTCCTAAATTAAACCAGAGGGAATCCCACTTTTCCAAGCTCCACTCTTTTAGGTGGCTGAGTTTCAATTTTAATTTACCCCACAAGCTTAGCGAGGGGGCCTTCTTCTTTGTTCTTCTCTTTTTCATGATAAAAATAGCCCCTTGTGAAGGAGCTCAATTAATTATGTGTCTAATATTATATACACTTTTCTGGTATAATGTGCTATAATTATACCTGAGAACATGTTAAAACTTAAAGAATACTTATCAAAAAGTAAGCTTCGTAGTGCGTCAATTTTATTAATTTTAATGCTTTTTTCATGGTATTGCTTTTTTGGCTACAAATATGGCTTTGTTTATACTGTAGGTGAGAGCATGGAGCCGACTTACATGGATGGAGAGATGGTTATAGTGCAGAACGTAAGGAACTTGGGCAGAGATTGGGAGCCCTCTAGATGGGACGTTATTATAATTTTAGATCGAAAAGAAAAAGAAAAATTAAGTAAAAGAGTTATTGGTTTGGCGGGAGATCGGATTAAAATTAAAGAGGGATTAATTTATGTAAATGATAAAGAAGCAGGCGGCACCTATGGTAAGGGAAAAGTTACTATGCAACTAGTAGATGAAAATGATAATGATTTATATTTTTGGGGCACAAATGAAAAGGTGACTAGAAACGTAGAGGAAGCAGAGTTAACCGTGCCCAAGGGGTACGTCTGGATTATAGGCGACAATAGACCCGTATCGTGGTATGGACTACTCCCCGTCAAGGACGTTAAGGCTTTAGTTATTTTTTAAAATCATGAAAAAAATTACATATCTATTATCATACTACAATCAAGCTGACTGTTTAAAGTACACCCTCGGAGTTTGGAGAGATTATCCCCAAGAAGTGAAGGACTTAATTCATTTTCAAATTATAGACGATCATAGTAAGGAGCTCCCAGCGAAACCTGTAATAGACGAAGAAGATACAGAAGGGCTATCTCTGTCTCTCTACAGGGTTGAAGATGATTTGGTTTGCAATATAAGTGGATGTAGAAACCTTGGCGCTCGACTAGCTGAAACGGAATACATAATGATATTGGACATGGATACGATTATCCATGGAAACATAGCTAAAGAATTACTAAAGTTAATAGAGAAAGACAAGCGATTAAAATCTAAAAGCTACAGTTGCGCGCACAGATTTGAACACCCCGCTGTGTGCATGATGAAAACCGAAGATTACTGGAAAATTGGAGGATGCGAAGAGGACTTGGTGGGCCACTATGGTTATACTGATCACTTATTTTGGTTGAGAAACGAGGAGGGCAGGATTGTTGATATTAAAAAACATGTCCTACTCGGTGGGGAAAGCCCGCTAGAGCTTAATGAAGACGGTGTCGCTCCCATAATCAGAGACCCTCATCACAATCATATGCTGATTCGAAAACACGCGCAAGAAACCGAAGCTGAACGGGGAGAGGAAGATTTTCCAAGATACAAATGGTCTAATGACTACGTAAGATTTGGGTGGACTAAATTAATTTAGGTCTTTAATGATCTTATCGATTGTGGGCCTCGTAACTTGGGGCATACAAATAATGTGAGCTATATCATCCTGTACGGCTAGCTTCCACTTTTTTACTATCTCTTCTTTAGGTCTGGGAAAGACCACTGTTATAGCATGATCATTTTTCCAAGCTTTTATTCCTGCCTCATTCATTTTTCGCGTCGCATAATCCGCTGTTCTTACGCAGTATCTGACTACCTTTTTAAAACCATTAAAGCCATATTTTTTTATAGCATACCAAAGCACTAGTGGGGTAAAACCATTACGTGAGCCGCTAATAGTGCTGTCCAGTGAACCAACATACTCAACTGCTCTAGAAACCCTGCCTACATTACTTTTTAGCGCTAAAACTATACCGCAAGGAATCGGTGAACCAATTAACTTATGGCCGCTAATAGACATGCTTTGTACTCCCGTTGTAAAATCAAAAGGCGGCGCATTATCTATGAAGGGTAAAGTCATGCCCCCTAACGCTGCGTCTACATGAATATAATATTCTGGTATCGCCAGCTTCTTTAGCGCCTTTTTGATTTCACATATACTGTCAAACCCCTCTCTCATCGTCGTTCCCACGTTGGCAAAAATTATTGGCGGCGCGCTCCTCCAAGTCGACATCATGTTAGACAAGTCTTCGTAGTCCATTTCTCCATTAAGCCTAGACTTTATCATAACGTGCTCCATGTTAAGCACTCGTATGTTTTTGCTTACGCTATAGTGCGTGTCTTGAGAATAATAAACTACTCCCTTCGGATACAATTCTCTGGCCAAATAAAGCCCATACAAATTACCCTCCGTCCCACCGTTAGTTACGTATCCCCAATAATTTTCCGAGGGCGCTTTGTATAATTTAGAAAACCAGTCTAGCACTTCTTTTTCAAAATCTCTAGAGTCTAGTCCATAGTAGCTAGAACTAAACGGATCCCCCACGTTATTTAAGGGTATAGATAAAAAATCAAATAGCTCCGAATAATCAAAGGACGAGTTTACAGGATACCCAACAAACGTTTTTTCTTCCTGCTCTAAGCGTTTGTAAAAATCTTTTAACTTTTTTCCGTCCTTTTTATTCAACTACGGCTCTTCCTTTGTCACGTTCCCAGTCTTTTTCTTGCCTGTCCACATCAATATTTCTGTTTCTTGCGGCCATTAATACGTAGGACACCATTCCTTTATCTAATATTTGGTGCAGCAACGATGAAATATCTTTGGGGAAACAAGTGCCCCCAAACCCTCTCTTACCGTCCGGTCCGGGCACGGAGGTATGCGTGTCCCCTATTCGATCATCGTATAATGTAAGCTCTCTTACCTTACGGTAACTAACGTTAGCGGTCCTGCAAAAGTGCTCTATCTCATTAAAGAACGCCACCTTGGTTGCCAAAAAAGTATTTCTAACATATTTTGTAAGCTCCGCTTCCTCTGTTGTAGAGAAAGTCATGTGCGGCCTATGCGTTAACACTCCATCATGCCAAGCTGCGTCAAAAATCGCATAGATTTCGTCTCTTATCTTGTCGTCTCTTTCATTTGTCCCGAGTATCCAAGTTTTCTGCGACAAAAAATCATGCTTCCAATTTTGTTCCGTTAAAAATTCTGGCATGAACATCGTTCCCAGTCTTCTGGAGGTTCCGACAGGAACCGTGGACTTTATGACTGCTCTGCCTTTATCAAAGCCGCGACTAGCCAAATCATCTATAACTCCCTCCACTAAAACGAGACTGCATTTTCCATCTTGATCCATGGGTGTAGGCACGCACACAAAAACAAACGAACAGCCCGCTATGTCGTCCATACTTATCCCTTTCGGGCTACATTTCTCGGCATCTATGTCATATACTAATACCTCGACATTTCTGTTCTTTAATAGGGCGGTTGCTCCCCCTACGTAACCGTTGCCAACAATACCTATCTTCATCACTTAATTATAACATGCTATTAATAAAATTTAAAGGTGTTTTCTACAATATTCTTAATTTTTTTTAAGTTGGGTGCGATATTATCTTCTTTATCTGCATCTACGAGTATTTGTTCATACTTTTTTATCCCGCAGGTTTTCGCAAGCATTACCTGCGCTTGATCTGGTCTGTTTCTACTACAGTACTCATAATAAACCGAGTCGTTATCTCTATTGCTATATAATAAATTCCTGAATAGACTTCCATGACACCCGATCACCAAATTTGGTTTGTGAAATAAAGAAATATGTCTAGCTAGCCCTTCCGACCCGTCTACTTTGATAAAATTTTTATCTTTTAAGTAGTTCCAGATCTCGTCCTCATTCAACATTACCCTGCGAGGCCTAGTTAGAAAAAGATTTTTGTTAAAAAATTTCTCCTCTGGTTTGTATTTTTTATAATATTTTTCACGAAGCCATTCTAATTTGTCTGGATCTATTTGAGAAGGAAAGGCATCATGGTTAGAAAAAGTTATTTCTTTTACAAAGAACACCTTATCTGTTAGTGGAAGCGTCCTTAAAGAGTTAAAGCCAAACGTATGAAGATGATCACTAAAAAAGTTAAAAATATGAGGAGTTTCAGCACGCACTAGCAAAGTGCTTCCTGTGAGCCCGTTATCCTCATAGTCTTTAAGGTATTGGGTTGCGTCATGTACGTGTCCATAGGCATACATGGGAAACCAAGGTAAAGCGAAGCAATATTTTTGCTCCTCTAGTTCTATGACTTGGTTATCTCGTATCATAGCCTTCATGTGCTCTAACTTAAAGTCCGTGCTCTCTGCGAGTACGCCCGGCGGAGGGTTTATCACTCGAAGTGGATAAGCGTGTCTCCAATAATGTGAGTTTAGGGGGTGGTCTATAAGGTTATGGTGCTCGTCTACGACTAGCCCACTCCTTCCGTGAACGAAAACGTTTTTATATTGAGTTATCCCGTTCATTTTTTCTTTTTAAACCCAAATGAGCAGCCCATTTTTCCTATTAGCTCCCTGTCTTTTTGTTCGGGTAACGAATCCAAATAATCTTTAACCCCGGGGTAATTTATATGGCCGTAGTCATGAAATAGCATGTATCCCCCCGCGTTTAGTCGCGGCCATAGTCTTTCCATGGGAATTCTGGTATTATCATAACTATGATTATTATCTACAAATATAAACGCAAATCTATCATCCGGAGGTAAATCGTTATATGTTTCGGTAAAATCTCCTTGGTAAAAAATAATTTTATCTTTGATGCGATGTTTTATGATATTATCTTCGAAATATTCTCTGTAATAAAAATCAAAAACGTGCAACTTCTTATCTTGAGGCATGTTATGACATATGTGTAACGTGGACCCACCCTCATAACAACCTATTTCTAAATAGTCCCCTTCTAACGCGCGACATTCTTCAGATAAATTCAAAAGAACTTGCTTATCTTCTTCGGACAGTAAACACTTAACATCTTCGTACATAATTTAGATAAACTTATATCTAAAGTATTCTATCTCTTTTTGGTATGCTTCGGCAACTATATTTTTAGTTTTTTCGTTATAATATGTTGAATAATGCGGATGTTCTGTTACATTTTTTCTCTCTGGAGATTTATAATCGACCCCTATTTTTTTACAAATATATCCCCAGTCTCTTTTAAACGTCTCAGTTTTAAGGATAAAGTCGTATAAGATCCTGCCCTGTTCATCTACTCCAAACCCGGCGCGATTGGCGCGATTAAATATGTACCCTCTATAAAATTCATTTTCTTTCACGTGCTCTTCAAAAGTCATAGAAGAATATAATTCATGTGTGACATGATCTGGTCTAGCAACGGAGTATTCATAACAAGATACTACCATAGCCCAAGGATTTCTGTAACTTAAAAAAGTAAAATACTGACTCTGGTCCCAGCCTTCAGATTTAAATAGCTCCGAAATACGAGAAAGTTTTACGTGATCATCGTAGGGCTCAACATCTGGGTGTGGTAGCGCTGTCTTGATAGACAGCGACGCCGTCTTAGGTATGGCAGCATAAACAAACTTGTGTTTGTGTGATATTATCACTCATAATAGTTTACACATTATTTGACATTAAGTCCTTGATTTCTCTCACTCTCGGGTAACCGCTTCTAAAGTAACCAAAACCCTGTTCGCCCCGATAAGCCTTCGTAAAAAGCTCCTCTCCGCTTTCTTTGATGTCTCCCTCTGATAGAATTTTTTCTATAAGTTGATAAGTCTCCCTTCTAAAACTCATAGCTTGATCAAGATAATTCTTTCTTATTTTTTCTCTGTCCCATTTCTTTTTGACCGCTTGCTCTACGGCATCCTTAACCGCTTCTTGAGTCGGCTCGCAAATAATAGAGTTGTATTTATTATAATAAACTTCCCTGCCGCCCGTGGCGTCACTCATCGATATAACTGGCACACCGCACAGTAAAGACTGCGAAGAGCTTCTGCAGGCCCCCTCTGTTAAAGAGGTACAAACATAAGCTCTTGATAAATTATGGAGCTCTCTCATTTCTTCTGGACTTAAACCTCTCTCATTAATAAATGCGTGGGGTATATCTCTCATGTCTATTTCTCCGTGGAATTTTTCCCATGAAGTTATCCCGCCGACAACCACAGCCAAGTTCTTTACTTTACTTGCTAACCAAGGCCTTTTGTGCTTATTAGGTCTACAACTTAAGAGCCCGTCATACGACTTACTTATATCCATGGGTTTCCAGAAATCCCAGTCTACATAACTACTCTCCCCTATGTACGAACAGTTTATACCAAACGACTTACACTCTTCAAATTGCTTTGGGTAGTTGCATAGGTAGAAAATATTATTAATGTCTACTCCTAAATCGTCGCACTCTTTTATTTCGTTCTTCCAAGTATACTCTCCGGCATCGAATGGAGTAAGGGAAATAAATCTATCTTTCTCTGTTGCGAACTGTAATGCATCGAATCCCTGCATAACCCCCCCCGCTATTACGTAGAGATTTAGATTGCCCTTATAGAGCACAGAAAAGGGGTGCCTGCCTTCAGTGAATGCGTTTCTAATTAACATTTTCTATAAGCTCCTTAGACGGTCGATTGTCTTCGTAGAATATTCTTTGCATTTTCCTGTCTTTTTTTGTGCTCCAATCCGGCCTCATGGTTTTTATGTCAAATTTATCCTTCTTGTAAAAAATTAAATCTACCGTATTTAAAAATCCATCTATATAAAGTGGGTCTGTTATATCAAAAAGAAAAAAATTATAACCCTCTAGTAAAGCAATAAAGCTAGCGACGTCTCGGTTGCTGTAAGCGTGATCTTCCGTCATCCAAAATCTAAATATATTACTTTCCACTATAACGCAGTCGGTCTTACTTAATAAATCCGTACACCCTTGTAAGACGACGTAATCGTTTCCATCTACATCTATTTTAATTAAATAGGGGTCATCATAATTTTTATCTTTTACAAAATGATTTAAACTATTTGACCATGAATCCCCCATCTCTTCGAATACTAACTCAAACTGGTTAACGTTATCAATATATTCTTTCATTATACTTTCGCCATACTCTTCTTTTGGTTCAAATATCACGTGCTTTGACTCTTGAAAACGGTGAGCTAACGATGGAGTGCCGCTATATCCGCCCCCAATATCAAAAATCGTCTTAGGATTTAAGCCTGCTTGCTTCAGCACAAAAAGAGAATCATACTTCGTGGGCTTTCTAAATTCTAATTCCTTTTTCATAATTATCTTTTAACCATTCTGTAGTATTCTCTATCGCCGTTTTAAATTTAGTAAAGTCTTCAAAACCCAGCCTTTTCAACCTAGACATATCGCAAGGCTTTCTGTGTTGACCTCTGGGCATTTTAGTATCCCATATTATATCCCCAGTAAACTCCATGGCGCTCGCAATCTCTCTACTCGCTTCCCTTATAGATATCTCCCGGTCATCCCCTATATTAATTAGATCATAATGACATTCATTATTCGCAAGCCAAATTAATATCTTTGCTATATCCAAAGAGTAAGTAAACTGCCTGAGGGCCATGCCGTCTCCCCAAAGGCACGCATCGCTGCCCGACTTTTTTGCTTCATATATTTTTCTTATGATTGCTGGTATTACATGTGAATTATTTAAATTAAAATTATCGTGCTCGCCAAAAATATTAGTTGGTATTACTCCAATAAAATTGCACCCGTACTGCTTTCGGTAGGCCCTCATTTGAACTTCCATCATTCTCTTAGCGTGCGAGTAGGCAAAATTTGTTTCATGAGGCGGGCCAAGGTGTAAATAGTCCTCCTTAATGGGGTAGTCTGCGTTGTTCGGGTAAATACAGGAGCTTAATGCACAAATTAATTTTTTTACTTTGTACTTATAGCACAGCTTTATAACATTTGAATTCATCTCAAGGTTATCGTTGAAAAACTGGACTGGGTATTCCGCGTTCGCTTTGACCCCTCCTACTGTCCCAGCTAGGTGTATAACTTTCTTAGGTTTATAAACTCTAAACATCTCTTCTGCATGCGTCACGCGCCTTAAGTCATAAGTCTTTGAGGAAAGGTACTGTACCCCCTCCGGACTTAAAGACTGTATTGCTTTCCCTACCAAGCCGGTTCCTCCCGTAACTAAGATGTCTGTTTTCATTTATACTTTTTAAACTTAAGTTTCTCGCCTTGATCGTACCACGCTTTGACTTTTACATAATTTGCTGGTTGGATAACGCTGTCCGAAGGCTCTACAAAAAGATAGTCTCCCAAAACTCTTTTTTTTCGGTCTCCCGCTGTAGTTCTGTAATCGACTAGGTGTAAATGATTTACCTTTATCTTAAGACTAGGGTTTGATACCTTCAGTCCACTTTTAAGTGCTACCATAGCTATCCTACTGTCGCAACCTTGATGAGCCAAGGGGATATTCGCTTCGCTTGTATCTATAGCTATCGGAGATTTAAATATCCATACGTCTTGACTTTTTTCTGACCCGTGCGGAGGGCGATAAAACTCCGTTTCGCCATTATCTTTTATATTCCACCTCGTTAAGCACAGGAACCTCTCGCTCATATCTTCATGTTCTAGCTGCTTTATTGATTCATCCAAAATCATATCACTATTAGCTATGACACATATCTCTCCTTTAAGATGCTCATTACAGTATTCTATGTAGCTCCTGTAAGTGTGCTCTGGGTTTTCAACGTAAGTTATTTTCTGATCGGTATATCCCGGATCAGCAAGGTTATCCATTATAAACAATACAATTTCATCTATGAACTCCTTAGATAAATTTTCTTTTAAGCACGTAAGGTATTCTTTTTGCCTGTGCTCATTTTTACACTCATAATATGATGTTAGCAATTTTATTTTCATTCATAATGCCCATCATAAATTACGTACCCGGTTCTGTCATACTCATAATGGTTCATGGGATCTAAGTCATTTTTAATCATAAAGAACTCATTAAATCTATCATTATAATTGCAGTCTTTCCATTCGAAGATTCCATTTTTATCTTTTTTTAGATCTCTATCTACATCTATCCCTTTCAGTAATCTCATTCTAGTCGTGTACCCTCTGTTCGCTCTTTCTCCATGAAATTTATGTATAACATTTGTTGGGACAAATCCCATATTCCCTTGGGTATAATCAAACGCTTTTCGAGTGTAGCTCTCTAGGTGTGGAAGAATAGACGGGCAATATTTCATATACTGATGCCTTTTCCAAGTATTCTTTTCTTTATCGAACGCACCTTCCTCACCAAAGCTCCTCATCATTACTCCATCTCCTCCTCCAATAATATCGTATTCATATAGTCCCACTTTTGTGAAAAAATCTCTGTTGGCCATCCAGCCAAATCCGGGATGATACCTACCCATATTATTCCAGTCTCCTTTTCTGTGATAATAAGCGTAACCGTTCGTATGCTTTACTTCTTTTTCTTTTCCATCGTGGTCTAAATAAATCGTATGCACATCCCCTAGCTCTAAGACTTGGTAGTAATTTAGCATTTTTTTAGCCTGCTTTATCCACTCGTCCTCTTCTACAACTATATCTGAATCAAGCCACGCAATCTTTTGAACTTCTTTGGGCAGCTTTCGAACTAAGGCATTTAATAATGCCTCCTTGTGCCATAAGACCGTGTTCGTTCTTATCTTCCAAAACGCGTCCTTAATAAAATGCTCTCCGTTTAGGGCTGAGAGCTCTACGGTATACAGGTCTGCCCCCTGTCTCTTTAAGCTATCTTTAAATTCCTCATACCTTTCTAGCATGTAGGGGTTTTTTCTGTAAGAAAAAAAACACGTGATTACCGCGAAATTATTAATCATTTTTGATCTGAAGTCGGTTTCGTTGGAGTGGGCTCCGGCTCGTCATAAGAATCGTACTCTATATCTACGTTATCTCCCGGATCTCCGCCGCATACAATATTCATGGCGTCGCACATAGACTCGAATGATTCATCGTTTTCTATGTTATAAAAAAATTCTACCTTAGTATCCCCGTTTTTTAGGGGCTTCATAACGCAAATCGCGTATTCCATCTTCTGCTCCTCGAGCTTTTCCTTCAGGTCATATACAAAATCCATGGACATAAAAATTACCCCCTGTATATAATAAAGCAAAAAAGAAAAAAAAGCAAATTGAAACTACTTGGAGCAAAGATACGGAACTACTTCGTCTATACCCATTAGGGTAAATACTTCATCAGTTAATCGATCTATCATATCATCATGCGTAAACCCTTCTGCGTCTGCCCACTTATACTTTTTTACATCAATAGAAAATGCCCCTATCATCTCTTCTTTTTCTTTTTTCTCATTAAGAATATGAAGTATACCTATAGCCACGACTTTATTTTGGTTGTGGCTGGACATGAGGTAACCTTCTGACTCTATCTTTTTAATTTGAAGCGGACAGGAGTCGTATTCGCGGGACTGATCTATGAGCTCTGATACTACCTCCTTTACTAAGTCATGCACATATCTAATTACACCATAAAAAAGCCCACTGCGAAAAAGATTTCGCAGTGGGGTGCATGAGGAAGGCTAGTGCTCAACTAGCCAATTTTTATTGAGCTTGATCTTTCCCTTTGGCGTCTTGGACTAAGGGTTGAGGTTCTACGGCACCAGTGACATTATCGATCTGATCCTGCATCGTGCTGTTCATGCTATATACTACATAACCAGTCAAGCAAAAGTTAATCGCAAGCAAAAGCACTGCGATCCGCGCATACGCAGTCTTAACTGTCGTGAACTGGCTGTTGTTAGTTTCTGTTTCTGTTCTTTTCATATGTTGAAGCTATGATAACACCGTTCCTTAGTCGAGTCAAGTTAATTGATAATTATTTTTTTACTTTTTTCTTCCTCCCTTTTTGTGAATTTAATATAAAGCATTCCGTCTTCATGTCTAGCAAGAATGTTACTTTTATCCGCTTTTGATGGGACTAAATATGATTTAAAATAATTTTTATTACCTTGTTCTGCCTTTACTTTAAGAATATCTCCGTCCACAGAGAGATCAATATTGTCTTTATTAATCCCAGCGAGGTTAAGTTCGATGTTATAATCTTCATCGCTTTCTTCGTAATGGTTAAAGTTATCCCAATCAAGGTTGTTGTTGAAAAGGCCGTCGAATAGTCTATTGGTTAATGTATATCTCATAGTGAGATAGTTAAAGCAATTAACGTGCCAAAAAAAAACCTGAAAAAACAGGGAGTTTTACTCGGGGGAGCGACAGTATGGCACAATTTTATAAAATGCGAGTGCGCCAGCTTTTCTCTCTATTTAAACTCTGCAAAAATTCCTCCATCAAGATAGAACTTAGCGGAATCACTCCCTAGCGCTTCTAATATCGTAGACTTATGCTCTTCGCTTAACATGCATAGGGAATTAACGTAAGCTTTTTTTGCGACATCCTCCCTATTTTTTTTCTGACAGCCACAACCGACACCTATGTTCTTATATTTTGTATAAAAATCATACAATTCATACGATAAGCTATGCAGCCCCGTGGAATGCAAAAAAGAATAAAGCTCCTTGGGGTCGCGGAACTCTCTCACGGTCTCTCCTTGTGATTCTTCTGCCATATTTATATATACACTCTCTTATCTTTTAATGTCAAAAGCTATTTTATCTAACCCATTATGCTGATAACAGGGCAGGACTTGCGCTGTAACATGACTTAAAAGCGCTATCTCAAAAAAGCCGTCATTTCCTTGTCCTCCCTCTAGATAATGTATATCCTGCATGCGAGGGATGAATGGTATAACTTTATGTACTAGCGGATGCCCTTCAACTATATCAAAATAGGCTGGTGATGTAGCTACATATAAATTATAATTTGGATACTGTTCTTTTAGGTTCTTGAATAGGCTTGTAGCCATATATACGTCTCCTGCGCTTTGAGGAATTGCGTAAAGTATCCTTTTTCCCTTATCGTCTTCGTCAAGGAAATCGGCAATCGTCTGCTGGGATATTAATTCTTTTTGGGCTACGCTCCTAAAATAGTTTTCTATGTCGCCCCTGCTTGTTCCCTTGCTAATCTCTCCCATCCAGTACCGAAACCCCTCATCTGATTCGGTCATATTCATGTCTAATATGTTTTTATATAAAGAAAAAATCCACTCTTTGTCTGGTAGAGTTTCTTCTACATGAGCCTTTGGGTTCTGAGATTTCTTTATAGCATAAACACTTTTCTTGTCTTTTACCAGCGGGCAGGAGTCGATAAAATCCTCAAAGTGTTTTCCTATCGCTTCTATTGAAAAGTTTTCTATTACCCACTGCCTCGCTTGCTTACCCATCTTAAGTCTCTCTTGAGTGGGCATCTCGTAGACTTTTTGCAACTGCTCCGCTATAGACTCATGCTTCGTTGAGGCCTTAATGAACTCTGTGCCTTGTTCTCTGTACTCCGCCCAATCTAAAGGTAAAGAGTAAGCTTCTGGCTCACAAGCATCCACTCCACAGCTATAGTTCGTAACTAAGGTTACTAACTCGGTGAGTTTTGCTTCTTGAATGGGAATCTCTTGCCCTCCAGAGGTAAATGGATGGCAATAAACATCCATTAAGTTGTACACTTCGTTTAGTTGCTCTTCTGTGACTCCGGCAGAAATGTTGGTGGTGTTTAGGCACTTCTCTCCCCCGCAACTTGGGCAATTTGCTCCTTGTCCTTTAAACTGGTGGATAAAATAAGCGCTACACTGATTGCAGACATACGAACAAAGTATCTCCTCCTTATTAACTCCGTGCTCTTCGGCTAATTTATGGATATTCCATCCTTCTCCGAAGTGAGTATGTAAAAGTAAATAAGACTTGACATCCTTATTTCTCTCTTTAAAAAGATTGTATCCCTTTATTAAATTCGGTACAGATTTTCTAAGTTGATTCCTAAATACAAACCCTATGACAAACGCTGACTGGGGTATGCCGAATTTATTTCTAAGCTGCACTCTCTCTTGATCTTTTAGTCTAAAAAAATCCTTATCTTCTAATGGGCCGCGAACTGTTTTAACATGACCTTGACCTAGTTTTTTTAACTCTTCCGTAGCGAAATTGCTCCAAATCCAAAAGTTCTTTACCTTCTTACTGGCCTCCACTGCCGTAGGTAAAATCGGTAGGGAGTCCAGCGTAGTCCATATCGCTGTATTCGATCTGGGGAACCACTTTTTGTTAACCGCAAAATCTACACCCCAAATGTCCTGAACCCCTATGTAAACGTCCGGTTTAATTTTATTAACAAGCTCGTCAATTCTATTCGCTCCATAGCTTGCCATCTGTGCGAGCTTGGGGTCTCTGTTGAGTTGCTCTATTTCGCTAGGATCAGAAGACATCGCTCCATGACACTCCCATGGAACCCTCTGGTACTGCGGGTTATCATCTGTCAACCCACAACTCAATTGGACCAAGTCATACTTTCCGGTTTTATAAAGATAAGACAATATTAACTTCGACACTTTTCCGAAGCCCGTCTTCATTAAGGCGAAGTCGCTATGATAAAGGACTTTTTTCTTTCTTTTTTTAGAGAGTACGGTTTTACTCATTACCAAGTATCCTCTTCCTCGTTAGCTAGGGATCTATCCGGTTTAGATTTATTTTCCCTCTTCTCTTTCATGATGTCTTTAATTTTTTCCTTTTGAGATTTAAGATGAGCTTCGTGCTCTTTCTCAAAAATTTTACGGAGGACATAAATTAAAAACTCTTTCAGGTAACGAGCCTCGCTAAAGGTGAACCCGATAACATAAGAAGCTTTGTTTGCTGAGTCTTCTTTGTCCTGCTTATAAACAGAAAAAGAAAACCCTATTTGCTCGCCGTTACGCAGATAGGGAGCAAACTTAATTTGAAGAGTTTGGTTTTGGCTATTGTGATAGTTAGAAAATTCACGATTGGTTTCAATACTATCTATGAGTCCCCCTACTTCCGTCGGATTTAATTTTACAATAACTCTCTTGTTCGGGTTGTCCTTGTTCTTTGCGAATGATCCTTTCTTTGCCTGATCGTTCCAGCTGGCCTGTTTAATTAAGGAAGACATTATGCTTCCGTCATAATTTGACCAAAAGGAACAGGCTGAGCCTGTATTTTTAGAATTTGGTTTATAAAACTGAATCATAGAATAATATTACCTTTTTTCTTATTTTTTGTCAACTATTTTTGAGCTCCGAAAGCTTAGTATAAACCTTATTATCTTGGACTGCTATTAGATTTGCAAATACAGCGTCCTCTTTCTTTACTCCTTTAACTATAACAATATTACCCTTTTCGGGCAAGCCGTTATTCATCGTCTCGCACTCTTCAATATTATTATTAAACATAAGGCAGTCAATAATTCCGGTCTCGTCTGAAACAGAAACTTTTAAATATTTATTTTTATTCTTCGAGGTTCTCGAAATGATGTCCTCTATAACGCCTATAAACACGGGACGCTGCCCCGCGCGAAGAGAGCTAACATCCTCTACATACGCAAGACCCGCCCTCTTAGAATCAAAGATGGTTTTAAGCCTAACGCAGTGACTGTATCCTAATAACTTTCTTTCGTAATACCAATTAGCAAACGTTTCTGAGCGGCTATTAAGCTCATAAATGCTCTTGTAGGGTCCAGATTTCTTTTTGATCGTCCCAAACCTAGACTCTTTTATCACATCCTTGCCGTTATCCCCTTTGAACCCCATGAGCTTCTTTATAATCGCCACCAGATCGTACTCGTATTCGTCCGCAAACCGCATTACAAGCCTCTTTTCTCTTTCGGTAAGTATATTCCACACCTGAGCCTCATAAACGACCTTAGAGCGCGATTGCGTGAATCCTTGGAGAGCTCCAGCCTGTATTAACGCTGACAATACTCCGATGTTGAGCCCTGCCTGTTTGGCTGCTTGAAAAGTTTCAAATTTATCGGCATATTTATTTCTAAAATTAGATAGCTTCTCTATGCTTTTATCGCTAATCCCTTTAATTGATAATAAACCGTAGCGGATGTTGTCCCCCTCAATTGAAAAATCCATTTCTGATCTCGTGAGGTGGGGAGGTAATAGTTCGATACCAAAAGAAGCAAGCTCCCTTTGTATCTTGGTTATCTCACTGGTCGGGTCTGGCTCGTGCCTCGTCATTTTTAATAAGCTCAAAAAGAACTCTTTGGGGTAATTGAATTTAAGGTAAATCGTAATTGCTGCGAGCGCGGCATAAGCAATAGAGTGAGCCTTGTTAAAGGAGTAATTCGCCGAGTCTTCGAGTACCTTCCATAAAATGTCTCCCACTTCTTTATCTAACTTATTTTCTTCTACCTTGTCCCTAATCTTTTTCTTCCACTTTCGCACTTCCGCGACCTTTTTCTTACCCACGATACGCCGTAATATTTCCGCTTCATCTAGAGTAAACCCAACCTTATTCGCCATCTTCATTAGTTGTTCTTGGTACAGGGCGACGCCCCCCGTCTCCTTCAATATCTCGTCAAAGAAGGGATGAATGGGATCATAGATATCGCTGTTTGTATACGTAGCATATTGGTCCATATACGCCATCGCACCGGGTCGAGCCAAAGCTAATACCGCGCTTAACTCTTCTAAACTTCGGGGCTTTACTGTCTGACTGACTCTATGTGCTAGATCCGCTTCGATCTGAAACAGGCCGTGAGCGGTTCGGAGGTCTTGAAGGTTCTGGTAAATTGTCGGATGATTCAAATTAATATCAACCAATTTAATTCCAACCTGCTTGCAAACGTCATCCGCTACAGATACTCCCCTAAGCCCCAACAAGTCTAACTTCACGTTAAAGAGAGAGGACCAATTCATGTCGTAAGACGATACGGGGTCCTTATCGGAAGAAAGCTCTGTCGGGCAAGACTCGTCCATCTTACCGTACGATAGTAGCATTCCCGAGGGGTGTACCCCCTTGTTTTTTACTAGGCCTCTCAACTTTAACGCGATGTCATAAATTTCTCTGTTTTTATCGCACCAATCCCTAAAGCTCTCTACCTCTTCATAAGCCTCGGTAAGCTCTTTAACTATACCGAACATCTTGGGTATGATCGCCGTGACTTCATTCATCTCTGACTCCGATTTTTCTCCCACAATCTTTCCGCACTCCTTAATTAAGAGCTTGGTGCTAAGAGTATTCAGAGTCAATATCTTACTTGTGCTTCCAGAGAACTTCTGTTCTAAATATCTGAGGACTTCCGCTCTTCTGTAGTAACAGATATCCAAATCAACGTCACACATTAGAGACCCATCAAGGTAAGTTATGCCGTCAACTACCTTTTTCTTGGCTCGAATTTTAGAAACAAATCTCTCAAAATATAAACCATATTTAACTGGGTCAATTTTAGTAACCCCAATAAGGAATAGGACAAGACTGCCTGCTGCAGAGCCTCGACCAAGGCCCGTTGGAATGCCGCTCCGGTGACAATAATTCATTACGTCCCATACTAAAAGCACATAATCGATAAAGCCTAGGCTCTTCAAAGTTTTTAATTCATACTTAGCTCTCTCGACGTAGTCGCTGTGTTCTTTGGTCCCCTTTTTAATGTCAAGCTTATTGAATCCATCGAGGCATATTTTTCTAAGAAAATCGTAATTCTCAAGGTCCTCGCTAACTTTAAGTTCCCTCTTTATCTCATTCTCGATTTCAAACGAAGGTAATCTAACTCCATGAAGATTCAAGTCTAAGTTTTCAAAATCTCTAAAAAAATCACTCATATACTTAATTGATAAATCATTTTATTCCACAGTTTTAGGTTTAATTCTAAGTCTACTATCGCATCGTGGAGCTTTTCATAATCATGTTCTATGCCGTACTCTTTGCTTACGGCCTGTAGATTAGTCTTCAAGCCTTTCTTTCTGGTGTGCAAAAGTTTGTACTGATATTCTAAAACGCTTTCTGATTCGGGCTTGTGCTCTACGTTCATTTTGATTCCTCGAACAAGGCACATCGTGTCCAAGGTTTTCTCCATTAAGTGCTGATAGCTTAACCCTTGGCTCTCGTACATAAACTTAATTAAATAAATATCAAAGCCTAAAATATTATGTCCCAACACATAGTCCGCATTATCTAGCCAATCTTGTACTGTGGGAAAGATCTGTTCAAACTCTAGAGCCTTCTTGGCGTGACTCGTCGGACTAAAGCGCGTGATTCTCGCAGCGGCTTCGCTAACGTGAAGCTCTCTGTCATACTTAACGATAAAGTTCTTCTCGTCTATCTTCTTGCCGTTTACCGTTTTGATCATGGCGATCTGCCACGCTAGGTTATGACTGCCATGTAGACATAAGTTCTCTGTCTCGCAGTCAATAAAAACTAGTGTCTTATCCTTATTAAATCTAATTAAATGATCATCCATATTATCTATAAAGCCTGTGGCTGTCTTCGTCTCTGTGAAATTTACTAATCTCAATTAAAGTAACATCTCCCTCGTCTGCTCTCAACATGTGAGCTTGGCCTCTTTCCATCTCCATGCTTTCTCCCTGCTTACAGGTCATAGTAAACGGATGGTGATCTGGTTTTGCTATATCATGTAACATGTCCACACGTAAAACCCCCTCTAGGACATAAAATGTCTCATGCTTATCAACATGATAATGCATGGAACTATGGTACCCCTGTTTGATAAAAAGAATCTTACCACAATAATCTTCCTTATTATTATTTGCGAGCCATATTTCGTGCCCCCAATCTTTCTCTACTTTTTTGGGGTTAAACGGTACCATTTTTCCAACTTTCAAAACTGAATTGATCACTACACATATGGTCAAAGTTAGGCTTGTCCAGCGTAGTTCTGTTATTAATGCACCTAAAGGTTAGGTACGCCTTAAAATCTTTCTGATCCTTATAAAAAATACTTTTGACTTTCTGTGTGGGATATTTATCACCACAAAACTTCTTAACCCTCTCTGCGACTAGATTATCAAAGGGCAGATTATTATCCTCAAGAAAAAACGTGGGCTGCACGTAATCTAATTCGGGTACGCAACTGGAATACTCCAGACAGTTTCTAAATACAAATGAATCATAAAATGGCACACATAATTTCAGATCCTCATTAGACCAGTACGTTTTAAGAGATTTGAAATCGATGCGCGGAAAATAATAAAACCCTACCTTTGCTGCGTGGCTGTAAATTTTAATAAGCCTTTTATAACCAGCCTTATTCTTAGCAAATATTACATACTTGCACGTTTTAGAGAGCGATTCTTCACTCTTGTTCTCGCAATCGTCCAAAATCCTTAATCTTAAACCAAACGCCAATTTTAAACCCGCCTCTTTTGAGTTTAGGTACGCCTCTAGAAACCCACTCATATTGTCGTCCAATAACGTAACCCTTTTCAGACCGTTCTTAGCGCAAATGTCTATGATAGAATCCGGCCCATCTTCTAACCTAGACTCTGTCTTATCCAAGGTTAGTATACTACGCCCTAGGCTATAGTGAGATTTGAATAAAGGCACTACCTCGCTCATGATTCTAGTGTATGAGATTTCTGGCTAAAAGTCAAGAAAAGGATCGTCATCTTGTAAAGATTTTTTTGCATTACAATTTTTTGCTGGACAGCCATCGTAATGACGTTCTTCAATCGTCTGTCCGTCTTTCGGTTGAAAGTCATTTTCGTAAGAGCTTTTTAATTGGTTTCCGCTTTTATCTAAAAGAACGTAGTAATTAAACGGCTTATGAAAGGGACAAATCCAACCGCTCTTTGCGGGGCCGCATAACCAGTGGTGACCATTATCCACAGCATAATCAGCCTTAGCTGCGCTCTCGTCATACTCCTCTACTATCTTATTAACCCTTTCTAGATAATACTCAAACCCTTTAAGCTGCTCATCCGTGTACTCCAACTCCTGCGCTGGTGACCGAGGGAACTTTAGAAAAAGAAATTGTACAATACGCCGCTTTAGTTTAGGCCACAGCTTCTTGGAGGCTAATGAGTACATCATGGCCTGTATGTTAGTTTCTAATTCGTCCCCTTTGAATTTAGCTTTACTTGTTTTATAATCAACAATCTTAAGAAGCTTTTTATCTTTATATTGAACTGGCTTATCAATAAATCCATAGATATTATATTTAGGCTTCTTATTTTCGATTTTAAAGTCCTGCTCTGGGGTTTCTATGAACCCACCGTCTCCACCAAAAAAGTCATGGTCAAGCGCCACGTATATCATTTTATTGCAAAGATCATAATTTTCTTTACTCCATGCGTCATTAGCTTTGAGAAATTTAATAACCGTTTTATCTACGGGGACGCTGGCTTTGATAGATTTTTTATTCATTATCGCGTCATAATGCTTTTTGTGTCGGGGCTTAAGGAGTAACTCTAAAATTAGATGGCAGATCGTTCCCCGTAGGGCTCCATCATTTGTTTTGTCTGGTAAGTTCAAGTGGTACTTACACCAATACATCCAGCTACAAGTTTCCATAGTCTTCATTCTAGATGCAGACAGGAATATTTTCTTTTTCTTTTTACGCGGCATATTAAAGGCTAGTGTACCATTCTGAAATTTGCGCTGGGGTCATTTCTCCGAAGTCGTTTTGCGACGGGAGCGCAATTTTGATTTGGTTTTCGTCAAAGTACTTGAGGAGTTTCTTTTTCGCTTTTGGTGCGGCCAAGTTACCGGCGTGATTGCTTTCACTATCATTATTAAATGATATGATAACATCATTTGGGTCCAAACGCAAGAGCTTATTTAAGACTGCTATGTTAATGTCTAAACCAAAAGTAACTAAAGTGTTTCTAATCCCGCTCTCCCAAAGCGCAAGCATATCACCAATACTCTCAAGTAATATCGCTTGCTTTAATTCTTTTAAAATGCTTTCGTTAACTTGAGTGGGGTATGTCCAAGAAGATTTGTCGCCAATATGTTTCCATTTGGGGCGCTTTGTCCATTCGTCATTATTAATATCTCTGCCTGATACACCAATAAGCTTACCTCTTTCGCTGTAAATAGGGAAAACATATCTATCTAACATTTTTCCGGACTCACATACGCCCCCGCCGAACTCATCCAAAGTCTCGTCAGAAACTCCTCGGTCATTCCAATATTTATTATTTTTAATTAAATTATTTAGGAACTCATCATTTAATGTTTTTCTTTGCTTTACTTCTGGCTTTATTATTGCTACTGGTCTATCCGATCCTTTTGATTGCAGGAACTTTCTGGCGTCTTCTATGTTACAATCTAATGTTAATTTAACTAAATCTTCTAGACCGCCAGATATTCCTTCCTTAAAGTCTTTCCATCTTCCTGTGTCCTTGTTGATCGAAAGGATTACGTCATTATCTGAGTCACGATAAAGAGGGCGCGTTCTGAAGTAGCCGCCGTAATCTCTCAGGGTGTAACCTAAGTCACCCAGAACCTGCCTTATGTATTCGCTGTTCATAATAACTCTCCGTCATTATTATTAAAGTCATCTACTTGGTATATTTCATTCTCGCGCTCGATTATATGACGTAACGAGCCCTTTTCTTCAACTCCAAAGTTTTTTACATCAAAATTAATATAATTTGGAACCCATTTCTGAGAGCGTACTTCTCTACCGCCAAGGTTATCTACCATCGTCCTTCTCATGATGTCTTGATGCCCTGCCGCGTCTTTACCTTGGAATCTAGTTTTAAGTGGGACTAGTTTGTGCGTTCCGAACTCTTCGGTGTCCATCGCAATCTCATCTTGTACCTTACGCCTAAAAATTCCGACAAAACTAGCAAACCACTGAAGCCTGTCGGACTGAGCGGCAGTAGAAGAATCGTCTACAATATTTGAAGCCTTTTTATTTATATGCTCCCCGCTCCTGTTTTGCTGCATAGCTGTAATAATCGGGGCTCCCGTTTCTTCTGCTATTTTTTTAAGCTTATCTATTTTTTCTCCGATAGCTTGGTACTCCGCCCAATTCGCTCCTACTTTTTCGCCGGTCATTTTTATATAATCATAAGCAATAATTAAAGGATTGCCCCTCCCCACCTTAGAATAATAAAAGCGGCGGATAACAGAGCATACTTCATCTATGGTCATGTTACCCACTGAATAATGGTAGTAAGATCTCCCTTTCATTTTCTTCCAAGCCGCACGAACTTTCTCCACATACTCAGGGTTTTCTCTCCATTTTCCTGTCTGAATATACCACAGGGGCACTCCGGAAAGTGAGGATGCCGTGCGAAATTGTATTTCCTCCGTGCTCATTTCGGTGTCTAGAACTAGAGCCGTGCACTCATTAATTTGTGCGCTCTTTATACACATATCATTAATCCAAGTCGTCTTACCCTCTCCGGGGCGAGAAATAATAGAGTATATATTTCCGGGTAAAAGGCCACCGAAAAGTCGATTAAATTCTGTATAAGGCGTTACAAACCCGTTTTCTTCAGACGGATCATTACCTCGTTCTTCTACTACGTCTTCGAGCGTTTCGAAGATATCCACGGGCTCTTTGCCGAACGAAAAGTTTTCGAGTTTGTCGCCGTAAATCTTATCACAATTTGCTATAATTTCATCAACATTATCATTAAGATTATCTTCAATATATTTTCTCCCTTCATTAAATGTCCCGTGAATCTCACGACACATCCTGAGCTTGGATAATTCTCTTGCTGAATCAAGGGTGGTATCCTCTGTTATTTGTGTAAAAAACAAATCCTCTACATAATCAAAAATATTAATTTCATCCTTAAAACTTATTCCAAGGTTTTTAATTTTATTAGCTATAAGAACTTTATCTATCTTTTCTTGATTTAAGAGAGACTGTTTAACTACTGAATAAATAGTAGAATGAACATCTTGATAAAAATCCTTTTCTGTAATAAAGGGATCTATGTCTGGAAAAATTTGTGGATACTGTAATAGCCCGCTTAACGTGTGCTTTTCAACTTGATGAGAAAAAATCTGTTTCGACATGCTATTAAGCATAGCATTATTCCACAATCAAATCAAGCTTTATCCGGGGCATTTACACATGTGTGGCTGGGTAATATAGAAACTCGCTCGGGCGGTACTGCCTCCATACAACTGCGTCCGGGCCTGCACAGCACCCCAGTAAAAATTCGTTGCATAGCCGTGCGTCGTTATGCCGGATTGCCCCCACGACCAGTTGGCGGCGCCCGTGGCAGTAAAAAGAGGCCTAGACGCTGCTTTAAAATGTATATAGCATGTTCTATGATCTGTGAAGTGGATTGCACCCGGCATGTCATCGAGGGTCCCGTGCCGTGTCTTGGGAACATGATGGTCCCTGCTGCCGCCTGACGATCCGCGACCGTCCTCCCATGTTGGGTAACCTTTGTTAACAATACCTTGTCCTTTGCCGCCACGTACCCCGTTCATGTGTCTATAAGCTGATATGGTATACCTCGACGAGGCGCTATCGCTGCTTCTACTTAGACTACGCTTATAATTGCCGGGGTGGCAGGCGCTTATGTATTTGTTGGAATACCAATCCTTATTACCATACGCATTATAGAAAGACCTTACACCAAGTGTCCAAGCCGCCCGTCCCGAGTTGGGATCGTTGCCTACGTTTGGGAGGCCCGGCGAAGGTCTCCCGCCCAGCGTATTTTCAACCATCTTTAACGGACAGGGAGCATAAAATTGCTCGTATGTATTCCATACACCCATAATCTCTTTGAGGGTAAATTTTTCGAATTCTCTACCGCCTGCGCGCATGAATATCCAATTATCCATCTCCAATCTTGTCGGGCCGCAGCCGCACGCGATCCTCCTAATATAATTAGGCGTCTGTGCTGGATCACGATGCCAATCACCGTCGCCGGGGCTTGTTTCTACAAGCCTGCGCTGGTCATATTCGCCCGCCCCGCTAGAATTAGACATCGTGGCCTTTATAATGTACCAGCCGTCGGGCTGCGAGTTGCTGCCCATTATAGATGTGCCATAAAGCGTCCTTGCTCCTGTTGTAGACTTGATGGAAGCCCCGCAGGGGGACCCGACGCCACTACACCAAGCATTTGAGGCATCAGTGGCAGTCGGGCTGCCCGCGGAGCCTACTCTTTTGGATACTATCGGCGCTGCCTCTCCCAAGGGAAAACCAAATGTTATTCCGTCTGCATTAGGTCCGTGTTTACCGGCGTGAGGTTCACCTGCTACCGCCGGATGACTGCCCGGATCATTAATCTTACCGGCGTCCACACCGTACTCTATATCGCCGAACAATTGAGCAACTAATTGCATTCCTCGGATCATCTTGTCCGGAGGAGAGCTACAAATATTTTTACACTCATTCACTCCTCCATTATGGGTCCCAAGTAGTTCTTCCGCATAAGCGTTCAATCTTCTGAATCTTTTTCTAACATCGCTTTGAGTATCTTCGTACTGGGCATCTGTTCGCGGCTTAAACATGTTTGCGAAAAGTATACTTGTCATCATACTGTCGTCCGTTGGGTTATTAAGATCTTGACGTTTATGTGTATAATATTGATCAAGGCTAGATATGTTCCCCTCAAGAGCGAACGCTAAAGAAAATCTAAATGGTGCTGCGGGGCTGACTTTCATACTTGAAGGATCTCCCTCTCCATAATCCTGCCCTGAGGTTACTGGGGTAGCTCTACGCCCGAAATATATCTGGAAGTGTCTCCTAAATGCCCTCTTCATGGTTTCTTTAAACTGATCCAAGCCTCTACCGCTACCGAACATACCGCAGATTTTCCACCCAAACGGGCTCACGCGGTATCTTCCCAGTACTGTATCATACCCTTGACAATAATGACCCCAATTGTGCCCCACCGAGAAGCGCCAGCCCATTTCAGGTACAGATTTTAAAGGTAGCGAGCTACCCTTGGTCACCTCGCCCCAATTGGGGTCGTCAGCGGGGGGAGATTTAGGGCAGTTTCTGCATGTCGTCACGGCGGCACCAATATTAGGTGGTTCGACCGGCCAATTCTGGGCGCTATTTCCACCCGTTGCTACATCTACGGTATAGTCATGGGTGGCTAAATCTAAAGCGCTAGCATCAACGGGATTCCACCAGTATAATATATCGCCAGTATAATATTCTTTAGAGGCTCCCCCATCTGGGTTATAAAACTTATTCCATATCCACTTGTTGACATTATCGCGACCCTCATCATCTTCGTCGGCTATATGGTTTTCTACCCAATAATGCTTAGTATTAATATGACCCCAATAGCCCGCATAATACTCTCCTAGTAGCGGCGTTCGAGTTACTCCTTTATAAATGTTGTTCTTCATTCCGTTTTCATTTATAAATAAATGATAACTAGAAAAATCAGTATAAGTGGCCCCTTGCTGTGTGCCCACTAATGCATTATGGACAGGCTTAACGCTCCCATTCATCGGTTCTGAAATGTCAAACCTGTGCCAGTACCACTTATTACCTCCTCCGTTTTGAGTTAAGCTCTCTCCCACCTTTTGGCCCATATAGCCGCCGCCAAGTAAAGTTTTTTTATTATAATCTGTCTCCTTATAAACCCCTGTTCGGGAATTAGTAATTTGTTCTTGCCTGTAAGCTCTCCATTCTTTACCTAGCCACATTAAAAATATTCGCCTGCACGCTTCTAACAGTGCCTTCGCATCAGCATCCATAGTGAACTTGGCAGTGCCAGTTAGCCTTTTTAGTACACTCATATTCTGGTCTGCTATGTCCACAAATGAAGTGGCTCCTGCCGGTGCGTCGGCAAAAAATGATGAAACGTCAGAACGAGATCCGCCCCCCCACGGATCTGGCTCGGAGTTATTTAATTTTGTATAAAATTCATAACACAAATCCTGTAATTTTCCAAAATTCTTTTCAACATGATGCCATTCTCCAGCTTTTATGTTGTAATATTCATTCGCTATATTTCCGAACTCCTGAATAATCGTATTCCACGCTGCCGCAGCGTGCGAAAGGCATCTAAAATGTCCTTTACCCACAATAACTTCGCTCATCGGCCAAAACCAGTGAGGTGAAAATTTATCATTATAATCACTTGTCGAAGAAGGAGCGGTCCATGATCCAAATTTATAGAATGAATAATCTCCGTAAGCCGCCGCGGATGCGTGCCAATTATCTATTGCTGGGTCTGTAGCTTCATCCACTGTTAAACTCGCGCTCCCGCACAGGTCGTTACCTATATGATACTCTGGAGAGTTTAGTGTGAAATTTATTCCATCTGCCCTATGTGATAAATAAGCATAAAGCCTAAGTATTTTGGGTCCCCACTCGTCATAAGTAGGAGGATTGTAGACCGTAGTTTGGCTTAATCCCATACCCGTATCATGAAGATAATAGTTTGAAGGCGCAGCCACTTTTCTTTCGTCACTGTTAGATGGGGCTATGGACGAGCTAAGTTGATATTTAAGCCAATCGTCATGCGCGTTGGGAGAAAACAGTGTATTTGTTGGTGGATTACTTGAAACTGCTGGCCCTATACTCACTCCAGCGGACGGGGTATGTAATGTCCCCATGTTGGGGGGATACTTAAGCTTTCCTTCGTCGTCTCTTTCTTGCGAACAGCTTATGCAATCTACCTCTACCTCTGGATTTATACTTCCATCGTCTAGGAAGGTCACTCCATCATCCGCCTTATGCCATTTTTTCTGGGTTACATGATTTACGCCGTCATTCGTAAGGGGGTGGTGCGGTTGGTAATAATTTCCTTGGGCAGTAAGAGCTCTACCATCGGGGTTTCTACCTAACAACCCCGATTTCTGACAGGTTGCACTTCTCCAATATATAGTTAGCGGGATTATATCTAACTCCCTCTTCGCTGTCCTAGCTTTTGTTCTAGCTCGTCCAGCTTGGGATAATAAATATCTCCATACCCTGAAGTATGCTCGACTATTACAGCATAAGTCATCCCCCCTATCCCCTGCTCCTCCAAATATGGCTATATTACGAATACTACTTATTCCTGTAGAAAAACTTGGCATACAGCTAACACAGGCCGACGTAGAGTCTTTCATGGGGCACTCCGCTATGCCCGTCCATCGATCTAAATCCAGTTCGTATTTAGCCTTCCAGTGCTCCCAGCTTTCATATAGACCTTGACATAAATTGGAGTCAATTCCCGGGCCTCCTCCTCCGGTACCCGAGCCCCTCTCACAACAATTTTTTGTTCCAAATTTTATAGTAGAAGCTAGCCACCCCCAGACCGTACCAATTAAATTATACCGATAAGGTTTATCATTCTTAAGCATACTCTCTATACAAAACCTAACACAAGCTGAGTTAGGATTAATTGCCGGGCGCCATGGGTCCATGGGCGCTTCGTCGTCACCCAAAAACCAACCGGGAACCCAAATGATGCGCCAAACGCCCCGCGCGATGCCTTCGAAGAAGCCAACACTGTCCGGAGGGACACATCCGCAGTTTGATGGATTGGCCGCTCCTGCTGATGGGCCGTCTCGATTGGCTACAAATTGTGCGGTTTCATTAGTACTATCCCCAAGTGTGTCGCCCCCATTAGGCGGATCCCACTTGCCTTGCCGGTCTGTACTTCCCTCCACCTCCACTTGATCTTTTCCGGCATGTGCCCAAGCATTAGATTCCCAACTCGTAGCCCATAAACTTGCTATCGCCCCAGCCAGCGCGACACGATAACTTTCGTCTCCGTAGTCCATCTTACCCAGCTTACCCTCTTTGATCTCATATTCTGTACCGTTCCACATGAACTTATCTCCGTTGTCCATAGCTTTAAGTGCCTTGTCCATCTCCTGCCATTCGAGCAACGTACCTGTCGTTTCGGGATTGCTTGTGTCACTTGTGTCTACGGTTCCAGTGAGACCGCCGGGAGGATCTACTGGTTCATTAGGGTTGCCTGCTTGGGTCTTGAACAGTTCTTCCCAAGACTTTGTATTCCCCCGCGTATCTTCCCAAGCGTCGTCCGCGAGTTCGTGGCAGTGACCTATTGTTCTATTGTAAACAAAGTCATCTATTACCGTTAATACCGCTTGTACATACCCATCACTTCCATCAAGCTCCGGGAATTGGACCAAGTCGTGCAATCTGTGGTGCTCGTGCTGAGTCCATTTGTCAAATTCTGAACGCAAACAATTACAGGGCTTATGCCTATCTAGCCACTTTTTCTTATCAATATTAAATCGAGCATGGTATTGTGGGTTCACCGAATTTCTCACTTCAAAGAAATTTTTCTTTAATCTACAGGCGGGGTAACCTGTATTGTCGTCTTCACAAGCAATTAGTCTCCAGCGTTCGCCAGAAAGATACTTTCTTATTTTAGCACTATCTCCTGCTCGGATTTCCACATCACTTGCTGGGACTGGGTGGCCCGCTAAATCGGCACCATCGCCATCTGTCGCGACAGCGCGCTGAGCAGCCGTTTTGCGAGCTCTTTCAGTGGCGGGGTTTCGATGATATATACTATCATAATGATACCAATATGAAGACTTTCTCTGATTAGCGTGCTGATAGAACCCCGCTGGAATCTTTATAACTAAATGCGTTACTCCACTTGAATCGATTTCCCAGAAAGCATCCACGCCCGGGTGGACAGTCCCCCCATCATCAGTATAATCTTGAGCTAAGCAGGGTTTTACGCTATTGACCCCAAGTCCTCTTTGGTAAGAAACTATAGCCTGCCACATCGTTCTAAAAGCCGTCTTCTGTTTATCCCTACAGCTTTTTGCTGCTGCCCCAAGTGAAGCGAACGCTCTATACGAACCCGCTCTAGCTAAATATTGTATTTCATTTTCGAGGGGACCAAGAACGCCAACAACAGGTAAAGTTGACAATATCCCTCCGATAAGAGGAATGTCTTCTACCCAAGGGTCCCGTTGTCTTCGGAGATGCTCGCGAAGTTTATCTACAGGCTTAAGGTTCCACATTATCGGACCCAGCGCCATTACGGCCTGCGCTCCCGTTACGGTCCCTCCGTAGGTAGACTCCGCTCTTAAAACAAAATTCCAGCCAAAAGCTGCACCAATTCCGGGGATAACATTTAATGGAAATTTTAACCACCCCAATATACCGTTGTCCCACTCAATTCCTACTCTACCGAAAAGACCAAACTGTGCCATCCCACCAGAGATTCCCCCGCCTGTTCCCACTCTAGTTCCTGCCCTTAGTCCAGCTGTAAAGTTCGATCTTAAAATAAGCTTACCCCATACGTCTCCGAATTCGGCGATATTTTTCTCAAATTTTACATCAAGCCCGAAGTGGACTCCGGAATTATCCAGTCCTACCCCTCCCCAAAACGGGGCGGTTGGGTCGCCGAGGTCTGCATCAAATCCCCAACTAACCTGAACTTGATCTGTCTCCGTCGTATGCGTGTAAAGATTTACGGCATTACTGATTGCCAGCCTTCCTTCTTGGATATTAATATCATAATTGAACCCTTCGAGAATACTTTGCCCCGCTGGCCTACCCCAAGTTCCGTTAAAACTCCAACTCGGTTTGAGTGTTTTCCCCGCGCCCAGCCCGCCTACTTCTTCAACGGAAATCCCCGCATTAAGGAAAAGCTTCATCGGTCTGCCGAAAAATGTTTCTGTCCCTAGGCCTCTGTCGGTTAGTTTTTGAAAAATGTCATCACTCCTATACGCTAATGATAATCCGGGGCTACTTTTATCTGGATTCCAATCTAAACTATATACGACATTTTCCCAACCGGGTATCTCAGAAGTGTACGATACGCTCGGGTTTATATTAGTAGCTCCTGTTGCTGGGTTATAGCTTGAGGATACGCTTATCGCCCAGCCGTTATTTGATTTTAAATCATAATTAATACTAATACTCTGTATCTCAAAAAGACTATCTTTCCAATCTCCTGCGACCTCCTCTTGCGCAAAAATATCTGCTGGGGAACCCGGACCGTGTGCATTACCGTTTACGGGATTACCGTTGCTGTCTAGTCTATGCGCCCTTTCGGTAGTCGTTGCATGAATGGGGTTGCCTGTCGCTGGGTCAGTCTTAAAGTAAGACATCTTTTTCTTTACCGTACCTCCAGCTTGTCCTAAATCAATCGCTACCGTGACAGCATCTGTCCACCTACCTTCTGCGTCTGGGTCTCCGTCTCCAGAAGCGTAAGTCAACAGGTCTCTCCACGTAACGTACGCTCTGCAAGATACGTTTGTCGAGGTTTCGGTAGTAGGATTTTCATAACCGTCCACGCCTTCTCTGGTCGTCTGAGAGACGTTCATAGATATACCGAACTCAAAATTTTCATTTATTTTTCCGCCTACAGCAAGGGAGGCGGAGTTCTGCATCGTTTGTTCAATAAATATCTTTTTATATTCCGGATCCCAAGCTCTAACTACTTCATAATCGAGCGTTGCTTCGCTCCCTTTCATCTTTCGCGCTTTATTAACCTCAATTTCTATTTGCTGCCTATATCGATCAAAGAAATCGTAAGACTGTGACGCTGAAGTTGTAAATGCATACCACAGGGAGACACTATCCACTAAAGGTTTACCGTATCCAGAAGACGTGCTAGGTTGGAAAGTTACTTCCCCATTCCAGTTGTAATTACTTGATGAGCCCGGTAATGAAGCTCTATGTACCCTTGTGTGTCCCGCTCCCACCATCCTAGTCCAAGCGACCTTCGTTGCAGACGGCGCCCCTGCTAGCCCTTTTTGAACATGATCTATCGTGGTTTCAAAAGCTGTCGCTCTAAAATTAGACAAGCCTTCCCCCCATCCCATAGATATTAAGCTCTTAGCTAAGGCCTCTGAAAGATGATATTCGTCCATGGTCTCGTTACCGATGCAGGCCCAAACACTACCTGTTCCGCCCGCGGCCGTAGAAGCACACTGGAATCTCCCGCCCCTGTACAAAGCTCCCCCTCCTCCCGTCTTGGGATTTATAGTTGTTGCGTCGTTCGAGGCAGTGCCATGATTATAAATTCTTTTACTAAAATCGCCGCCGGGAGGACTTGCGTTCGCAGATTCTAGTTTCCACTTGTCTTCATCCATGTACTCAGTAATTTCATAACACTCCTTGAATGAAACATGATTTGAAGGGGTTGCCCCACAAGCGGTGGGTCCGACCGTACCGGGCGTAACTGTACCGTCTGACCCCCGGCTGCCGACCTGTATTATACAACTTAAGTCCGACTTAAAGACGTCTCCCACAACGGGCTTGCCTGCTCCACCCCATTCGTCATCTACTATTTTCAAGTACTCAAGATTCTTGGTATTGTATGACGCCTTGCAGGGGCTTTCATAAAATGAGGAATCAGGCTTCGTAATGCCGCCGCCCGGACCTCCACCTCCCCATCTATGAGTCGATCCTACTGGCTGCGAAGTCCATGGCGCGCTCATATCATCCGCGCCGGCGCAAGGTTTAAACTTTAAATAATATACCGAGTCTGGGAGCGTCGTTAACTCAAAAACCTGCGCATCATCATCGATCGCCACTGGAGTACTTCCGTCAGGTAAAGTCCCGCCAACGGCTCCAGCTTTTGCTTCAGCCTCGGAAGACCAGCTTTTTACCTTTAACCTTACTAAAGCAATTTCTAGTGTCGGATCACTGCTGGTGACCGAACAGCCCTCCATTTTTAATACGAGGGGTTTCGATAGGTCAGTTGTATCAAAGGGGGTTATATGCGGGGAGCCATCCGCCTGTTTGATTGGGATGTTTACGTTGGGGCTATCGTTTATACAAATAGCTTTGCTGCTGTGGCTCTCAGCCCAAAGCTTTGTGCTGTCAAACCCGTCGTAAGTATTCCTGTCGGGATCCCACTGTATGATTTCGATAGTACAAAAGAACGCGGTCCCCGCTCCCTGTATCCTCTCTAACGACACATTCCACGTATTTTCTGTACCGAGGGTTGTCGATGGGGCGGTTGAACCGCCGCTGGCTGAACTATTGTCTCCCATAACTGACTCGAATGGTCACTTATTTTTACACTCTATTAGCTCACCTTCAACCTTTTTAATGTTATTGGGGGGGTTTTCGGGGATTCTTTATTATCATCACCTCCTACGTCTGGTAGTGCTTCGACTATATACAGGTACTTCTTGTTGACTCGAGCGCGCATAATCCGAAGGAATACTCCATTTTATCACTACTGGAACAACTGAAACAGGTACGGCGTCTGGTGTTGTCCCCGCCATGGCATTATACAAACCGAGAATAACGTATAGCCTATAGTCTCCCACAGACAGCGGCGAACTATCGGTTAACATTTTCTTGGGGTTCAAATTAAAACTAAAACTTTCAGTGGTGGTCATTCGCCATCTTACCGTTCTCTGCCCAGCCGTAACCCAATTTGCGCGGCCGGCAGTAGCAAAGCCATTAGTTAGGGATATTGATCCCCAAACTTTATTTTGGTCTGCTCTTGATACTCTCTGCCATGATGTGCCCATATCCGTTGAGCGAGCCACTACTATCCCAAAAGTGTTATCACCCGGATCCGCGTAATTGACTTTAAACTGCATACCGTCAACTGTAATATTACCCATTAAGCTTGAGTTGATCCGGTCGTGCTTGGGAAAACCCAACGAACCTATGCCGTTATTCTTAATAAAAAAAGTAAATGGATAGTCATCAGTAATTGCCGAACTACCCGCAGCGCCAATTAAATCAGCCAAATTACCTATATCGTGCACATATTCTGCCGCTTTTATCTGCGCTAGATCCCATGTGTTGTCTGTACTGACCTTGGGCGTGCGCATTATGTTGGTGGTCGCGGAAGTATACGAATCTTTCATAGACAGAACAAAATTATAATCTTGCTGTTTTGAAATGCTACGGGCGGTAAAAGTTTGTTCATGAGCGCAGCCTTTGTTCTTGTCAATAGTAAGCGAGGCGCTGCCGGGGCAGGGGTGAACCACTTGTTCAGCTCTAAATTCGTACCTTATGGAATTTTTCGCGGCTAACTTCCAAGAAAGATTCTCTGAAATAAGGCTTTGCTCCGGAGTTTGAATAGCCTCTTCGCTCAAGTCGGCTCCATACTCGTTATTAATCGCTTCTGCTCCTGAGCCGATATGTTTGTCCGACGGTGATCTGCCGGTCAGAGGATTCCGGGTTTTGCTAATATTAGGCTCATGAAATATACTCTCCGGGTTAGAAGCGCCCCGACTGGAGATTGTTGTTTTGGGTAATATATCGTACTTAGAGACGCCAGCTATTACGTCACTGGGAAATGACCATCCCTCTGGCGCATTATGGGAAATAGCAAAACCTTCACATACCCACGAGATGCCATATTTATTTGAGACTTCAGTCGAACTATTGCTATTATTTAATGTTATCTGAAGACCCGCCATGAATGCTGTGTCCTCATTTGTTTCTTCTACGTTCGATTTACCTTGTGACGCGTTGGTGATCTTAGGCGAAGCTATTCCGTCACAGTCGGATCCGCCAGCGCAGACGGTATCGTAATCCGAAACGTTCCAATTAGTCGTTATGGGATCTTGCGCACCAAATTGGACAGTAAGCTTGGGTTTTGCTATCGTCCCTCCAGCGCAAGATTGACAACCCGTTTTATGTTTCGTTCGATCAGCGACGGCTAGAGAATCTATATACGTTGTAAACGTCGACACAGATCCACCAATCCGGCTCAGCCATGCTTGTAAAACTGCGATAGCCGCCGGGTTTCGGCTAGCACGGACCTTTTGTTCGCCGCGGCGGAGGCGCCTTCTCCCGCCTCGTCCATCTACCTCATCACGAAACGCCATACCTAGTCCGTGGCCTCCAAGCGGCTGAGTGAACATCAGCGCATCATTAATATTTGATTCACCATTTCTAACCCATTCAGTAAGGTCAAACTCAAAAACTCTAGCATCAAAACCTCCCGCTGGGTCACCCGCGCCCGGTGGGTAATGCATCTGGTAACACTCTTGATTGAAAGACGGTTCCAAATGTTCCGCTTCAATAACGTATTTGGGCGTAGAAACATAAGTGCCGCTTTCTTTGTTCCACGCTTCCCAAGAGGACATGTCCATATTTCCGTTCGGAAAAGACGGATGCATAGCTATTACTGCGTGATCATTATGGATGCTGCCTGCGCCTAGGTTACCGCCGTGCCCACATTTTGGCAAGATAGCTAGGCAGACATAAACGGGCTTAAGCATCTCTGTAGATGTAGCTGTGGCTGTTGCCGTAGCTGTCATCGTAGGAGTAAGGCTTGAAGTCGCTGTTGCCGTGAATGAGCTTGTTGCTGTCGCTGAAACTGTTGACGTTGCTGTGTCGCTTACTGTTGCTGTAGCTGTCGTTGTCCCTGTAGTCGAAGGCGTTGCGCTTAAGGTCGATGTAGCTGTGGCTGTTACCGTAGCTGAAGATGTAGCGGTGAATGTTTCGCTTAAACTTGATGTTGCTGTCGCCGTCAACGTCAACGTCGGCGTTTCGCTTAGGGTCGAAGTGGCTGTGAATGTTGTCGTTTCAGTTGCTGTTGCCGTAGCGGTCCCTGTGGCTCCACAATTTAAACCTGATCTAGATGGATCACATAGCCAGTAGGCGCAATCTTGTTGTGGCGGACAGTCGAGCCTCATCTGCCAATCGTTTTTGCCGACGTGACCAAAGACCCCACTCCAACCGGAATGGCTACCAGACCCTGCTGAGCCTGAAGATGTAAATCCCGTACTAGAAATTTGGTTTGCGTTAGAAATTGTCGAAACTGCACTAATATTGGGGCCAAAATGCCCGAGTTCAAGCCACCACTTATGGGCTGTTTTGCCGCTGACTATGGATGACTCCAGCGCCCAACCAGCATGAACGGTGATCCCACCGACGCCGCCGACTGATAACTGTGTGGCCGCCAAACTGACTACGTAATAGCAGTTTCCGTCATCTGCATGAATGGCTCTACCCCACCTCGCCGGGGTATTGAAGTTCGCGCCTCTATCCGCCTTTAGACGCTGAGTGATTGCGTTATTACTTTCCGCATCGTAAGCAAGATACTTAAAATTAGTGAAATTTCCGTCATATACATCCGAACAAAGAATTACCTTTACTCTTGGGCCCGAAACCGCTGTTGCTGTGGCCGTTGGGCTGTTCGAGACTGTCGACGTAGCCGTAGCGGTCATCGTGGGCGTTTCGGATACTGTCGAAGTAGCTGTAGAAGTGAAGGTTCCAGTCGCTGTCGCGGTATCTGAGGAAGTTGCCGTGAATGAACTTGTTGCTGTCGCTGTCGCTGTAGACGTTAATGTATCAGACACGGTCGATGTCGCTGTTCCCGTGAATGAGCTTGTTGCTGTCGCCGTAAACGTCGGCGTTTCGCTTAGGGTCGAGGTGGCTGTGAATGTTCCTGTATCTGTCGCCGTAAACGTCGGAGTGTAACTTACTGTAGATGTTGCTGTCGCTGTAGACGTCAACGTCGGCGTTTCGCTTATCGTGGCTGTAGCTGTTAACGTTGGCGTCTCACTTACTGTGGCTGTAGCCGTGTGTGTTCCGCAACCACGAGCAATCCTAAATGCCTCCGTGATGGCTGGTAAGGAGTACTCTCCGTCAACGAACGCTCTCTTTACAAAATCGCAAGCCCTGCTTGACTCACAAGTATTCCCTGTTACATCTACACAATCACCCGAATAAGGATCCGTGGTACAGTTACCTATGATCGAACCTAAATTTCCCCCGCCATCCGTGTAGTGAGATAGTCTAAATATATAGTCCTGTTCTACTCCGGAGTTAGATGTAAATGTACCCGCAGGGAAATCGGGGTCATTAATCGCGGCTACTACCCAAGTATTCGTCGCTTGGCTTGTGCAGGTGCTACCAACATAACTAACCTCTGCATGATCTGTAAGGTTGCCAACGGTATTGTTATCACAGTCTTGGCAACTATTATTCCCAGCCATGACCCAGCCGCCAGTGTTATCTGCGCCCAAGTCGCATCTGAACGTAACCTTAAAAACTAATACACTGGATTTAGTACATGGCATAGGATATCTCTATTATATAATCTTTTTCTTATTTTTTAATATAAATTCTCTTCCTAGATTAGGAACTTCATCTTCTTCTATTTCAATAAGGGTATACTCATTTAATTCTAGCCAATTAGCTTTTTCAACATCTCTTTTTATTGATTTTAAATACTCTGCGCGGGAGTTATTATGAAAGAATTTATTAAAGCTACTGTGCTGCCTTCCGTTGACTTCAACAGCCACCTTCTTAGTGGCATTTAATAAATCAACTTTAAGCCGAGTTCCGTATACGGGAAACTCCTCATAAACTATATGATTTTGCCAATAAGGCTTAAGAAATTGTTTGACTTTGAACTGGATTTTCGACCTAGACTTTTTATCCCAATCAATAAGAAACTTGGAAACTAGCCTAGACTGCAGTTTACCCTTGATATTATAAAGTCTCACGGGGTAAAGTTAGCACTAAGTAAAAGAAAAATCAAAGAGACCCTGACGAAGTAGGGGTGTTTGATCCCCACCTATTTTTACGCGATTTAACGTCAGAGCCTACATATATAATATACACTATTGTGACAAAAGGTCAAGGTTGTTTGTGTCTTAAAATAATAACTGAATCGTTAAGCTTATCTCGGGTCATGTTATGTCTTAGGTCTATAATGTACAAATCAAGCTCCTCTTTAATTTTTTTAAGGTCCTCGAGCCATGGCTGCTGCTGCGGTAACATGGGCCAGTGCTCGGTGCCGGAAAGAGATCGCTGACCGTACGCAACGTCTTCGACTAAAAGGGCTCCTCCTTCATTTAGTAAATCATAATACTCTCGTAAAAAAAACTCTTGAGATATTAAATTATGCGGCCCGTCATCAATAATTATGTCAAATTTACCATACTTTTTTTCTATCTCTTTGGTAAACTCATCTGTGTACGCATTACCGATTTCTACATGCGCATAAGGTGTTTCCTCTATTCTATGTCTGTAAGCTTTTCTTACTTTATGTTGAATGTCTATCCCTACAATTTTATTTATGTACTGCTCTCCTTGCTCTATGTAGGCGACCATGGAACCCCCCTTTGATGCTCCTATCTCTAACACGGATATCGCTTCGCCTTTTTGAAGGTATTGATGATTAAAAACTAAATCATAGATAGTACCGTAGGGGTGATTTTTTTCTTTATCTGTACCTCCAGCGGCTCCTATGAGAGACCTAAAAGTTTTTTTTAGTTTTATCACGCTTTTTTTAACACATCTCTAAATTTATTAAATAAAAATTTACCTATTTCCTTATTCTCTTCAAAGTATTTTCGTAAATTATCCATCCCTTGATGCTGTTTTTTAAGTTCTAGCTTGACTTCTTTTTTTACTTCTTCTACTAGCTCATCAGATATTGTAACCCACGCACCCTTTGCCTTGGCCATGTCCCAAGCCAGTAGCATATCCACGACCTCGTATTCTACCCATATACTTTTCCCTGCCTGAGAACGATAACGAATAGGATAACGAACCTCTACCCCGGTCTTTTCGTTAGTAGATTTTCTAAAAATCACCTTACACCAGTGACCTAATTGCTCACCTTTACCATTAGGTTGCGTGGTTATTAAGTCTTTGTTCCAGCGAGGCTGAAATTCTAAAATCCAATCACTGTAGTGTAACATGGCATTTCCTCCTGAAGCGTTAGTTAGTCGCGGGTCAGATTTTTCGTAAGGATTAATGGAGACCTTCGTCCTGACCTGAGAAATCATATAACAAATATGACCTCTCGTACCTAATCCTAGGGCCATGCGCTTTAAAAAATCAGAGCTAAGTAGCGAGCCTCCCGCGACCTTAATCGCTTCGTCCGCGCCCTTCTCTAAATCACCCCTAGGTACCAAAGCGTCCATGCAATCAATAATAAACATGTATCTTGTGTCAGAGGGATTGTCCTTAACCATCTGGCGCATGAAATCAATAACAGCTTCATATACATTACATTTAAAAACAAACCATTTATCTTCATTTGTATTTACTCCTGATCTTTCTACCATCTCTGCGGAAAGCCTACCTTCAGCTTTGATATAAATAACCATAGAGTTATCCATTTTTTGAAAGTTCCGCGCGAAAGCGAGCGCGCAGGACGTTTTGCCACCCTCGGACACCCCAGAAGCTCTAACAATCCCGGGCTTTATTCCCCCGCCCATTTCGATGTCTAGTAGTAGGCTACCACTAGACACGCTATATGTCCTCTCCTCTTCAAAGTTATAATGATCCCCCTTGTGCTGCTCAAGATATGCTTGAATTTGCTGTTGGGGAGATGTGTTAGAACTAACTGCCTTCTTTTTCGCCATCTCTTATAAAATCTAAGAGACCCTTTTTCTTTTTGATCTCTTTATCTTCACCCAATTTACCATAAAGTTCTACGTTTGTCAATACTGCTTTATAGTTCATGTTCATCAACTTTTTTTTGTTTACAATAAATTCTATACCCTCTGGCGTTGTAAAATAAGATGGACAATTTACCTTGAGACTGCAATTTATAAACATCCAGTCCCAAAACTCGGGGTCGGGATTAACCGCGTAAGCTTTCACTGCTTCGTTCAATTTCGCTCCGTAAGTTCCCTTTTCGTACTCACAAAACTGACTAACAATTAACCTATGATAATCCGTCTTCGTTTTTGTCTTGCAGTTTAACATCATGCTTTACCATCTTCTCAACGAGAGAGTCTATATTCCCTTCTGGGGTCCAGCCTAAATTTTCTTTAGCCTCTGTCGGGTCGCCCATTAACTGCTCCACTTCAGCGGGCCTGTAAAATTGTTGGTTAATTTTAACTAAAACTTCCTTACCGCTACCTTCTTTTACGTATACTTCATCTAACCCTTCTCCTTCCCATCGCCCATTTATTCCTGCCGCGCTAAAAGCTTTTTCCACGAACTCTCTGATGGAGTGCATCTCTCCGCTAGCTAGTACATAATCCATCGGTTCGTCTTGATCCAGCATTAACCAAACGCCCCTTACAAAGTCTTCACTATCGCTCCAATCCCTTTTTGCATCTAGGTTCCCCAACTCGATCGGATCAAATTCGGAAGCGCCACTATGGTATATTCTCGCTACCCCTTTAGAGATTTTTCTAGTTACAAACTCCTCCCCTCTCTTCGTCCCCTCGTGATTAAATAGTATTCCGTGCACTGCGTACAGGTCGTAAGACTCTCGATAAACTTTTACTACATGATTCGCGGCGCACTTCGATGCTCCGTAAGGACTCCGGGGCTTCATGGGATGTTTCATATCCTGTGGAGAGTAGTCCACATTACCGAATTGTTCACTGCTTCCCGCGCTGTAAAATCTGCATTTTGGCTGGAAATTTTTAATCGCTTCTAGACACCTGATAACTCCCAAAGTATTCACGTCAAACATATGAACCGGCATGTCCCAGCTGCACCCCACAAAGCTATTCGCTCCAAAATTAATAAAATAATCTGGTTTAATAGATTTAACTAGCTCGTTTAGGCTAACTTCATCCGTAAGGTCTCCGTAAACTAAATTGAACCGAAGATTACGCTTAAAGGAAGCTATGTTTGCGAAGTTGGGTGTCGCTACTCTGCGCATCATTCCGTAAACTTGGTGATCTGTATGTCTCAACAGGAACTCCGCCATGTTCGCGCCGTCCTGCCCAAGAATTCCTGTTATTAATACTTTCATTTCAAAAATCATCTTCCAGCATGCCAGAATTTTGGTAATCCTTTACCTTCCTTTCAAAAAAGTTTGTCATCGCTCCGGTATCAACTACCTCAGATAGCCATGGAAATGGATTGTTGTCGCTATCAAAACGAAAATCTATGCCGATCCCTTCGAACCTGCGATTACCTATGTACTGCATATAGTCAACAAACATATCTGCATTTAAGCCAAGTATACCTCGTGGAAGCACGTCATGCGAGTAGGCTATTTCAAGCTCTACCGCTTTTTTAATATTGTCCACAGTCTCTTCTTCAAACTTTTTTGTCCACACCGATGGGTATTGCTCTTTGATTGTGTTAATTAAATAAGTTCCAAATTCTATATGTAAACTTTCGTCCCTAAGCGTATACCTGATTTGATCTGATAGTCCCGGCAATTTGTTTTGTCTCCCTAAGGCCAGCAACATAGCAAAACCACTAAAGAAAAATGTTCCTTCACAAACTATGTAATAGGTAATCAAGTTCCTTAAGAATTCTCTTTTTCCTTCCACGGATTTTGTTGAAAAATCTTGCCTATTAACATCTGACGTTATCTCCATTAAGAAATCGTCCTTCGCTTTGATCGAAGGTATATTAACGTAGGCTTCATATACGTCCGATACCTTTAACGAAAAAGAATCGCAACATGTAACCACTGTCCAATTATGAAGTGATTCTTCGTAGGCTTGCCTTAGAATATATTGGCGACATTCAGGGTCTGTTACCCACTTCGCTACAGTAAGGAGCAAATTATTGCCCACTAAGGATTCACTTCCGGCAAAAAACCCCAGACACCTTTTTACTAAAAGCTTTTCGTCTTTACTAAGGGAATCCGACTTCCACTGAGCAACATCTTCGGACATGTTAATCTCTGCCGGTGACCAATTGTTTGCTACACCTTTAAGAAAAAGGTCCCAAGCAAATCTATGCTTATGAGGTAAAATTTGATTTACCCCTGCGATCTCTTCCCCCAAAATTAAATTAGTTTTGTTGCTCACTGCTGGTTATCGTAGTCTCTACTCGTTCCCCTTCGGGCTTATAGTAATCTGGAAATACAATATTCTCTTTACCGCCGAATTCCTGAGATAGTATCTGTTCTAATATACTTCTAATTAAAACGTCTTCTGGATGTTCAGCCTCTATTTTAACTAAATCCTGATAAATTTGCAAGCATAATCCTGCTTCATTTACTAACACTCCGTCTGCAGCTTTGATGCTCTGCTCTTCGTTTAATTCTATGTTATATTCTTTCATTTTATATATCTCCAGCTGGTATCGGAATATCTTTTTAACCCAACTGTTCCTAATAGTCTTAGCATAACACTATTTACTGAGCCGTTTCTGCCGTCATGACCGGAAATTACCCCTCCCCTTTTAACTTTCGGATACCAATTGAGTATATCTTGCTCGACGGCACTTTGTTCGTGCCATCCGTCTATATATACCATATCTATTGACTCGTTTTCAAATAATTTATAGGCATTTTCGCTAAAATCCTTTATTACTTCTACATTATTGTAGCTAGATAGCCTCTCTCTGAACTCCTTTTCTGCGCTTTTCGCGTCCATGGAAAATGAGGCTTCGTCATACTCTTCCACTAAATCCCACGGGTCCACGGCGTAAACCCTGTTCGAAAACATAGCTAAAAGCTCTGTGGAAACCCCCCTGTGAGAACCTATTTCTACTATATTATCGCATTTTGTTACATTCTCTTTTATTAGGTCGTATAGTCCGTAGAGATAATTGCAGCCTCGAGAGCGGTTCGAAATGTCAGTAACCATTCTCGGCTCCGACAATAGCTCTAATAATCTGTCCATGGGGATATTTACACCCCATAACGGCTACTGACAACTCTCACAGGTCGGGTCTAGGACAGAGCAAGCTTGCACAACAGGCTCAGAATCATCGTTATCGCTTGAATCAGTATTACTAATGTCACTACTAGCCGTAGCCTTTTCAATTTCGCTTGCACTTTTATTCCTTAAATAATATGTACTTTTTAGGCCTAATTGTCTAGCGTGAAAGTATAAATCATTTAAATGTTTAAGTGAGGTCTTGTTGTTGAATAAGTTTAAAGACTGCCCCATGTCAATCCACTTTTGTTTAGCTGCCGCAGCCTCTACCAATTTAAATTGATCATGATCAAAGGCTGTGCGGTACCGATTCTTAAGATCGTCTGGTAATTCACCGTTTAGTCGTAAAATGTCCCCGTCTACGGCCTTGAGCATTTCTATTAGCGTCTTATTCCAAATATCAAGCTGTTTGCATTCTTTAACGAACCATTCGTTAGTAATAAAAAGGTTTCCACTCTTGTTCTCATAGACAAACAGTGTAGAAAAATCTGGCTCAACAGATGGGGAGCATCCCTGTATGTAGGATATAGTCGCTGTGGGAGCTATAGCCATGGTATTGCTGTTCCTTATCCCGTTATTTTTTACGTTTTCCCTTAGGCTCTTCCAGTCTACCTCGGGCGTATATTTTCTGCCCCTATGAACGATCGGCTTACTTCCTAAGTAGCCCATTAAGTCTTTGTATGTGTCTATGGGTAGCTCTCCCTTTTCCCACTTAGAGCCCGCATACGTAGAGTATTCCCCCCTCTCTGAGGCGAGCTTGTTAGAATTTAAAATGCAATTATAAGAGATAAATTCATACAGTTCATCCGAAAACTTTACCGCGTCATCACTAGAAAAATCAACCTTGTAAGAATGAAAAACGTCTGCCCATCCCATGGTCCCCGCTCCCACCGGACGGTGACTGAGGTTAGCCTTTTTGGCTTCCTTAGTCGGATAAAAATTTAAATCAATAACGTTATCTAGCATTCTCATTTGAACTGCTATGGTTTTGGATAAAGTCTTAAAGTCTAATTTCCCGTTTTTCTTTAGGTGTTCTTTAAGGTTCACTGAGCTCAAATTACAAACCGCCGTTTCTCCCACCTCGCTTTTTTCACCGTTGTCATATTGTGACGGCTTCGTGTGTAAGAAGATTTCTGTACACAAGTTAGAACTATTAATTATCCCCTGATGGGAATTAGAGTACCTGACATTCGCGTTGTCCTTAAAAGTAATCCAAGGGTGTCCCGTTTCGAATAGGGCTCTTAGCATTTTTTTCCAGAGCTCTTTAGCCTTAATGATTTTAAAATTATTAATCTCCCCATTATCGGCCATTTTACTGTAAGACTCGTACCTCTTATCGAATTCCTCACCGTAATATTTATGAAGGTCCACTTCGGATGGGGAAAATAAATACCAGTCATCGTCAGTCTCCACTTTTCGCATAAAAAGATCCGGTATCCAATTCGCCGTATTCAGATCATGGCACCTTCTGCGCTCATCACCCGTATTTTTTTTAAGATCAAGAAAATCTTCAATATCTAAATGCCATGGCTCTAGGTAGGCGCACCCTGCCCCCGGTCTTTTCCCTCCTTGGTTAACCGCCACAAGAAGATCGTTAAAAATCTTGAGCCAAGGGATAAGACCGCTAGACGAGCCGTTGGTTCCCTTGATATAAGAGCCCGCTGATCGAAAATTGGTAACATCAAAACCTAACCCTCCAGCAAACTTAGATTTTCTAGCTTCCTGCCACGCGCCTTCAAATATGCCATCGATGCTATCATCAAAAGTGTTGAGGTAGCAAGAACTAAGCTGACTACGAGTGCTCCCACTATTAAAAAGGGTAGGCGTAGAAGGGCATAACCTAAACGATGAAATTGCGTGGTAAAATTCGATAGCCTTTTTTTCTTTATCTTTTTCATTTAAAGCTAGACCCATGGCTACGCGCATCCAGAATGACTGTGGAGCTTCTAGCCTAACACCGTTCACGTGATGAAAGTATCTATCGTAAAGGATCTGTAAACCAAGATACTTAAATTTATAATCCCTGTCAAGAATAAGAGATTCTGATAACTTCTTTAAGTCGAAAGACAGTAATTTTTTATTTAGTATTCCCTCGTTAACTAGTTTTTTAATGTTCCTTATGAAGCTTAATTTATATTGATGCTCAAAGCCGTCCTTGTCTCTACTCTCCCCAAAAACTTCTTTATGTATGTTCCCTAATAGAAGTCTGGCTGCAGCGTATGAATAATTAGGTTCTTTTTCTATTTTTGTTCGCGCAGACATCACGAGCGCTTGATCTATCTCCTTGGTTGTAATTTTGTCATAGAACTGAACTTGTGCATCTAAAACTACTTCACTAGCCGAAACATTATCTATCCCATCGCACGATCTCGTTGCGCACAAATTAATTTTATTAATATCTAACTTCTCTAATCTTCCGTTTCTTTTTTTTACGTTCAGGGCGGGGGTACTCATTTTATATGTTTATCTTACATCTTATCCTAGTTAAAAGAAAGAAAAATCTATTAGAAGTAAGAAAAAAACGAAAGACAGTCTAAACCGTGTATCAACCTCGTTGGTCTAACGACTTTTTTCCTTTACGTAGATCCTTCTGCTTCTTGTTGTACTGCTCTAGTACTGGATCCTTGCCTCCATGTATCCTAGCTCTTTTTTCGCTCATTTCTCTAGATAAAGACCAGAGGTCTCCTACCGTACCTTTTTTGTCGCGAGTTTTATGGACAAAGTCCGCGGAAGATTCCGCATTTACATTTGTATCAATAGAGGCTTGCGGTACCGCCCATACCCTGTTCCACTTTGTTCCCTCGTCATCAATATATTGATGTTCCTCTGTCATTTTTTGAACAAGCTCAATAACTTGGCCCGAAGTGGGGTGTTGAAAGACATATAAAGGCATCTTACATGGTCTCCATCTCTTTCCAGATGGTATCAAACATAGATTGATAAGAGAAATTCGCTGGAATAGACAAGCCCTGTTCGTTTAGGGGGTTTTTATTCACGCGCTTTATTGCTTCTTCACATGCACTAATAAAGTCATCTTCATCCCAGTCGTATATCTGTCCTTGATTAAAGTCTTGCCCCTCTTTAAAAAATATTCCATCATACGCATCGATTTTTCCAACGGGATCTACCATAACCGCGTTCTTCTCGTTGGCCCAGTCTTTATAAGCATGAGCGTTTAGCATTACTGCATGCTTGCCCATAGCTACGCTTTGGAATTCTGGGAGTCCCCAGCCTTCTCCCCCCGACATACCTATTACAATATTAGACGAATTTAAAAAATCGTTGTACTCCGCATTAGTTTTCATATGCGGAAAAAAGGACATGTTAAAATACTTCTTATGTTCTAATGCTCTGGCTACTAGCTCGTTATTGGCTTGTGCGTCCAAAAAGGGATTAAATAAAGCACACTGCAAGAAATATTTTCTATTATTCCCGTACTTTTTAGTCCACGCTCTAAGAATCTTCTCGTGCCTTTTCCTGAATTCGAACTTACCGCATAAGTTAAAAACTATTCGATCATCTTCAAAGTACTCTTTATCGATTGCCTTGAAATTATTCGTATCAAATGCTAGTGGACAATATTTTACGTTTTCTATCCCCTTGGATAATAGGATATCTCTTGTATATCTTGAAGAAACAAGAGTTAGCGGCTGTTGTTTTAATATGTTAACTTCTACATCCGTTGGCGAATCAAGCTCGTAGAACGTAAACAGTAATTGTTTGTCAGAAACGCGACCAATAGACCCATTAATATGCCACAATCTAAAAGTGGGGTGATCACTAAAAACATGATCGCGTTGAAAATGTTTAACTGCCCCTTCGAGCCAGCCCACAAAGGCCTTATCTTTATTGCTCTGAGACGTAAGGTCCAACTTCTCACCGATAGGTAAGAGGGACACCCCGCATCCTCTTTCGTAAGCTTCCCTTAAAAGACCTAAGGAAACCTGACCGAACGAAACAGAGTTAACGGGGCAGTTAAAGGCTAATTTCATTAGAGAAGGTCTTCTTGTTCAGATACGCCCTCCACTGAACCTTCCTCGACCTGAGCGTTTCTCGGTTCAGACTTGTAGACTCGAAAATCTGGTTGATTCTCTTTATTCTTGTGTTTATTGGAAAAAATTACTACTTGCTGTTCCGTGCCGTCAGCATTCTTCATTTTACCAGTAAGGTATTTTTGATTACCGTTGTCTCTCTTCCACAACGCTCCAATTTCACGGTCCGACCATTCACTCTTATTTGATGTATCACTCATACCAATACTATAACAGCCTTCCAAGGCCCTGTCAAATAAATAATTTATTTTTTTTCATCTTTTTTCTTAATACCCTACGCCCTTTGGTGTGCAGATTTATAATTGTTTGCGGGGTCAAGTCAAATTCTTCAGCAATCTGTTTCCAAGTTAGCTTTTGGCTTTTGTTCAGGTATCTTAATTTAAAAATTTTAAATATCCTCTTGTCCGATAATTTACTTAGGATATCAAAGGCGTGCTCTACGTCATTTTTTGCCTCGTCTTTTGGGTCAAAATCTTCTATAGATTTTTTATTGAAGAAATGGTTAATAGCTTCTTCTTCTGAGCAGATATATTTGCTATTGTTTTTTATATAATTTAAACAGTGGTATCGAGTATAGTTCCCTAGCCAAGTAGAAAACTTCGCTTTCCTGTCTGTCTTAAAAGAGATTGCTGCCTTGTAAAATACGAAGTCTCTATCTTTGCGTATCTCGTCTATATTCAGCTTGCCGGCGAACTTGTTACAAATGGCATAAAAAAGCTTTGAGTGCTTGTCTGTAAGTAAAACAAAACTGTCGCTGCAGTTCTTATTTTTAATTAATTTAATTAAATTTAAATCCTCTTCGTTGCTAGTTTTTAATCTCGCCATGGTACCAGTCGATGAATTCTTTCACCTTACTGATAAGATACTCACATTCTAGAGGATTGTCATCTTTTATTTTTTCCCATTCTACTATAAAGTCAGCAGAACCTTTAAGAATCGGATCCTGCTTGGCTTCTTCAAGGTTTATTGGCTCCCTGAAAACCTTCTTCATGACTTTCTTGGGCCACTCCTTTTTGCTTGTAACCTCTTTCATTTCGTATTGGGAAACGTGAACCAGTACTCCGCCGAGACTCTTTTTTACCCAAGAGACTTCATCATTATCGTACTCACTATATCGTATATCCGTGATTACGGGGACATCTTCAGTCACGGCGTTATTAAGGAAACTTTTTATTTCGTAATCAAGCTTGTCAAGCCAGAAGCGTCCTTGAGTCCTCTTCCTCATAAACGTGCCGTGAAAGACCAAGAACTCTCTAATTTTTTCCTTGTCTTCTCTGGAGCATTCTAGCGGGTCTATGCCGTATCGCCTTATGCACCAGTCTCTAACATCATACTTGAGGGAGTCCGCCAGCGCAAAGCGCCTTGCTCTTATCTCGTTACTTAACAGATTAAAAAATAAATCTTTCCCCGCTCCCGCTACTCCGCTTATACCTATTACAGTTCTGGACATCCAGTCACATACTATCCGATTCCAAGTCAGAAGTCAAGAGAATACTTAATAGTAAAAGTGAGCTTTTTCGAGTATAATATATTATGCCTAGGTGGAAAATGAAGCCGAAACGAAAAAGGGGGAAACCCTACGGTGGTAATCCGTGGTATGGAGTAGTATGCCCTGCGATTAGCCCGCGGTTCCTAGATAAAGTAAACGCAGTTAAGGTTATTTCTTTCTGGACTGGAGAAAGAAGACGCGACCAGCCTCAAGGACCGGAGGACTCATTAAAGAAGCTAAGGTTTATAATGGAAAAGGAAATGACTTTAAATTACGGTGCACCCATGGACTTGATTATAGTTAATTCGATAAATGAAGAAGATAACGACTCAAAAGTAATAAATTATTTAAATTTACTAAATGGGAAACGAACCAAAAACGGAAGGGTAACTGTCCTACATAGAGACAACTACGGAATATCGTTTGGGTCGTTCCATTATGCCTTCAATCTATTTAAGGACAATTATGAATACTGGTACTTTGCTGAAGATGACTATATAACTAGCGTGAATAACGTGTTAAGTACAGCAATTGGGATTCTAGATAATGAAAAACCTAAAGTGGGGTTTGTTGCTACTTGTCAAGTATGTCCCGCGCGTGGTTATGCGCGTGGTGGAACAGGCGTAACCACGAGAGATATAATGTTAAAGGCTCATGGGGAAAATCTTCCATTTCACTCTGGCGAAGAACAGTATAGTTGGAGAAAGCACCAAGAGTTAGGGGAGAGGCATTTCACGAATAAGATTCTTCGCAAAGGGTGGAAAGTAGTCGAATTACCCATTCCTAAATCTATGATTTTTTGGGGATACGATCCAAAATACGAACAAAAACCTGATTATGAAAGACTATGGGATACGGAATTAAGCTTAAGAAGTGTAAAATAACATGTGCAAGTATGGTTTATTTATAAAGAGCCATGGGGACACGTAGATATTCGAGGACACCAAGTAGCCTCAGAGCTTAATAGTCGGGATGGGATTGAAGCACACGTGATTCACATAAGCGAGTTCTTACTTCTGATAAGGAACAAGTCTTTAGGTATAGTAAAAAAGGGATCCGTAGCGGTCTTACTGAGGGAAGTCTGTAGTAATCATAATACTTACACGGAAATATGGGATCATGGCTGTAAGATAGTTATAGATATCATAGATCTTTCTAGGCCCGCTAGTGCAAAGTGGAGATTTTTTAAAAGATACCCCTTAATTAATAAACCCGCTCATGCAATCATTTTTCCAAATAAATTTTACTTGAACAATATTAAGCACTGCTTGCCTATTCCAGAGACAAAATACAAATGTATATATCATCATATTGACCGGAGGCTAATTCCTAATACCAATCAAGAAAAAATAAATTTCTATGCATTTAATAAAAATGAAATATATGACCTTATAGGAGAAAGAATAAAACTTAAGGTATTTGAGAGTAGTGATACTTTTAGAAACGATTGGGGATCGACATTTTTAAAGAACTATAATTGCTACTTATCATTAAGAGGAGCGCTCGAGAGCGAGGAGTCAATTAGCGGTCTGATATGGTACTTCTTGAAATCGAATGTAAGGCTTTCTGTCGCAGCGGGTACAGATTCCGTTATTATTGCTAACAGAGAATGTGCTTACGAAGAGCTCCTTCCTCCTGACTACCCTTATTGGGTGGGTAGTAATGCTTGCTCGCACGCAGATCCAATTCACCCCCGAGGGGTAACATTTACAATAAATGAAATCTTAGACGCTATACATTACGCAGAAGAAACCTTTAATAAGCAAGAGTGGAATATAGCAAAAGATATGATTCGATCGTTAAAACCCAAACTCTCTCTCCAAACTATTAGCGAAGAATATTTAACTCTATTTAGGTATTTATGACTAAGGGCACTCTGCATTATATGGCGTCTGGGGGATTGGCTCATATGCTTTCAGGGCTTAGTTACGCTATGATTCTAGCAGAAAGGGAGGGTAGATATTTAATAATTGACTGCAAGAGACATAAGGCCTTTCCTTACGACTTTTCTGATTTTTTTTATATAAAAACAAATTTACAATATAGCGAGAACCCCAAGGACTGTACTCACGTAGACGTCCTTTCTTATAGAGGCCCGGGTCCGTGGCGGGCGTATTCAAAGAGGCCGTTCATAAGGGGATTGAAGGTCTCTCCAAGCGTGATTAATAAAATCAAAAGTGAACAACCCATAAAGGAAAGATACCTGTCTGTTCATTTTAGAAACACAGATATAAAACAAGATATAAATATTTTTATTAAAAAAATTAAAAATGCTCAAGAAAAACTTCTTATTAACACCGTTTATCTTGCTACTGATGACCATGAAGCGTTTGATAAAATATGGGCATCAACAAGAGGAATAAGATTAATAAGGAGAACCGAACCAGAAAGGGTAAAACACAATTTACACTACGACTCTAAAGACAAACGCAAACAAATATATAATTGCCTGCTAGATATGTATTTTATTTCAAGATCCGATTTTTTTATTAAGTCTCCCGCGTCAGGATTGTCCATGTTCCTTATTAAGATGAAAGAAAATCACGAAGATATATTTGACCTAGAGGGGGAACGGGACTACGCTGTCCGTTTTACTGAAATCTAAATTCCTCTGTATCCCAAGTTTTCTTCTATCTGTGGTATCATCGCTTGTTCCATATCTAAAGTGAAACACATATGAAGACTTGCATAGAGTTGCCCTTATACCCTGATTTCTCATCCTTCGCCAGATCTCATTATCTCCCCCGGTAAACTTCCTACTGGGATCAAATAAAATATCTTTTTCGAATTCATAATTCATGATATCCCTGTTGAACCCCATGAAGTGCCCTCCGAAGGAAGCTATAGTTCTGTTTTCTGAGGTATTTTTAATTTTATTTTGAATTTCTTGAATATTTTCGTATGTAAATAGATCGCTTGGGGCCCTACGAGAATTATATTTAAATAATCTGAGCTCTTTATATCTAGCTATATCCTGCTGTTCCCCGAGACTGCTAATCCCCTGTGGGTTACAAAAGGGGACGACAATCATGTGCTGCTCTAACGAGCGCTCCATGCTTTTTAGTGCGCCATCGGGGATAATAACATCATTATTACTTATAAATAAATTTTTGTACTTACCATTTTTAAATTTTTGATAAGCGAGATTCCAAGAGTGTGTTGGTCCGAACCCTTGATCTTTCGTAATTATGTTTACCCCATACTTTCTGGCTAGAGACGAATAGTTATCCGCACTAAAATCATCGATAATCAAAACTTCAACGTCAGGACTGTATTTAAATGTTTTTAATAAAAGATCCGTGTAGTGAATTTGATTGTAGGTAGTGATAGCTAGCAAAGATTTCATATCAACAAATAAACCAAAAAGGGGAAATAATCAAATACAGAAGTGTAATTATATTTATATGCCGAGATATAAAAGAAAAAAAAGGAGAGCAGAACAAGAGTTAGAACAAAGCCGAACATTAATGATAATACCATGCTGGAGCGGACGCAGGAGAGAGCAAAATCAAATCCATTCCCTATATTTATTAGAGTATATGTTAGATAAATACAAAAAGATAGATTTTGGCGCTAAAATGGACATCTGCCTTGTTCACCATATGCCTACCCCGACAGAATTAGAGTCTATGGACGAGTTGCTTTACCGACAATACAGAAAAACAATTTGGGAAGCAGACGGAGCGAAAACTATTAACGGAAAGATAATATTATTAGAAAAAGAAAATAAAGGATTTAGTATGGGATGCTTCAATCATGCTTATCAGCTTTTTAAAAATCAATATTCTTACTGGTTTTTTAATGAAGATGACAATTTAATTTTAAAAGACGATTTTTTAAAAAATAATCTTAACATATTGTTATCACACAACAACACTGCATGGATCGCCACAAATGGCCTTTGGCCATACCGATGCGGAGTGAGGCAACGATGGGCTATCTGTGGGTGTAATGGCCTCACAAGTTCAAAAATGATGAAATTAATCGGTGACAAAATACCCAGTACAGAGACGGGAGAAAAAACTATAAACCGTTCAGAAGTGTTTGGTGTCTTCGAAAAAGAATTGGCAAATATCATATCTGACCCCTCTGTATCAGGAGATCTTTTACCAAAGCACGAAAGAAGGGATACCTGTCTCTGGTTGTACAAGCCGTCGAAGCACCAATCCAAAGCTCGTCGGTGGTGGAGGTATCAAAGAATAGATTGGGATGAATCTTTTATATTAAATCCCAGAGAAGGGCACGAATCGGTTATACAATAACATTTTTCTAGAACATGGAAACACAATACCCCCTAGAAGGGGGCTTGCGTTATACAAATCATTTTTCTTAGACCCAGTGATTTTAAATACTGATGGGACATTCAGCGGACTTATACGCAACTCTTTCGAGGGCTATCTTCCCTTATGGGATGAGAAACTGTGCTGAAAACTCATTACAATAGCCTACCACAACACGCCGGGGTGATGCAACAGGAGTTACCTGTTAGTTTTTTTAGGATCGTATCATTCCTAGGCATACCCTTGAATATAGATTTCTGCCAAAAATCCTGATTCATAAAATCTCATCTCAGGAAAACTCCACTGATTGCTCCCAGCGAGCTTAAAAGAATTTCGCTTTTCAGAAAGTTACTCGAGTTCCTGATTTAAGTCAACATCTTTCTCTGCGTCTTTTGTTAAATAATTACAAATGTACAATAAGTTCTTTATGTCTTCTTCGGATATTTCAGCTGGATTACACATGTCTTTATCGTTACCAATTATTTCGCAGAATTTATTTATTACCGTAGACATTATCAACGAAGTGTCTGAACTGATTGAAATTGTTTGGGGATACATCAGAAAAGACCTTTGCAAAACCCAGTACTCTTCGTCACCCACCCTAGCCTTTTTAATCATCTCCCCCTTTTCGAAATCACTTAGTGCGCATAAAAACGCAGCCCTGTCTCTGCTCGGGTGCTCAGTAATAGTTACAATTTTTATGAAGTCCTTTTCTAACGAAAAAGAATGATTTTCTGAAAACCAATTGTAAAGATGTCCAGAGGCTTCGAGTACTGTCATTACCTCATTATAACCCATGCAAAATAAAATTGCAAAAAAAGTTGACTTAATCCCAGATATGTCGTACCTTTACAACATATGAATACATATACGGATACTCAAAATAACTTAACTGAAAATGTTTGCGCCCCGTCTCGAAAGCGAACTCGAGGACGCCCGAAGCAAGAGATCTCTTGGCCGCAAGGGGAATTTACCTTTGATTCTCTCAAGGAGTCTAATGTTTTATCTGCGTCTTCTATTCGTAAAAAGATGAGGGCAGAACTAGTAAGAGGGGGAATTCTAAAAGTAGCTACCCTCAAGACCGCCTTTGGCAGACCCTTAAACGTTTATAAAAAGAACGAAGCTTAATTGTGTCAAGGATCAGCTGGGCAGAATATGCGCTAGAGCTAGCGAAAGTCGCAGCTAAACGTAGCGAAGATCCCCATGTGCAAGTGGGCGCATGTGCATTAAGGGAGGATAATACTGTTGCGGGTATTGGCTATAATGGAGCGCCGCCCGGTATAAATATAGATTGGTCAAATAGGGACGAGAGAAGAGCAAAGGTTGTACACGCAGAGACAAACGCTCTTCGGTATATTATGCCCAAGGAGTGTTACCTATTGGCGACAACGCTGTTACCTTGCACAGAATGTATCAGAACTATATCAGCATACGGAATAAAAAAAGTTATCTTTGATAATATTTATCAAAAAGATAAATCTGCTCTAAGCTTGGCGCATGAATACGGTGTTGAACTGTATGCCTCGCAACACGCACTAGGAAGAATACCAAAACATGAATCCACACATATTAGATCTATCAACAATTTTTGATATAATTTATCTGGCGAGCATAGTCGTAACCGCTTTATTCGTATGGTTTGAAACTACAGCTTTCGAAGAGTACGCTAAAATACTAGGTGGGTCAAAATTTTTCCTAATCGAAGACTACGAAAAGAAGAAGGAGCTAGACCCAGAGCTTACCTACCTTTATTATTTATCATTAAATCACAATTCATTTTTAACCAGAATGATAACTTGCGTTTATTGTTTGGGGTTCTGGATGACCGTAGTTTTCTGCCTACTAGCGAAAAGTTTCGTATTAATCCCTACGTGCTATATTTTTTCGCTTTTGGTTTATAAATCACTAACTTTTAATAAAAATTAAATATGCACCTAGTCGAGTCATTCTCCCTAAATACCGGTCTTAAAATAGATCAGCCCTATCTATATGATAAATTTGTACCCTTACCGTTTAGATGTGGTTACATTACACTACAGCCCTTTGGCAAATACCCCAGTAGACAATACGACTACTGGAAAGAAGTAATGGAGATACTGAAGCCGGTGCTGACAGACAATAATATTAAAGTAATTCAATTAGGGACAAAAAACGAAAACCCCATACAGGGGTGCTATGACATGCGAGGAAAGACGTCTTTTTCTCAAGCATCGTACCTAATTAAAAATTCATTATTACACTTAGGCATAGATAGCTTTGGTATACATTTTGCATCGGGAGTTAAGAAAAAAATTGTAGGGATTTATTCAAACATGCTACCATCCCAAACTGGACCATACTGGAGTGACAGCAAGGACGTAATCTTACTTGAGCCGCCTAGAGAAAGCCATGAGAAACCAAGCTATAGCATAGAAGAAGACCCCAAGACTATAAATACCATAAAGCCAGAAGATATAGCTAAAAGCGTCTGCAAACTTTTGCGGCTTGAGTATGATTACCCGTATAAAACTTTATATACAGGCAGAGAATATCACGTCAACAAGATAGAGGTGGTTCCAGTTAACTTTATTACAAATCACGTAGAAATGGGAGTAGAATCCATGATCGTTCGTATGGATATGTATTTTAACGAAGAGTCCTTAGAAAGACAACTCAGAATCTGCCCCTGCTCTATCGTTACAGACCAGCCTATTAATGTGAGTTTACTCCAAAAATACAAGTCACGCATAAATGAATACGTGTTTTTTGTGGGTGAAGATACTGACGTAAATTACTTTAAATTACTAAAAACAGCTGGGGTAAAATTTTTCGCCATGAGTAAGCTAGAAGACTCAAAACTAAACAGCATTAAATTAAAGTATCTAGATATAGCTCCTATCATAGCTAAGAAAATTACTTCGAAAAACGACCTGAAAAGCGAACTAAAAGGCAAGAATTTAAATAATATTTATTATAAGAGTAGCTGTCTAACAGTACTAAGGAACGACCTCTATCAGAGTAACGTTTATTTAGAAAATAATCCACCAGTAATGGACGTGAATTGTCTCCCGCCAGCGAAAGTGATCGACCACCCAGACTTTTGGGCAGACCTAGATAATTACTTAATTCTAGAAAAAACTTCTTGACCTATTTTTGGTTATTTAGTATAATCCTTTTATGAAGAAAATCGAAAGAAATGCTGAGGGCTTAATCAAGGGCGTAAAATATTCTTTTACAGAAGACGGACTGATTGATTGGAGAAAAATGGTCAAGCCAGAGCATCTCGTGCCGAATAAAGATAGGACAAGTGAAACAGACGTCACAAAACTCAAAGATTATCAATTGATCATTTTGCTTGGGGGAATTAAAGAGCTAGCTCAAATCCGTGGATACACAAACGTTACCTACGATGTAGTTTCGCCAAGTTCAGACTATGTGGCGGCGACCTGTACAATAACTTGGAAACCTAATTACGAAACGGAGAGCGAGCCCGTTGTTTTTTCTGCTATCGGTGACGCTTCGCCTCACAACACAAACAGTTTTGCTCGCAACTTCCTCGGTCCTATCGCGGAAAATAGAGCCTTTGTGCGATGCGTAAGAAATTTTTTAAAGATTAATATTGTAGGCAAGGAGGAGCTTGGCGGCGCAGACGCGCCACCATCCTCAACGAACACCAGTTCTCATACCTCAGACAACTCTATGGACCCGCGTAATATGCTCCAAGCAGTTATGATGGAAAAGGGAGTAAGCTTCGAAAAAATTAAGCAAAAGCTCTTAGGCGAAAAATATGAAAGCGCAGAGTCTATGGCCAGTATCAGTGACATACCCAAGCTAAAAGCTTTTGAATTAATCGAAAGGCTAAAAAAAATTAAGTCAAAAAATTAAAATCCGTGCATGTCGGTTAGACCTCCCGTAACATGGAAAACTACAGGCCTCGAATTTTCTTCGCCCCCTTCGGTAACTACTCTAACTGGAGCGGCGTACCCCGATAAAATATCGGGGGAAATTTCGAAAACAATTTCTGCTTCGTTAGAAGAAATTATCTCGCATGGGAATTCTCCAACCAAGACACGATCAATATTTAAAAAATTATTCCCCCCTATAGTACACTGAGAATGAGCCGTAGCTTTAGCTACGTTTGCCGGCGCGCCCTGCGTGATAGAAAGGGACGAAATGCTGGGTCCACCTCCTTCTAACGCCCCCAGTTTAGCTGAGCCCACCTCATAAGTAGAAGTGACAGCGCCGCCGACTTGATAGCTAGTGTCTTTTTTAGAAAGCACTCCGTCGAGAACAAAAGACCGTTTCGTGACGCTATTTTTATCTTTTAAATTAATTTTAAAATTTTCTTTTATGCCCGTTTGGGGCAAGGATAAATCTGAGCCATACACAGTAATTTTTGAATCTATTTTTTTTCTTCCCCTAGTTACCCCCTGTAGAGCCGTACTGCCCGCATGAAAGACGGGAACTATTTCACACTGGTATGAATAAGACAAACTCTTCACGTTATCTTTAGAAAAACTTTTTCCTCCCTCTATCTCCGCATTAGTCGACCTCAATATTTCTAATTCGGAAGGAAGAATCGTAGACTTAACTGGAGTAAAAGTCCCAGCTACATCTTCGTAAAATTTTATATCTGCTGTAGCAGTCGCAAACGCGTACTGATTCATCGTTAAAGAATAGTTAACTAAATAACCAGAAGATATACTTAAGCCCGCAAATTTAACGGGGATGTGCGTACCGGGTGAGGCAATATAAGTCAAAATCGGATCGGTCCCAACAGAACCGACTCCTTGTTCTGATAAATAATATTGTAACTTCACAGATCCGCCCCTTTCTTTTGTGTTCTTAATTTCACTAGGAACAGACTTATCAATACTAAAAAGGGGCTCGAGGGGGGCAGAATTATTAATGGATAGAGAAGAGCAGCAGACTTCGGCGTCTCCAATAGCAACTTTAATGTCTTTGTGAGTATAAACAGCCATCTTTTACTTGAATTACATAATTATTTTACACTATTATAGTGTAAATAAGATACAAGGTACAAGGAATAATATGGCATCGATTTATAATATAGGGCCCTATTCGGGGTCAAAAACGTATAATACTAATGATATAGTCAGTCACAACGGCCTTTTTTATTATTCAAAGGCTCAGGACGTATTAAATCTTACTCCAAGCGCGTCTTCAGCGTATTGGGGAGGAACCATAAATATACAAGACGGACTAAGCACTTCTGAAAAGCCTTACTTTTTTTGGGCCTTCTCTTACGGAGCCAATACTCAACACGAACCGAAGGTAGATGTAATAGAATTTGGAGATGGATACAAACAAAGAATAGCTCAAGGGACAAATAATAGTTTGCTTAATTTTCAAGTCTCATTCAATAATAGAAGCGAACAGGAAGCGGCGGCAATACTGCATTTTTTGTCGTCTAAAGAAGGGTACCAATCGTTTTACTTTAAGTGCCCATCCCCCTATTCTGTCATTAAAAAAATGATTTCCCCGAGTTGGTCCAGTACGTTCAATTTTAATAATGATTACAATATCCAAGCGGTTTTTGAAGAGGTATCATAAGTATGGCTGATAAAATCAATACATCGACAGCGCAAAGCACCGTCAAAGACATAAATAAAGAAGCTCACTCTTTAGAGAGCACGGCCATTATAGAGCTTTTCGAAATAGATATATCCGAAATTAAAACGAACCTATCGTTAAACACGAGTTCCACTATACCAGAAGACTACCTAAGATTTCACAACAACGAAACGCTGGGAAATAAAAAAATATACTTTAAGGGCGACACCTATCACGCTATGCCTATCCTGACAGAAGGCTTCGAGGTAGATTCTGGCGGAGAGTTACCCAGACCCTCCCTAACTTTTACCTCGTTAACAGGAATAGCTCAAAAAGAAGAGGAAACATATTCGCGATTCAATAGCCTAAAGAGAGCGGTGCTAGAACTAAACAACATGATAGGCGCCAAGATTACCAGAATTAGGACTTACAAAAAGTTCTTAGACGCAGAAAACACATGGATATCTGGAGTCGGGCAGTTCGCTGGAACCAACCCAGAATTCCCCAGAGAGATATATCATATAGAAAGAAAAATTACAGAAGATAAAGTGCATATATCATTTGAGTTGTCCTCTGTTTTAGATATGCAAAATTTCAAAATACCCGGTAGGTTAGTTTTAGCTACAAGATGTCCTTGGAAATATAGGGGCGAGGGTTGCTGTTACGAATTTAAAGGGGGCGACGCCAGCGAATTAGCTAAACAAAAAAACTTATTTGGTGCAACAGATCATTTGCCAGACTTCGCCCCTCCCGTAGCAAATGACGCGGACGAATTAATAACAGGCAAAATGAACAACGGCACTTATGACCCCTCTCAAATCAAAGCTACGGACGTAGAACCGTATGATAACAGTAAAAGTTATGCCGCAGGGAAAGTAGTTTACCTTGAAAAAAATTCCGTGAGATATTACTATGTTTCTCGAGGCAATCCGGATGGGGGTAGCGTACCCTCGCTTGCATCTCCCCCTAACACGGTATACTGGGAAGCAGACAGGTGCTCTAAAACCTTAGACGGATGCAAAAAAAGATGGGGCGCGGCGGGAGCAGCAAAATCATGCTCGCCCGGAACTTGCAACTCAACAGCGCAAGGGAGATGCGCAGCGAACAACTGTGAGGGAGCAACAAACAGCTTCCTTCCGTTTGGGGGCTTCCCGGGAACAAATTCTAAATATGTATCGCAATAACATGGACTTAAACGATAAACAAAAATTATATATTAAAAATCACGCTCTGGAAGAAGCGCCCAACGAGTGTTGCGGCTTAATTGTTGAACGGGGGGGAGATATTAAAGTAATAAAGTGCGAAAATGCCTCCTATAATAAAGAGAGGCACTTTGAAATATCTAGTTCGGATTTGTTACAAGGCTACAAGCATGGAAAAATAGTAGCTTATTATCACTCTCATACTCAAGACAATATCGAATTCTCAGGGTTAGATGAGTCAATAAGCCTTAGTCATAACTTACCGTTATTTATGTACTCTATACATGCAGACAACTTTCTCTTATTTGAGCCATGAAAAAAAACATAAAATTTAATCTCCACGGCAAGTTGGGAGAATTCCTATCTAATAACGAATGGGAATTGCTGGTCGGCAGTGTCGCGGAAGGAATGCATGCAATCAACACGCAAAGCGGGGGCTTGATACAGCAGTTTTTTCTTAAACAGGAAAACATGTACGGAAGATACAAGGTCGTTGTTAACGGTAAGGAAGTCCCATTTCATGGAGATTTTAAAGATAACGAGCTAACCATGCAAAGAGACGACATAGATACTGTAGATGTAATCCCCGTTCTCGAAGGGGCAGGATGGGAGAACTGGCTGGGGTTGGGTTTAGGCATGTTTGGAATGTATTATGCTCAAACTAGTCTAGGCATGATGGCTAGTCTAGCTTTATTCGCTTATGGTATATCTAATATGCTAGCAGAGCCGCCGGATATGCCAGAAAACAGACAGATAACGAATCCCAGTTCAGACCCAACAGCCTTAGCGAATTCGTACCTGTTTAATGGCCCCGTAAATGTACTAAATGAAGGCGGGCCCGTACCGGTTGGTTATGGAAGGTTAATTGTGGGTAGTCAAACTATTATGGCTTCGTATGACATAAAACGAATACTAACGCGCGACGCGGGAGCTATAAGATAAAAAAATGAGCACGATCACTACAAACACGGTAAGTACTTCTGGGGCAGCAGAGGGGTATTATAATACTCAGGAGTATGGTATCGATGTAGCGAGCTCAAACACTTATTACAATAGAATTTATGGCACAGACGAGATAAAAATATTTAACTCTACCGGGGAAGGAATTTATTCTGGAATTTTCCCCAACGGAGAAACAGGATTCTTTACTTCAAGAACTATAGCCAAAACTATAGATTTAATATGTGAAGGGGAAATCGAAGGGATAGTAAGCGGAGAATGGGTGCCTTCAGGAACAAATCCTAACGGGCAAATAGGATGGGAGCATGTTAATTTTCAAGCCTTTTCGGACACCCAACCTGAAGCTTGGCTTAAATCAATATACCTAAACGATACCCCAGTAGTAAACGCGAACGACCAATATAATTTTCAAAATGTAGAAGTAGCTATAGCTAATGGAGTGCCGTCTGGAGTAAGTCAAAATGACGGTTTTCTATATGTAGGAGACACGAACGCTATAGAAAAAACTAGAGTAATTAACGAAAGAGTAAGGGGTCCAGATAACGCGAGATGGAATGCTCAAGATGAAGCTTCTGCAGATAACCCATTCTTTTTTCACCCAAAAGTTTATAGATTTTTAGACAAAACAGCCCAAAGGTGCCGAATAGGGATTAAAATATCTTCTTTAAGTTATACGAAACAGGGGGACAATTTTGATATATCAGAATGGGGAGAAGTAAACGGAACCGAAGTTACGTTTAAAACAAGGTATAGGCCTATATATATAGACAACAACGGAGTTATGGATCTAGCTACCTCAAGAGGGTGGTATCCGACAGACGGGCCTTTTTCTACTACCGTACAAGGCTTAGTTACTGCTCCGTACCTTCACCCTATAAATATAACATTCGATACCGACTTAATGAGTGAAAATCTAGCCGGTTGGGAAATAGAGGTGATAAGGACCACTCCAGATTCAGCGCAAAACAATATCTCCAATCAAACATTTATCGATACTATAACTACAGTAAGTGATAATATTTTATCTTACCCCAATTCTTCATTAGTCTCGATGAACTTTAACGCGGAATACTTTTCTCAAATTCCGACTCGTTCATTCGACATGAGACTGTTGAAAGTCAAAGTGCCTAGTAATTATGATCCAATAACAAGACAATATGCGGATACAGTTACACCTTGGGATGGAACCTTCAAAGATGAAAACGCTTGGACGGATAATCCAGCTTGGATTTTCTACGACCTTTTAACTAACGAGAGGTACGGGGTAGGAAAATTTCTTAAAGACGTAGAAGTAGACAAGTGGACGCTATATGAGATATCTAAATTTTGCGATACGTTAGTCCCAAATGGAGAGGGGGGGAAAGAACCGAGGTTCACCTGTAATACTCTTATTAATACTCGAGAAGATGCATTTAAAGTGCTCAAAGATTTCGCTAGTTGTTTTAGATCGATCTTATATTATGGCTTCGGAAGTATACATACATCGATAGACAAACCCAGAACTGCCGTAGCCCAATACACCAACGCGAATGTAAAAAACGGAAATTTCACGTATTCTTCAACTAGCGAAAAAGCTACGCCCACAGTCTGCTTAGTAAGGTATAATGATAAAACTAATTTCTACAAACCCTCAGTAGAATATGTAGAAAACACAGAAGGAATCAGAAAGCATGGCGTTATAGAAAAAGAGATAACAGCCTTTGCCTGTACAAGTCGTTCTCAAGCAATTAGATTAGCTAGATGGATACTCGCGACAGACGCAACGCAAACTGAAGTAGTACAATTTACTACGGGACCAGAAGGAATGATGCTCCGTCCCGGTGACATAATACGTTTGGTAGACGAAAGTAGATCAATAAATAGATTCGGAGGGAGAGTTATAGATGTTAATACAACAGGCATAGTCTTAGACGAGGATTTAAGTCACCCGCTACTCTCTACAGACTGTACAAATAATAATTTATGTAACAATACAAATTACCAACTGACCTTAACTACACCGAATTATTTTTATGACACCTCTTTAGTAGACCTCGCAAACCAGAGCTACTATCCAGATATTAGAAATGAACATATACAGACGTTCAATTTTTCTCCTAGCAATAATAGTGTGACGGTAAGCTCCACAGGAATAGGGCACTCAGAACTAGTTAAAGGCCCTACTTCAGGGACGACCATAACTTACGGAGATAATAACGAAATGTTTAGCACGTCCGATGGGGAGTTAATGAAAGAGTCTACTTGGTCATTAACGGATATAAATACTAATAACTTATACTCCCTTATATCAATTAAAGAAAATGAAGGGTTTATGCATGATGTCGAAGCGGTAGTGCATAACGAAAAGAAATATGATTACATAGAATCAGGCATTATATATTCATTTGTTCCTAGCCCACAAACCGTAACAGAGGCCCCTCCCGCCCCTCATGCTGTTCAGTTGTATGTAAGGAATTATCCCGGTAGTACAAATACAAAAAGACTAGCCATTAAGGTACATCCCCCTACCAATAGAGGGACTACAATTGGTTATAAAATTTACGTCAAGGCCGGAGAGGGCCTAAGCGTTCCGAGTACAGTATGGACTGACGACGAGTTAAAATCGGGGACTTCTATCCCTAAAAATAATTTCTTAGAACAAACCCTATATTTAGATGATTTAACTGACGAAAGCGGCAGGCCTTATACTTTCTATTTACCTCACAAAAACAATACAAGATATTTTGTAAGAGTTTTCGCGATAAATGCCGTGGGAGTATCATCCGCAGCGCACGCAGACGGAACAGATTATTCGGGGGCACAGGGGTATGGAATTACAGACCACCACCCCACAAGAGATATACAAATCCATTCACTCAGGCTTTATTCAGAATTTCACCCGGCGCTCTCAAACACGGGAGACTCAGCGACGAAGACTTTTTATGCAGAGATACAAGACCAAGACTTCGCGATAGTCTGGGGAGCTTCCTTTTTCGGTCAAACCGTCGACTCAGGAATAGGAGCAACGAGTGTATCGGTATCTTTCCCGATAGAGTACGTAATTCGTATACATAACCCAAATACTGGGTCGAACTCTCCGAATAACCCAGAGATAACAACCTTCACAACCACAGAGAACTTTTTTAATTATTCATTTTTATTAAATAAAAGTACAACTGGCGGGCCCAGAAGACATGTAGATATAACGGTCGAAGCTAGGAATTTAAACGACGGAGATACCTCCTCGCAGAACTTCTCTAATAGTAAAGGTTGGGATATAGTAGAAATATATAACCCAAAACCGAAGGGCTACTGCCTAACCCCCCGAAGGCAAGCGGGATCGAGACCCGGCAAAGATTTAGCTTGCGATTTATTAAATACGACACAGTGGGTCGATAAGGACGGGCTCGTACACCTAGAACTATTACGAAACTCTTTTACAGACTTAGCTGGAGGATATGTTTACGTATCAAAACATCCGTTCTCTGGAGCAGATTTTAAAGCGGATGGTACGCCCAAGCTTCCGCTAGAAAGGGGGGTATTTAATTTTACCGCAGAAGAGCTATATAAAACTGGAGAATACCAAATCGTAGAATGCCCATTTGAAGCAGAAGGAGTAAACACGCTTAGTTCTGAAGTTATAGTTAGTCCGCCTGTCGCGGTAGGTTCGACGGATACATTTTTATTTTCAGAAACCTACTATATGGGAGTAAAATTTTATGACTCTTTTGATAGAGAGATCAAAAAACTACACGACCTTGATCAGCTAAAGGACAGCCCAACAAATGAGTGGTCAGATTGGGATGATGATTTATGGCTAGGGTTAGCTAGAGATCATACTGGAGACGCGGGGGATACTTTATTCTCCAACTATCAAATGTCAGCGAACGTTAACGGACGCTTTGTCGGTAATTATGAAGCGGGAAATCCTAAATGTTGTAACGACAATATAGCGGGTTCTTTTTCGGTCCCTATCGTCCCAACCAAGTTCTCAAGTGCTCACCAAGGCGGTTTTCGATGGTGGGTGAGGCTAAACGTAAATGGTCAGTGGGAAGGCCAAGGAGTATCCGCAGTCAAAGTTTTAACTTGGAAAGACGTAGCGGATCAGTACAATTACAAAGGGTATCATGAATATGGGTGCGTGATGACTGAGCATTATGATAGTACATACGGAGATTACTTACCCAACTGGGATGATAGCATAACGAGATGTAGATTTAGAGTGGGAGAATGGACTGCAGCAGGATTTTACCCAGATCATGTATTAAAATATAGCGTAGACGACCCTTGGCTTTACTGGAATCCCAGTGACAGTTACCCTGTCATTACCGGGGCTACTAGACCGCCAACCATAAATGACGCGCCCCTATCTAAGGCCGGTATCGCTTACGGAGGATGGGATCGAGAGCGATATCCCGGTACGCCTAATTATGATATAGATAAACTAGAATCTTATAACGAAAGAAATCAAATAATAGCAGGCAAAGATCGACCAGTCAGAGGCTTTAGAAGATTTAGAGTATATTTCGATCCCAATAATTTGCCCCCTCCATCAGATGATAATAAACTAGCGTCCTATGCTGTGGTGGGAATGAATGCTTGGAACGGGGAATACGAAACTTTCCCGGATCCAGATAGCGCGAGCTACAATAAAGCTTTATTAACAGCCAAAGATCTTTCCTTTACGCATGATGACCCAGATAACCCAGACGGGAATTACCAAATCACAGCGGGCATATTCAGCCCCTCAACGCTCTCTTGGATGAACAAAGGAGACTTATTCGAAAACATTCCCGGTGTTTGGAATCACCATCCAGCCGGATTCGGTCAAGGTTTCGGTGGGTTAGTAAAAACTCAGAGATTCTTTGATGTACATATGGGGAGAATGATAGACGATAGCTACCTAAACGAAGCTATGTTCGGAGTTGTGACTTCTAATGATTATGCTATAGTTGATCAAGACGCCAGTATACCAAACTTTGGCTCGTCTGACGATACGCTGCACGAAGCAGTATACTCTACGAATAGATTTGTCACTATCTCTGTTAATCAGGGAGGGGACGGAGTAATAAATTATTAATATGAAAACTTTAGTTAACAAAATTTTATTAATAGTTTTAAAGAATGAGAGAAGGTTATCCTTTACCCTTCCTAACGATATAGATGTCCAAGCTCAATATCTTAATATACTTATATCCGAAGGCCTTACAGAAGAAGACGTAAAAACAAATTACTTTTTTCCAAATACCCCGCTTACGGCAGATCATTACGCTAATTTTTTCGATGAAGAAACTCAAACCATAGACGAAAGGGCCATAGCCACAGAGTTTAAACTAGAAGAATTCAGGAAGCAAAGGGCAGCCTTTTTCACGGCTCTAGATCTAGAGTTTATGAAGTCTATGGAGGAAGATTGCGAAGAATGTAAAAAACACGTAGTAGAAATTAAAAATTACCTGAGAAATCTGCCATTTGAACTGTCTAAAAAATTCACTGACTTGGACGCGGGAGATATACTTACGTTTAATGCTTTTAATAATGTCCTAGGAATAAATATAATAAATGGTGGGTCAGGATATACCAGCCCGCCCGAGATTATTATATCCGAACCGGAACAATCCGGATTCCAGCTAGAAGCTAGGACTATAATAAAAGACGGAGCCGTGTCCGAAGTGATTGTTACGCAATCAGGAAGCGGCTACACACAAAGGCCTAGGATATCGGTTGCTCGCCCAGACGCGGAATCCGGAGAAACAGCAATATTAATTGCAAGAAATATAGAAAACGACAATTACTAAAAACAAGGAATAATTATGCCACCAACTATGATCAAGAAAAACTACGGGCACACCGTATCAGTTTTACAAAACTCCAACAGCGTCACCGCCTCTTCTAAGGCGGACCTAGCCTCACTAAAGGAAGATAGTTATATTGTAATTGGCAGTGACCAAGAGTTTTATCGGATAGCCGAAAAGCAAAAGTTTTTATACGTAAAAGATGTACAGTCTCAAGGTACGGAGAATATAGTTATTAATGAAAATATAGGTACAAGTCTATCCGTGAACGATGAAATAAAATTTACTTATAAAGAATACAAAGTAAAAGAAGTTTCTATTCTAGACGGCGGTTCGGGATATAAAGAGGGCGATCAAATTAAGCCGTCTACGGGAGTATGCAAATACAACTCGCTAGACGAGATTGATATCCCCGCTTTATTTGTAGTTAAGTCTGTAAGCGCAAGCGGATCAATTAACTCTGTTGAAATTCACACTGAAGGCACATATAGCCTTGCTCCCGACGAAGAAGACGACGCCTCTTCAGGCTCAGGCTCCGGTGCCAAGTTATCTATTGTTTGCTCTTTGTTAGATAATAGATCAGTAGAGGAAAGAACTATCTCAGATATAGTTTTAAATGAAAACGAAACAGTTATTCGCTTAAACCATGCATTACCCCCAAGGGTAATCGAGGGAACTCTCTCTGTAGAAAAATGGAATTTAATCTTAAACAGAAATTACGTGGGAGATAGTAAGTTTAATGTAGCTTATGAAGTTCTTAAAGACTTTACTCCCCATTACAAATTGCCCATCTTAAGAGGGGATTTAAGTAGTAATTATTTATTATATAATGAGTCTTTATCTATTTTAGATAATAAGATTAAAGAATTAGAAGATAAAATTGATTCCTTAGGTTCCTGATATATTTCCATCATACAATATACCGCCCGGGCGCTTCTGGTTTACCAGAACGTTAACGACCTGACCCTTGATCATTTCGCCTAACTTCTTGGCATTTGGCTCATTTAATCCTCCTCCTGAGGCGTCTGTAGCGGCAGAGCCATTTTGGTCTATGTTGACAGTTATGTTAATGTGGTTTGTTGAGCCCAGAACGTCTTCTCCGGCCGTTTCCGCACCCGTAGCACTACCGACATACCCTCCTTCAGCATAGCCCTTTATACGGCCATTTCTGTTTAAATTATCAAAAAAGGCAACGCCGTGCTTGTCTACGATATCCTTGGGGATAACATACTCACCCTTAGATAGTAAAGAGAGCTCTCGATCTTCGATTGCTCCGCCCATATAGTTACGGTCCACCCCCGGCCATCTCGGGTTATTAAACGCGGGGTTCCGCCGCCCTTGCCATCTTCGTTGCCCAATTGGCCCCCCCATGGGAGCAGCAAGCGGATGCGGTTCTGCAAGATTACCAGCACCAGCGCCACCAGCGTTAGCGCCGCCCCACCAATTTTTAATTCTTCCCGGAACGCCCTTTACCCAATTACCAAATTTCCCGGGCTTAGCAGCAAAGGGGGCTCGTTGCCCCATCATGGGGTTCACCACCTGAGATAATAGGCTTATGCCTCCCATCATAAATAGCATGTTCATCATTTTTTTTCTACGCCCCCTTGCTTCTTCTGCGGAGCTTGCCTCCCATTCTTTAATTTCGTCGTAGCGTCCTTTTCTGGCGTCCATGAGTTTATCATATTTGTCCATGCGAAATTTATTACGCGGATTATTTGGGTCAGTAAGCGCGAACTGGCTTAGTCTTTTGTCTATATCGTAACCGCTTGTGCCCTTGCCATAAAGGTATGAATTTTTTAAATTTATAAATGCGGACCCCTTACCATGCCTAGCAAATGATTTAAGGCCTGACTGCGGATCTGCATCACCAAAGATGGGATCGTATTCGCTCGAATCTCTTCTGCTCGCTATTGTTCCACCAGTAGAGGCACCTCCGCTGCGATTTAGGTCGTCTAACATCATTTTGGTTGCGTAGGCATGATTGTACTCACCATGCCCATACCTAATGCTTCCACCTGAATTATATCCCGTTAAGCGACGACCACCATTTAAGGACTCAAGAAACTCTAAACCCAGCTTGTCTACGCTATTTGCTCTAATAACATATTCTCCCTTGCCGAGCATGGCGGGGACGGTATCTTTACCTCGGATGCCATTAGCAACATAACCACCCTTATTGTAGCCCTTAACTAACCCACCCTGCTTCATAGGCATTCCCATAATAGGATTAAATAAGAACTGTTGTAGCGCCATCTTTATAACCATCTTGGCGGCCATGTCTCCGATCTCATTAAATAAATCTTTAAAGGATTCTTTGATATCTTTTGTTCCGTTAATCCAAGTCCAAACCGCGTCGTTGATTCCATCTCTGAAAGTGTCACCGATGTTTACTAAAGCTTCTTGTGACACGCGAGCCATATCTCTCGTACTCATCGACCAACGCTCTTTCATTTCCTTGCCCATCAAGGAGAAAGAGTCACCGAACTCACCGGCCTTGATAGCGTCTTGTCTTCTCTTGGCTACTGCAGCAATCCTTTGTCCTTGGGAGGCTGTCGGGTCAGCTAACATCATTTTCATTTGCGCTTCGCCGGCTTTGTACACTTGCCTTGCGTTTTCTTCCTGTATGGCCGCGTGCTTTTTAAGTAATTCCTTTTCCTTTTCTGCAAATTCGACCTGAGTAAGTCGGCCGGCGGCAACATGTTGTTGCCATTCCATTAACTGTTTTACTCTATCTCGCGCTTCCTTGCCGGCTTTGTTTAATTCCGTAAATTCTTCCAGCATGGATTCTGTGGCAGAAAGCTCGGCAATAAAGTCGGACATGCCTTCTTTAGTAAATTTGCCCGCCGCGACCATTTTTTCCGCGAATATCTTACCAGCATCAGATAAGGGGACTTGTATTTCTTTACCGTCTTTACCCTTGATTGTGCGAGTTTGATACATACCTTCAAGATCATCACCAAACCCCCCTTGCTCACTGAAATGATCAAAGACTTCCTTGGCTCTTGCCTTGAAACCGCTAATCAATTGCATGTTTTGGTCTACTCTTTCAGTCGCAAGATCTCCCATATCGAACAAGTCAGTTTTAAATCCGCCCGCCATTAATTCTCTATGAAATGCGCCGCCCTTACCCAGCATGAGTCCATCTCCGCCTAATTTAAATGGATTTTTATTTGCGGCATTTCCTATATTAGCCGTCCTTAAAGCTAGAAGCCTTCTCGCCAAAGGGGTTCCCGGAGGCATACCGCCCACGTAATGACCGGCCATATTTACAGTTTTAAATGCTGTCGGATCTTGAGCAACATCACCGAGTTTTGGCTGTCCGATACCCGCGGAACCACCTTGTGGTGTGGTAAGGTAGCCTGCAGCCGCCAATCCGTGTTGCATCCTCTTATCTATTTGAGTGCTAACATTTTCAACTTGGTTCCAGTCAATACCGTAGCCGGACGTATCACCAAATTTCCAATTATCGGGGTCGTCTATTTTTGCTCCAGCCATAGTCAGTGACTTTTGTCGCAAAGTGTTGAACTTTTTCCAAGCGTCTGCGTATGCTTGTATATTTGCGGTTTGCTCCTTCGTTAATTTAGTATCTTTTTTGAGGTCGTCTATGAGCTTCTTCGACGCAGCAGTTTGAGCATTAATCTCACCACTTTTCTTCTGGTGCTCAGCTTTAACCTGTTCCATCATCCAGTGTGGCAAAAACTCATCGAAAAGCCGAACCAGTTTGTTCTGTTCTTTGCCCCAAGAGCCCTTTTTGACAGCTTTCCATCTTTGAGGGTCATACGTGTTTCGGATTCCAGACACTGGATTGTCTCTTCCGGCTAGGACCATTCCTCCTCCACCGATGGGGACTTGGTCGCCTTTCGTCAATTTCATGATACTATTAACACCCAGCGCACCGCCAACCATTAATACCTCAGTTAATTCTTCCATCTTGCGAGCGAAGTCGGCCATTTCTCGAGTGTATTTGTGTACGTTCCCTTTAGGATCCTCGAAGGATCCCTGACGGAGTGCTTGCCCGCGTAGTTCCGGACGCACGTACTGGTAACCTTTGGGAGCCAAATGTGCTAATGCACCCCGAGCCGGACCCCCAAACCCCGCCGCATTTCCAGCTGCCTCCTTCGCTGCTTTTCTCATCCACATGAAGGGATCAGCGTGATGGCCCTGCGGGAGACCTTGGTTCATAGCGTCGCCGTGTCCTGCGGATCTTCTAAAGATATTCGACCAATAAGGGTCGTAAATCATGGTTTCAAAAGCCCCCATTCCTGCGCCCTTCCGTTGGCCGCTCGGTGTGAGACCGCCCTTGAACTGGGGTACCTTAGGTGCGGGAAGATTTCTCAATCGCATAGCGTTGGCTGCATCAAGAATGGCGTGTGTAGTATTTGCCGCCCCCCCTTTATCTACGTCAGCAGACAAAGCATTATACAGGGCGGCTTGATTTTGTCCGGACATCTCCCTGATGGCGCGTGTGTTCACATTAGGTAAAGCGGCGTTGCCAGCGGGCGAAGCAAAGCCTCTAAGCGCTAACGCAGCGGCTTCACCGGGTGAGCCGTATATTACGCCAGAAGCATTTGCCGCCAGCGTCGAGCCGAGGGCGCGGCCGGCGGGGGGCACCGAGGCCGGGATGGCGCCGGAGGCCACGGCAGATTGGATGATTCCGCCCCCCGACACTGCATACTGTTGGAGAGCTTTATGTGCTGCACCAGTTTTGCCTAAGGC